CTAGGATTCATTCTCAAAAATGTGTTATAATTTATTCATCTCTTAACTAAAGGAAGACTAATATGGCTACTAAATTAGATGCTAAGGCAATCACAGACATTTGTATTCGACGTGCATCAGGCATGAAACAAGTTGATCTTGCAAAAGAATATGAAGTGTCACCTGATACTATTCGTCGAGTCGAACGAAACAATACTCGATTCATGACGTTATTTGTTGAAGACACTGATGGCAAATATAAACTCAATACTGATTTTGGTGGAGCTCCTAAAGGTGTTACAGGTGTTGTGCCAACATTATCAGTTCGTGAATGCTTCGTTTGTGATAAGTTAGAAATCACTGGTGACCCTAACGATGGCATCTTGATTCTTGGTGCTCTATGGGAACGCAATGACGGTTCTGACACCGACTATCCGCTTAGTGATTTAGAGTTTGGTGAAACTGATGTCGGTATTGTCAAAATTGTTAAAGTCGGCGAAGTCAAAGTACATGATGGCGCAAGCGAAGATTGCTATGAAGATTGCAAGTTTGACTTCGAAAAACATCCTACTGCTAAAAAGACTCAAGCAATCCCGAGCCATGAAGCTCCATACTTTGCCGTAATGGTCAAGTTGAATCGCACATTCAAAAAGGCACCAGAATTCGTTTGGAATGCAAGCAATAAATTCATCTCGATTACTCGTGGACGTGAAGTCTGGAACGCATCAAACGAGCATCCAAACTTCGCATCTGCACTGAACGCATTAAGTGTGGGTCAATTCGAAAAGGCTGTTGAATTGATTGTTGTTGAACGTGCTGTCAAGCGTTATGTAAAAGGCAACGTTACCATCGAAAACGGTTCATTGTTCTACAAGAACATCAATCTCAAAAATGGTATCGCACAACGAATCATCAAGTCAATGAATGACGGCGAAGACTTTGAATTCTACTTGCCATTCCTTGAAAACTTGATGCTCAATCCAAGTGAAAAAGCTGTGAATCGTTTGTTTGACTTCTTAGAAGCTAACGACATCGAAATCACAAAAGATGGCTACTTCTATGCTTGGAAGAAAGTTGCAGCAGACTACAAAGACATCTACACGGGTGATTATGACAACACGCCAAATGGTAAGAATCCTCCACGTATGCCTCGAAATCAGGTAGACGAAGATGATACTACAACATGTTCTCGTGGTCTACATGTTTGCTCTAAATCATATTTGTCTCATTATGGTTCATGGTCAAATGGAGCCCGAGTCGTTAAGTGTAAGGTCCATCCTCAAGATGTAGTCGCAATTCCACGTGATTACAAAAATGCTAAAATGCGTACATGTGGTTATGTTGTAGTCGAAGACGTAACTGATCAATTCTAATCCTAATCACGAATATGGGACTCATATGAGTCCCTTTGGAGTTTGAAATGAAAAATAATCCTGGATGGCTACGCCTTTCTCAATTGCCTAAAACTCGCATGCGTTCAACCGACTTGACTCCCGAGAGTCGTCAAAAGGTTATCGATACTGTTCGCTATTCATTGTCACAAGATCCGTTCCAACAGAAAGAAGTTGTTGTAGAACGATGCGTTATCGCTCAACTTGCAGAACAATTAGTCGCTCAATGGATGGAAGGTTGGTGCAATCATGGCTCTGAGGATACATCTGATCCACTTTCCTATGCGTATGATGTACTATCAAACATCAAGTACTGCGGTATGCGGATTGAAGTGAAAACCCATCAGTCGGCATCAAATTACATATCTGTCAACACCGGGCACGTCGGCCCATTCAAAGGTACCAAAGGCTTGCACGTTCGCCCGTTCCTTGATCTTGGTATTGCTGATGTCATGATTGTTATCGAAACTAAACCAGACATAACCTCTGGTGGATGGATAATGATTCCTAAAGTCATGTTAGACCCAAATGCTTTAAGACATCCTCGTGTAACTCATGAGTCTCAGTACGGCGATGGCTACTTCTTGAAACTCGGATTCATCTCCGAAAAAGTGTCTGATTTGATGAATTATTTTTATTTTCAAAAATAATTCACAAGATAGTTTACTTTATCAAAAAGATGTGATATAATGGTCCTATCAAAAACAATATTCAATATTGTTAGAGAAATTAATTCAATTGTAATGTTTAAGAGGAATATGAAATGAAAGTTAAATCAATTATGCGTGTTAAAGACCTACGTGTCGTAGGAGCTCAACGAGTTGCACAGTTCACATCAACTGGCAAGCTTCGTGAACCTGGCAAGAACTTTGCTCTCGGATTAAAACCGACTGCTGACTTGTCTCGTCCAGGCTTCTACTTCATGGTACACCCACGTAAAGAAACTGTTTACGCACGATTCTATGTAGGTCGCCAACGTTCGAAACAAGGCTTCAACAACACTGCATCTCAGTTACGTTTGCAACGTTCTTCTGTAGGTGAAGTTATCATGAATGCTCATGTACCATTCGATGTGTTCTTCTTGCCTTTAGAACATATGAAGCCATTAACGAACGGATTCATGAAAGGTAAGTTTGCATTATTGCTTACTCGCAGCCATAACGATCGTTTCCAGAATCTTGAAGAACTCAATCGTATGTTGAGTGACAACTTCAAATTCTACGCACAGAAGTACTAATATGATGGTGTTTATCGTAATTATCGCAATGATTTTATCGGCACATGACCTATACGTAGGTGATCTGACAGACAACATGATTTATTTCAACTGGACAGTGATTGTGTCTGGTGCAGTATACTTTTTAATGGGAGGTCACAATGACTAGTAATCAAATTTTGGCAATGGTTCTAATGGTTTTGTATGCGTCAATTCACAAGGCAACGCCAGCAATGGACTTCAATAACCTGAATTTTGTTGTCCCATTCATTTTAACGAACATCATATTCTTCATAGTATGCTTTAAGCTAGTCAAATAGCTGTTCGGAAATTAGTTTATAATGATTCAAACTGCAACTTCGGTTGCAGTAAATTTTTCCACTATCAAATCAGGAGTTCAAATGAATAGTGTAGATCGCGAATTAGATAGCATTATCAATAACGAAGCATTGGCTTATGCAATTTATACTGTCGAAAACCGAGCAATTCCGAACTTAATGGATGGCTTCAAGCCAGTTCAACGTTTCATGGTTTATCGTGCACTCGAAATGGCTAAAGGCAATCATCAAAAATTCCACAAATTAGCATCTGTTGCTGGTGGTGTTGCTGACGCTGGTTATCACCATGGTGAAAACTCGGCTCAAGAAGCTGGTGCTTTGATGGCAAACACATGGAACAACAACTTCCCATTCTTAGATGGACAAGGTAACTTTGGTTCTCGATTAGTACAAGAAGCTGCAGCATCTCGTTATATTTTCTGTCGAATCTCTGACAACTTCCGAAAAGTGTTCAAAGACATCGAAATCGCTCCACAACACGAAGACGAAGAGCACTTGCCGCCAAAACATTATTTGCCAGTCATCCCAACAGTTCTATTGAACGGTGTACGTGGTATTGCAACAGGTTATTCGACTTCAATCTTGCCACACAGTCTTGAATCTGTGATTGAGTGTACTCGATTGGCTCTTCAAGGCAAATTAGACAAGGAACCAGAAGTTGCATTCCCGCAGTTCAACGGTAACATTGTCAAAACTGAAGATGGCAAATATGAGTTACAAGGTGTATACAAATTCACTTCAAAAACTCAGATGTACATCTCTGAAATTCCATACTCATTCGATCGTGCTAAGTACGTTGAAAAAGTTCTCGATCCATTAGAAGACAAAGGCTTCATCACATATGATGATGACTGTTCTAAGCATGGCTTCGGATTCAAGGTCAAATTCCGTAAGGACTATAAGTTGCCAGAAGATGAAGGTTTGATGCATGAAAAAATCATGCGAGATTTCAAACTTACTGAAAAGGTACCTCAATACATCGTAGTCATCGATGAAAATGGTAAACTCAACGACAAATTTGAAAATGCATCAGATTTGATCAAGTACTTTGTTGAAGTACGAAAGAAATATGTCAAAGGACGTATCGAATTCATGATCAACAAAACCGAACGTCAATTCAAATTGGCTATTGCCAAGGCGATGTTCATCAAAACAGTCAACAATGGTGAGACCGTCATCAAAGGCAAGAAAAAATCTGAGTTGAAAGAAGAACTTTCGAAAATCTCGGTTTTCCAAGGCTTTGAAGATCAACTATTGGCAATGAATCTCTATCATTTGACTGATGATGAAGTTGTTCGTCTTCGTGAAGCCGCACACGCCGCAAAAACTGAACTCGATTATTGGAAAGAGACCACAGTTCAGATCGAATATGAAAAAGATTTAGATGAGTTATCTAAATGATTAAAAAGGGACCAATTGGTCCCTTTTTGTGGTATGTAACGGTTTACAAACGCTTTGACTTGTGTTATTATAGTCTTATCAAATCAAATATGGATAAATTATTATGAAGCAGATTGATTACTTAAATCAAATCCTTGGAGATAAAGGTCAACTTGTCGAATTGGATTACAAAATTCTGAAAGAGTTGTACAAACAGTCATTTCAGACTCCTCAGATGATTGCAGATATCATCGAATCTGATGTTATTGATGTTATATCATCTCTAACTAAGATGCAGAACTCAGCGTTAAACCTGGTTGAAATCTCTGTAGACAAATTCTTGACAACGCCTGAAGGTGATGATGCAATCGAAGCTGCAGCAAAAGCTTGGGTTGAATCAGAACGACCAGAACTTCTTGAAGCTAAAGGTACTCGTAAGAAACGAGAAATTCATGAATGTATGGAAGCGTTCAAAGATTTTGCACTCGAATATTTAACAGACAAAATCGAAGTGAAGAACACTGTCGTAGATCGAAGCAATTTTTTAATCTTATTTGCTAAACGAATCTCTTCAGTTGGAGCACTCGAAATCAAAAACAAAGGCGAAGTACGAGTAGTTGGTAGAAAACCATCTGATAAAGTTGTCGAGAAACTTGCATCAATTGGCATGAAATATCGACAAACACCTGCTCAAACTTATTTCGATATCGAATGTACTGAAGACAACATTGTCAACATCATCGATGCATTAATCGAAACCGCTTAACTCTAACTCAATTTTAAAGGAATCCTTATTATGTTATTCAATACTTTAGCTGAAATCATTGCCGTTGCTTCAATCTTAATCAAATTCGGTTTTGATGACATTCTTGAAAACCACAACTTGTTCATTGCATATCTCAACGAACTTGAGATCACAATCCAAGGCAAGAAAGTTACTTCAGCAAATCTTTACATGTTGACTCAAGAAATCACTACTTCTCAGAAGAAACAATTGATCGAAGAATTCAACATGGGACATGAACCAATCTATCGCAAATTGGCCATGTACACCAATACTGTCAAAACTGCTTAACGAGCTCTTCCTAACGCCCTCACCGCTTGACCACAGATCGCACTTAATTTTTCTTCAGAATGTACTGGCTTCGAAAACCAGTACATTGCGACTGTTCCTGAATAGACATTGTCCATGTTGAAATACGGGCATGAGTACATGTACTTCACTCCAACTTCATGATCAGTAGTCGGCAAATATTTGAACTCATTTTCACTACTGAAAGAAGAGCCAGATAAATGTTTACTATATTCGTTTGAAGTCTTATCAATAGGGAACCCGCCTAGGTTCTTCGGGTCAACAGATGCGGGTAGTTGTCCTTCATACGCGATCAAATCTACAAAATAGTTAAAGTTCTTTGGGCGGAAAGAGTACACAGCTGAAAAGTCTGCTCCGCTTGAAACGTGAACAATTTGTAGTTGTTCTAATGCTACAGTTTCGAATCGTGCGTCTTTATCTTTTTGCATTATAGCTGCGTAGGTCTCGTATCTCGACTCTTTATACAGTGCCAAATATTGGTCACCTTTGGTCCAAATGATACCCATTGCGAATAAAACAATTAGAACGACGACACGTGACGCTAAAATTTTACCAGTAGCGTTGTCTTTGAAAATACGATCAAGGAGTCCGAAGATAAAGTCGAAGACTGGAATCCCTGTGTTTTTCTGTTCTGGTGTTTGGTTATTATCAGTGCTCATCGTTATATACTTTTGTAGCGTTGATAGGATTAACTTGGTAGTTACAGTCTTATGACTTATGATAATATTTATACGAAAAACGGGACTCAATTGAGCCCCGTTCGTGTTAGTTGTTTGTTGTCTTGAGTATTCATTTTAATTTTTAATCGTGTATCATTTAAAAAAAATATTTATAATGAATGATACACGATTACCACATTTATCTAAGTTCTGCCCATTTCAGAAAAGGTGTTGCATTAGATGCTCTAGTGAAATAAACTTTGTACGTTTGACCTGGTGGAACTTGGAAATATAATATTCCGCCGTTATTCGAGCTTGTGTTAACCGCATGTTCCTGCATAGCTGTGCCGTTGATATCAACAGTCATTGTATAGTTACCCATAGCAACCAAAGAAATAGAAACCGTGATGGTTCTACCTGTTGTATTAGTGTATAAGGTATTTTGCTCACGTGTAGGTGCAGTATAAACATACCAGCTTTGACCTACACCAACAGCGTTAGACGCAGTATCAGCATTTCCCGATAAATTGCCCACAAATTGAGGTGCAGTAATCACGCCAGATGCTGATATAGACGCAACATTTCCTCCGGCTGTATTACCTGATTTGAAAATCCACCCTCGGTTTGTCGCGCCGCTCATAGTGAAGTATGTTGCCCAATCTCCAACTACACCCCCATGCGTACCAAAGGTTGCTGTACCTGAGAACGCAAGACCGTAACTAGGCATTCCACCAGTCGCACCATCGTAAAGCGAAACACCTAAACCACTTGAGTTTGAGGTGTTGTTTACACCCAAAGAGTTAGCAGATAGGTTGCCCGGAAAGCTTGTATTACCAGCACCATCTAATAATTTTGCTCTACGTATTACAGCATTTGCACTAGTTCGCTGCGAAGCATAAATCTCTGCATCCGCATCATCAATAGTGCCGATTTCAACGTAGCCTCTATCTGCAGCATTATTACCTACTGCAAGATATCCACCATCCGTAGTAGTATCAGCTTGAATAAGTTTCTTAAATGCACCTGCCTGATCACCTACATTTGTAATAGTGATTGTATCGCTTACATTTAAACTGCCTGTAATTGTGCCGCCAGTTAACGGTAATTTAGTACTATCCGCAATAGTAATATTGGATGTACCGTCAAAGCTAACACCGTTGATCGTGCGGGCTGTGGCTAACTTGGTTGCAGAAGCCACATTGTCGGTCACATAGGCAAGCTGACTTGCGGCTCCCCAACTTGTTGCATCTTGCGATGCTTGGTAGTGAAAGATTGACTTGCCACCTTTGGAGAAGAACAAAGCATTTGCATTGCCGCCTGATGTGTCATGGTAGGAGTTCAACATCAACAGGTCGCCATAGGCTGCATTGGCTGCGCCCGTCAGTCCACCTTGCGAGGTGAAATAGGCGCCAATCGCACCTTTAGGTGTTGCACTTGGCACTAAAGCGCGGTTGTCAGTTGCTACATAATGTCCTTTGAATCCACCATTTGCCGTCAGCAGTCCATTAACCGCCAATGCACCTGTAACTGTGCCGCCTGCCGTTGGTAACTTTGTGGAATCTGCAATAGTGATATTTGCTGTACCGTTAAATGCTACGCCATTAATAGTTCTTGCAGTTTGTAGACTAGTAGCAGTAGTAGCATTACCGTTAAAACCACCTATAGTTGATAATACTCCGCTTTGGTCTAGAGTCATTACCTGGGTGTAACTACTTTCGTTTCCATTCCACCAATCAAAACCGCCTGGACCACCACCTCTATTATTAATAAAGTCAGTTTTACCCGATCCATTATTTCTATTCCATGAAAGGTATGCGCCCTGCTCTGATGGGGAATAATTACCCATTCCACTAGCATTAATCGTAGTAGATTTTGTACTACCAGTAACCGTAAGATTAGGTGCAGTTAAACCGCCAGTTAAAGTACCACCAGTTAACGGTAATTTAGTATTATCCGCAATAGTAATATCAGAAGTACCGTTAAAGCTAACACCGTTGATTGTGCGTGGAGTCTGAAGGCGAGTAGCAGATGAAACGTTACTTGTAGTTTGTGCTAAAACACGTACTGTACCTGCTTGGAAGCCAGCAGGAAGTGTCGCATATGAAGCATACTGCCAAGTCCACGTTGTACCTTCTTCTTCTTCAACTACACAGTTGAATGTTGAATATCCGCCAAATTGAACAAAGATTTCATAGTTGCTATCATCGAGTTTAAGCAACCCAACTTGTCCTGGAATTGAAGTACCGTCGAGAACGTCCATAGCGACGCCAGCGTTAACAGGGTTAGCATTACCAGTTTTGAAAATGACTGTTGCTGCTGCGGATTGATTTGACAAGCCATTGTATCCGACACCGCCATACATTCGAATAGCAAGAGTACGCCCGTTTTGTGGAATTGTGACTTTACCTAAACGATACCAAGTCACCGCTTGAACTGTCGCGATTCGTGTAGTTTTATTCAAACGAGACGCTGTTGCTGAGTTACCAGTTGAGTCATCATCGAGATATGCTAAACGACGTCCTGTGCCCCATGTAGCTGAACCATAATCTGTGCGATAATGGATAGGGTTTTGTAGACCTGTTTTCGGGAATGCTAAACCTGACAACAGGCCGCCTGTATTGTCTTTATATGTGTTGATCGCTAAAACGTCTGCAAAATTACTATCAGCTACGCCATTTAGACCAGCAATAGAAGCAAAATAAACACCTAACGAGCCTGGAGTCAATTGCGATGGACGAATAGTGAGATTGTCATCAGCAATCACGTTGATATAACCCGGAGTTGTGATGTTTGTAGTACCATCAAAAAGAACACTATTGATTCGAACAGCATTTTTCAATTTTGATGTAGTTGCAGAGTTGCCTGTCAATTCGCCAACAAATGAAGGAGCAGTTACAGACGAATCACTTTTGATTTGTCCTTGTGAGTAGATGCCGTTACCCGGAATCTTGCCTTCGTTAGCATACTCACCCATGACACCTATGCCGCCTGCAACAATATTCTGCGCACCATTATTTGGTGTGTAGAATTTGAAATTGTTTGGTGAATAGTAATTAGTCGAATACACACGAGTGAAGTTAGCATTATTCGAAGTTATATCACCAGTAGCAGTAATAGAACCTTCAATTTTACCGCCACGTCCAAACCCAAGATCGACAATATTATCGCCGCTACGAGAAAAAATTGTGCGATCAGTAAGGTTAAGAGCTAATTCGCCTTCTTGGATGTCATTTGTAGTCGGTTTGCGACCGATAGTCTTTGTACGAAGAAACTTAATTCTTCCGATGTTTGGGTCTAAAGCCATAATTATTCCTTAAAATTCGCCGTAATCTAGTACTGTGCCTTTAACAATGACTTGGCTCAAACGAGCTGCATGAAGTGGATTTGCTGCTTCGGCTTTGAGCTCGACTGCTGGTGTTACCAGAGTACCTGTCATTGTATCACCAGCTTTAAGAACTCGTGAGTTAGCGTTGTTTGTAGTAGTATTTATTAATGAGTCAACATAATCTTTTCGTGTAAGGTGTTCTGGGTTGATAGCGCCGAGCATTGATACCATTTGAGACCCAACAATTGTGCCATTACCAGAAACATAAGCCACGACATTACTGCCGACTTTGAAATTCCATGGATATGCAGCATCATGCTTGAAATACGTAGCCCAATCCGAAGTAATATTGTCGTACGAGTGCTTACCACCAGCAGGTCCTGCGGTCTTACTAAAATGGATACCATTGTTTGGTTCGCCATCAGTAGCGCCGTTATGTAAGCTAAGACCTTGCCCATTGCCAACAGTGTTCGTAATGCCTAGTGATTTAGCATTCAGAGCTGCGCCATATGTACCGCCATTAGCCTTTGATACAAAGTCATTGTCTACAGCCTGAGGTTTGTTGAACTCAGAATAGATCATGTAACTCTTATAAAGAAGTGTATTCCCTGTAGGATACAATGGGAAATTTCCCTGGGTCCAAACGAGTGTACCACCAATCGTTGTGCCTGTTTTTAACTCAGCCATAATTTATCCTCTTATATTTTTTATTTATGCATACCACAAAGGGACCGAAGTCCCTAGTACTCTAGTTCAAGTTCTCGTAGTGCTACCACAGGGACATTATTGACTGCGAATGTTTCTGGGTCAACAAGTTGTAATAACATAGGAGCATTTGTACCTTCAACGAGATTGTTGGTTTTGATACCATTAACGCCAATCGATGCTGGGGTAGATTTCTCATCTTTACGACCAACTTCTGTAAGTGCAATGTTCTTGATACCAGCTAATGCATTTAATGCATCATTTCGAGGATATCGAGCTGCAACGATAGTGAATCCATCTGCGTCAGCTGGGATATTCAAGAACGTGTCTGGCATTTTCCACCAAGTCTCTTTGACATCAACAGGAGGCGAGATGGAAAATGAATCTCGTAAAGTAGTACCACGATACCATCGAACATTCAGACGTGTAACAAGTCCTGCTGCAACAAGTTCAGCACTTTGAAATAATTCACCTGACAACATAACAAGCGAGTTAGGACGAAGTCCATAATCCGCAAGTGGAGCTACAAGACCAGCATCAGTAGGATATCGAACGAATTCATATTCTGATGTCGTCACGTACTCTTTAGAATCATACACTGCACTTTTAGCAAATCCAACAGCACCAATGTCATCTAATGAATCATACACAACTTCGAGAGTATTGAATGAATCGTTTGGCAATAAATCATGGTAGCCTTTGTAAGCTTCGGCAATAATTTTTCGTTTAGAAGGTGAGTACAATCCGATGTACGTAAAACTAAATCGATTACATCGATCAGCACCAGGCCAGTTCTTTGAACTAACACTAGCAAACCAATCATCGATTCGAGCGCTAGATCGAAGTGCTGTTCCTGAATAAATCACAACAAGTTTATCAGTAACGCTATTCATATAGTCAATAAAACCTGTATTGATTGTCGAAGCGTCATTAGAACTCAATGTGAAATTTTTAACTTCATTCCATTTATCGGGAGTATTGAATGTTCGAATGTTCAAGCCTGTTGATGATGTAACAGAACCAGGTGAACTGTGCAATTCTTTGTCATTGATTTTCAAATATGCATTCTTAGGATTTCCTGAAGAAGGCACTCCAATGTTCATTTTATAGGCGACAGAATTTGATTCTGACACCATGCGAACGCTGATAAGATCTTTATCAACGTTCATCATTAGTGTTTCAGCCATTGATTACTCCTTAATCAATCCAGTCAAATTTAACTGAACGAGATAATGGGTCAGCATAGATGCGTACATTACCGATTTGAATCCAATCACGAATCTTCAATGAAGAGAAGATTGAACCATTATCAGACATAGCACCAATTTCATTTGCTGTTGGTGGGTTGTTCGAAGTATACACTCGTCCCCATCCATCAAATTGACCTTTAACTGTGTTCCAAGAACGCATGTAGAATGTCTGAGCTTGGTGGTTATCAGTCGTAACTGTTGGACGTGGAGCCCACATTTGATATGTACCGGAACCATTTGAAGCGCTTGAACCGAATTGAGACAGAGTACCAGGACCTGCAAATTCTTTGTACTCTTTGATGAAGCCTGTTGGCTCACCAGTATCATTGTTCAAGTCTGGAACTGGAACGACATACCCCGGTAATTGCTTGTAGAGTGTGTCTGTTGTGATCTCAGTAGTCCATGTACCAAAGTTTGAGGCATCCAGCGGATCACGAATAGCAGCAGAAGTTTGCGGGATAGCAAATACAGAAGGTGCTGTACTTGTCAAACGACCACTCATTGTTGACCCATCACGTCGAACGTAAAGTGGATTCAATTGAGTCTGCATATTCTTTGATGTTACAATAACATATCCACCAGTTCCATCGACCGCAGTTATAGCATTAGCATCTGAGCTCCGAATAGAAGTAGAAATGGATGTGTCGCCAAACGTTGATACGTTAGATGCGATTTGAACAACAGGTTTGCTGTTGATTGCATATAACCCAGAAGCTGTGTTGATGTTGTTTGTTACAGTTAATGTAGTTCCAACATTTAACGCTTTGCTAATGGTTACATTGCCATTGAATTTTGTATCGCCTTCAGAACCAAATTCAACCGGAGTTGCTGTTGCACCATACTTGATTTTCAAAGTACTTAATGCGCCATCGTTGATAGCAAATTTCCAAGGACCTGCTGTGTGAGTAGGCGGAGTCAATAACAATTTATCTTGATCGTCATTTAATACACCAGAACCAGTTGTGCCTATTGTAACTGTAGAGTTACCACTAGCAACTACATTCTTAGTAGTCAATGTCTTATTAAGAGTCAAAGCTCCATCAACAACTTGATCAATATCACGACGAATGAATTGAGTACTGTCAATTCCATCTAACAAATCAGAATCAAATGCTTTACCTTTGATAGGCAAGTAATGAGACAATGTTGAGATGAATTCAAATGGTGAAATTGCATAACCTGACTTGAAGAACTGATCGACAGGTTTTGTGTTACCCTGTGTATCGTTACCTGACCAAGTCAATGCGCCTTCAGTCATCTTAACTGTACCACGACGAGTTGTAGTAGCTTCCCAGTCAATATGATCTTGCATCACGTATTTGAGACTTTGTGGACTCACAGCACGGCTGTTTGATGCACCAGCTGCAGTAACAGCGTTATCAGCGATTTGTACAATACCTTCAACAGCTTCTGTCGCTTTCTTAGCTTGTAACTTTTTAGGAGTCACAGCGGTCAGGTCATCAACACCTGCATCAGTCAATGCTTGTGAAGCAACTCGTAATGAACCACGTTGAGCTTCAGTTGATTGAAGGATATTAAGAGAATATTGTCCCCATAATGTACCAGATTCACGAAGACCAGAAGTTTGATCAACAGTTGTACGTGCAGTTGAGTTAAAATGAGTCTTAACTTTCAATGGAGAACTGAATACGTTGTCAAGAACACCTGCATCGAATTCACCTTGTGTAGCAATTCGAACGACGCCTGTCATTGTTTCTGATGAACCACGTCCAGCAAGTTTCCTTGGAGTGATGAATCGGAAGTCATCGGTACCAGCATTCGTTTCATCTTGTGTAGCAATTTCAGAGAAACCAATTCGAGCTTCTGTAGCAGTTTTTGAATGCAAATCAGCAGGTGTAACAACGATAGGATGCTTAGCATCTGTAGCTGTTCCAGCGATAACTTCGGCATTTGTAGCAATGTACACAGAACCAAGAGATAATGTGGTAGCAATGTATTCACGAAGAGTTTTTGGAGTTACGATATTTGAGTAGTCATCAAAATCATAAATCAATGTACCTTTATCATCACGAGTCTTACCTGTGCCTGTTACAGGTGCACCGCCTGCACGTACAACCGGAGCTACACCAGCCATGTCAGGGTTAGCACGTCGAGCATCTAATTTCTTAGCTGTGATGATTCGTGCATCATCAGTTGAACCATTCGCTTCACCTTGATCAGCGATTTCAGCAATACCACGCATGATTTCAGTAGCTTGCTTGTTATTCAACATTTTTGGAGTTACAATAACATCGTCTAAATAACGTGAGTCATTAGTTGGATATTGATTCTCTGCATCAGTTGAAATTCGAGCAATACCGCGACGAGTTTTATTCGCTGTACGATTCGCTAAAGTTTCTGGTGTGATAGCAATTTCACGAGATGCATCAGTGATGTCTTCATGATTCAAGTTTGCTTGGTCTTGAGTCGCTAATGCGATAACACCTAAACGAGCACGAGTAGCATCAGTTGATGGGTCAACACGTTCTAACTGTGGAACGTTTTCTACAACCATCCATTGACCAAGAACTGGTGGAGCACCTACTGGTCCCATAGGGATATAAGCGAATGTGATGATTGGTGGATAATCAGCAGCACCGTTGAAAGTCAATTTATTTGTGTTGACCCAGTTGCCTTCTGGCGGATATTTTGAACGTTTAGGGAACTGCATCAATTCTTTACTTGTCAAGATCATGTCAGGAGCAAGTGTAGCAATGTTTACAGTTTGACCACGACGCATATAATTCAATGCAACTGTGATCTGAGCACCAGCATCAACATTCTTTGGAAGAGTCAAAGTCAATGAAGATGGGTCTGTGTTATTTGTGCCTACTACAGAAACAGTCTCGTTCGGGAACAAGTTTGTGTCGCCTGAAACGGTACGAAGACGATCTGTTGTGTCGCTGTCAAATAGAATCCAAGTTTTGGTTGAAGAATCGAATACGAAGTAACCACTCAATGAACGATAGATAACTCGAGATTTCACACCCGGTTCAAAGATACTTGAGTTAGCATCAGCAGTTTCAAGTTCTAAGTGGTAGTATGGTTCTAAAGCATTGATGTTATTCATACCCATGAAATAGATAATGTCACCAGAATTAGCATACTTAGGGAAACGCACTTTGATTGGCTGCAAGCGATCATATTGACGAACAACTACGTCTGATGCTTGGAGTTCACCTAAACCTGCTGTAGTGACATATTTGACACCATCAGCTTCTGAGCCGTTGTATAAGTGCCATAAACGATTTACGAAGACAAACACATATTCTGAGTAAGGAACTGTCATTTGTGCTTGTTGAAGTTGCTTACCACGATCGATAATCGATTGTTGACCAGCTTTGATGATTACTGAAGCATAACCTGTACGACCACCAATATCTTTGACAACAATGGTATCGCCTGTTTGTGCATTGGATGGGAGTGTTAGTTCAACATCGTTGCCTGGAGCGGTGTCGACTGCGATGTAGTTACCTACTTCTAAAGCACGAACACCTGCATTGATTGGAATCCATTTTGGGTCACTACGAAGAGCTTTCCAGTACAATTCATCGAATGGGCCAGCTGGGTTAGGCGTATCACGTACTGCTGTCCATGTACGGTTTTGGTAGATGACAGCAAATCCTTCTGGGTATGAACGTGTTGGGTCATACTTTTGAAGAGTATTTTCTTGGATGAGATATGCAACGTTAACGCCATCGGTCATCACTGTACGATCAGCCAATGCAACGTTTACAACTTTCTCACCTGCTGCATCGAGACCATATGATGCACGGAATTTGGTTTTGATTAATTCAGACATGTGAGTTCCTTTTAGTATATGAACTATTTATTAAATGTGATCGTATCTGTGTGTGATTAAAATTTGATCGATCAAACCGACAAAGCTAGGGCTTAATATTTTTGATATGTTATAATAGCTTCAGCTGCTTCATCCGCTCTAATTTATCTGTTCGGTCAGATAGACTGTCTGCTGCGCAGTTTGTGCTGTGCACAAAAGATTCGATTATCTTGTATTTATTTATTGCTTAATGCGTAGTATAATATAATGGTACCAACATTAACGAACGGAGTTCATGATGAATTTAGATCATTTATTCGATGACAAAGAAGGCGTTCTTCTTGTCGATTTATCACAGATCGCATTAGCGACAGTGATGCAAACATACGAACCTGGAATGAAATTCACAGTTCATGAAGTACGACATATGATTTTGAGTACCTTAAAGCACAATGCATTCAAATTCAAAAATGAAGGCTTCAACAAAGTAGTGATCTGTGTTGATAACGCCCGTTACGGGTATTGGCGACGCCAAGAACAAGATTATTACAAACGAAATCGTGCTATCGCTCGTGAAGAGTCAGCAGAAACTTTCGATTGGGATGGTTATTTCGAAGGTCTATCGACCACAATTCAAGAGTTGAAAGACTACATGCCATACATTGTCTTAGATGTCAATCATGCTGAGGCCGATGACTGTATTGCAGTTTTAGCAAAATACCTAACGACAACTGGTAATTTCAAAGTTCGTATCATTTCATCAGATGGTGACTTCACGCAACTTCACAAGTTACAAGATGTAGATCAATATTCACCGATGCAGAAAAAATTCGTCAAAGTTAAGACTAAGTCTCCAGAAATGGATTGTATGGTCAAAATTCTTAAAGGCGACCGAAAAGACTGTGTTGCAGCGATTAAAGTTCGTGGTGATTTCTGGTTGAATTATGAAGTCGATGTTGAACGTACTCCTCCGACATCGACAAGTTATATCGAAGCAATGGTCGGCAAAACTGACGAGCAAGTGTATGAAACTATTCATGCAGAAGTTATGAAGAAAGTTGGACATAAGAAACACGGTGTGACTGAAGCTCTCAAACTCATCAAGTTACAAGGCCTGAAATCTGAAGATTTTGAACCATTTATCAACGACAATGAAAAACTCGGTAAGTTCATTGCTGATGCTCAGTTCATTCGTTTCAAACAGAATCGAGTCTTGATTGACTTTGATTACATTCGTCAGGATATGGTTGATGCAATTCTCGAAACGTACAAAAACTACAAGCCTGCGCCTCGTGGAAAAATGTATGGTTACTTCGTGAAATCAGGCATGTCAAAATTGTTAAAGGACATCAATCAATTCTGATTGCTATCACAAGGAAGTGATATAATGGTCTTATCAAATTTATTCAAATCCAGTTAATTTAATTGAGGAGCTTCAAATGGCTAAAGAGAAAGTAGAATATAACGCAGCGGTACATGGTGAACAGCTTCATCACATCATCAAGCAATGCTCTGATCATCGTGCTATCATCGAAAGTGCAAATGAAGCAATTCGTGAACTGCGTAAAACTGCTCAAGATGAACTCGGATATCCAGGTGGTAAGTTCAATAAAATGTTGAACATGTATCACAAAGATCAACGTGAAGAATTTGAAAATGCATCGGAAGAGGTATTGGAAGATTATGACGCAGTTTTTACTAAGTGATGAATCGGGCCTTGAGCCCGAACAACCTACTCACAAAGCAATTCTTGATGCAGTCGATAAACAACAGGCTGCAGCAGAAATTGATGAGTACGTTGCACAAGGGATGACATATCTCGAAGCAACGAGTCAATGGATGGAAGAACGATCTATACCAGAGAATCAGTTCTCGAAATATGTTCCTTCAACAATAATTGAAAAAATCAAAATCGAAACTGTTGAAGATGGATTATTGCGTCCGTCTCAGACAAAGGTCAACACTCATTCTTCATTGGAATTTATGTATGGTTAGATTATTGTTGCCTCCAAACAACAATATATTCATTGATGGTAAAAGTGTATACAAACTGTACCTTCAATTGAAAAACCATTTCAATGGACGATATGATGTAGTTAAGTACGACTGGAATATGAATGTTTCTGATAAATCATATGCCAGTCGTCGAGACAAGTTTTTCTTTGAAAAGCTTAGTCAGAAATATCGCCTTAAAGAACTTTGTTTGATTTTTATCAGCAACTTAGTCGCAAACGAAAACGCATGGATCGGTGAGATCAGTGATTCTGATGCCGTCGAATTCTACAAACTCTATCTTGCAAGACTGAAAGCTGTGAAATCTAGATTTGCTGATGATGTTAAGAACATTTATTATTTTGCAAAGAAAGTTGAAGTCAGTGCGCTGAAAGAAATTTTTGTATATAATGAACAGGTACAAACATCATACATCTTCAAATTATTGCAAAGCGGTATCATTTCATTTGAAACCTTTGTTATGCTTGACAGTTTTATGAATATCGTCGACAACCATGATCAACACGATAACATCATTTGGTCATCATACTCGACACGGCTCAAAGCCTATCGAAAACTCTTTGTTGTTGATTCCGATCAATGCAAAGAACTCTTTATGGAAACGATAAAGTCGGTGAAATATTGAGTATAAATAATATCATAACGATTGCTTCAAAATTGTTATGATATAATAAACATTCATTCTGATCGATGTACATCAAATTGAATGTAGTAACCGGAAACGTACATCAAACAACTTTCAAAATCTTTTAAAACTTCCAAAGGAAATTATTATGTTTCAACGTAAAGACCCTGCACAACTTCAAGCTCAACTTCAATCTTTAAAAGGTGGTAATTCTTACAATCAAGCTGATGGTAAAGAATGGAAACTTGCTCTTGACCCACAAGGTAATGGTTCTGCTCTAATTCGTTTCTTGCCTGGTAAAGGTGCTGAAGGTCTACCATTTGTTAAATTGGTAAATCACTTCTTCAAAGGTACTGGCAAAAAATATTACTCTGAAAACTGTTCTTCTACTCATGGCGATTTCGATAACTGCCCAGTATGTAAACACATTTCAGAAAACGACTTGTACAATACTGACAAAGCTGCTTACGGTAAATTCAAACGCAAAACTTCATTCTGGGCTAACATCTTAGTTGTTAAAGACCCAACTACTCCTGAAAATGAAGGTAAAGTGTTCAAATATCGTTTTGGTCAAAAGGTAATGGACAAAATCAATGCAATGGTTGAAGTAGATACTTCAGTTGGTGAAACTCCAGTTGATGTAACTTGCCCATGGGATGGTGCTAACTTTGTTCTTAAAGTGAAACAAGTTGGTGGATTCAGTAACTATGACGAATCTAAATTCGCTAAGCAAACTGCGATTCCAAAAATTGATGATGAAGCATTCCAAACTACACTTGATGCCGACATGTTCGATCTTGCAACTATCGCTTCTCCAGATCAATTCAAACCTTTGGATAAATTAACCGAAGAATTTAAAGCTGTTCTTGGTACTTCTGCTTCTGGTGGAGCTGCTGCAAACGCTGCAAAACAAGCTGATGCATTAGCTGATGAATTGGATAACTTTGATTCTCAAATGGCTGAATTTAATGCCGCTCCAACTCAAACTGCTGAACAACCAGCTGAAACTAAACCTGCTGCAACTGATTCACTTGATGATCTTCTTGACGAAATCTAATCAATAATTAGTTTACGATTTGAAAAGGGTATGATATAATCTTATCATACCCTTTTTGTGTAGGTGAGAAAATGAAACAGATAAATGATTTGTTCAAACTTCAAAAGGAGATTAAGAACTGCGGTGGCATACTTGATGCACCTTGTTTAAATCTTAAACAGCATTTTGATGATGCTCAGTTAGAAGGTTTGTGGTGGTACTTAGAACGACTATGGTCAAATAGTAATCATTATAAAGTCGAGTCACATATGATCATCACCAAGGCTCTCTGGTTGATGAATAACTATAATGTGGTCGTTGACTTTGAACTCAAGCAGGTCATTCTGGAGTGTCAGGATGGTACTGAACTTGTTTCCAAATGGAATATCAATAGGGACCTTTTAAGTCTTCTGTGGAGACTGACACATTCAGTTCCTGATGGCCCTGACGATTCATATCATTATGAGGATTTCAGAAACCGTACTCGGATTATCACTGATAATTTGGAAGAATCTGACCAACCTCGTGCTATCCTGATGCAATTGATTGATGTTACAAATGCATATAAATTTAAGCCATAAAGCAGTTTACTTTCTTAGAACTGTTTGTTATAATGGTCCTATCATCTGAAATAGAGGAAATTGAAATGATTCAATTAGTATTCGCTCATTGTGGTTACTACTTTGGCTCCAAAGATGGAATGCCTTGGCCACACATCAGTCAAGACTTCAAAAATTTTAAAGCACGTACTGAAGGCTCAACTCTTGTTATGGGTGCAAAGACCTTCTCTACTCTGCCTGGAATCTTGCCTGGACGCAAGCACGTTGTAGTCTATGACCCAGTTCGTGGACGTCCTAAAGCGAAAGATGGTTCTGAAGCGCATCAATATGTTTCAATCACTGGCTTCGAACAGATTCTTCGCAACAATGAGTTCAATGACAAAGTCATCTCTGTTATTGGAGGAGCTCAAATTCTTGAACTTGCATTGCCATTCGCTAAGAAGGTAATCAAAACTAAGATCAAAGTACATCCACTTGATCTGAAAGACGTCACTCAATTTTTGACATCAAATTTCTTAAATGATATTGAAAAATATCGTGCTTCTGAATCACATTGTTATATAATTGATCCAACAACTACTGTTACTGAAGAAATCATCCTACGAGGTTAATATGAACATTGCAAAAAATATCTTACGCGCATTCAAAAACGAAGAAATGGCTTCTCTCGATATCCAATTCTGTTCTGTAGACAATGAGTTCACAGTGTCACTATCATTTGTTAACGACACTGGTACTTCAACCTATGTAGAAACTGATGAAAATCTGAACACTGCAATTGGCTTCATCGCAAACAAGGTTTATGAATTGAAAGGAGCAATCTAATGCAATCGAACCCTAATTATGTAATGCGCGAATATGATTTAGCTCTTCGTGATATCATTGACAATGGGTTCGATATCGATGGCGACCGGACTGGGGTAGGTACAGTCGCCAAATTCGGTATCAACACAAAGTATGATATTTCAGAACGTGTTCCTGTTTTGACCAAACGAAAGGTTGCATGGAAATCAATTGTCAAAGAAGTCCTTTGGTATATTTCAGGTTCATCAAACATTAATGATCTCGAAGCAATGGGTGCTAAAATCTGGACGCCTTGGAAATCTAAAGAATTTGAAACAAAGCACGGTTTTGTCGAAGGTTCAGCAGGTTATGTTTACGGGTTCAATTTAATTCATTTCGGTGCAGATGTCAAGCAAGTTGAAAGTCGTAGACTTGCAGAACAAAATCCGTTTAACAATGTTGATGAGCACATGTTAGATAAGATTTATCCGAAATCTAAAGGATTCAACCAACTTGATTATGTGATAAACACGTTACGAGCTAATCCAAAATCACGACAAGCCTGTTTCACATTTTGGCGCCCAGACACGAACAATCAAGCCATTTTGCCTGCTTGTCATGCGTTTTATAGTTTTATTGTTAGTCCGGACGAAAATGGAGAAATGAACGTACTCAACTGTCATTTATTCCAACGAAGTGCTGATTATCCTATTGGAGTTGGCATGGGTAATATTTGGACAGCAACATTGTTCACATATATGATTGCTCAGCAGCTTGGCATGAAACCTGGTCATGTGTACCACTCAGGTGCTCACTGTCATGTGTACAAAAATGCTATCGATGCAACAGTTGAGTATCTTGAACGTGAAGATGAACCCGATTCGCCGATTTTGAAGCTCAATAAACGTGATTCAATTTATGATTACGTTCCTGAAGATTTTGAATTGATTGACTACAATCCATTGCCACCAATCAAGTTTGATATCGCGGTTTGATATGAAAGGGCTATTTGATCTGGAAATTGTGTTTTGGTTTGGCATCTTAGTTGGTGCCATAACTTACACAAGCACCAATAACATGAACTACGGGTTCATGGCAACTGGACTAGTATTTGCTATTGCAATGCTAGCTCTAGTTATTGGATGCTTCATGGAGAGCAAAAATGATTCCTAAAGAAGTTCGTCTCTGGAGGTCGCACGAAGTCTGTCGAGTTGTGAATAAATACAATTCCGATTTTGATGTCAATATCCAGAGAGGAACGATCTGGGGAAATCCATTTACACGAGAAGAGCACGGAGACCAAGCGATTCCTCTCTTCAAAGAATATTTTATCAAAAAGATCAAGGCCAGAGAAATCACTATGGACCATTTGGAAGTTTTAAGAGGAATGAAATTAGGTTGTACATGTCATCCGCTTTCGTGTCATGGTGATATAATAGCTAAGATTGTTAACAAAGTTTTTAAAGACGAATTTAGTATCGAGGATTTATGAAAGTAATTAAGTCGAGCGGTATCGCTCAAGAATTTGATCAAAACAAAATCATGCAGGTATTGAACTGGGCTCTCGAAGGTATCGAGTTTACCAGCGACATCGATGTATATGATTTGTTCGATCGCATCATTCCTCATTTGAAAGATGAGATGACCACATCAGAAATTCAAGATGCAATTGTTAAAGTTGCAGCTGACTCAATCACATTGGAAGAACAGGATTATCAATATGTTGCATCAAATCTCGCACAGTTTGGTTTACGTAAAGCAGTATTTGGCCAATTTGACCCGCCTAAATTTATTGATCATGTTACAAGTGTCACAGCCCATGGCTTATACGACTCCGAAATCCTACTTAAATATTCGCCAGCGGAATTTGAAGAACTCGAAGAAGCCATCGACCATTCACGTGACTTCACGTTTACCTATGCAGGCACTTGTCAGTTAATGGACAAATATCTTGTCAAAGATCGTTCAACTGGCAAGATTTATGAAACTCCACAATTTGCATTCATGCTCATCGGTATGTGTTTGCATCAAGATGAAGACAAATCAACTCGTCTACAAGCAGTCAAAGAATTTTATGAAGCTGTTTCAACTCGTAAAATCTCGTTGCCTACTCCAATTATGGCTGGTGTTCGTACCCCAACTCGTCAATTCAGTTCATGTGTAGTTATTGAATCTGGTGACAGCCTTGACTCAATCAATGATGCAAACTCTGCTATTGTTAAGTATGTTTCTAAGCGAGCAGGTATCGGGATTAACGCAGGCATGATTCGAGCTGAAGGTTCGAAAATTGGCCCAGGCGAAGTCAAACACACTGGCGTAGTACCTTTCTGGAAGCACTTTAACTCAGCGGTTCATTGCTGTTCTCAAGGTGGTATTCGTAAAGGTTCGGCAACAATGTTCTTCCCTATGTGGCACCTTGAAGTGGAAAACTTGATTGTGTTGAAGAACAACAAAGGTGTTGAAGAAAACCGTATTCGTCACATGGATTATGGCCTTCAAATCAATGAGTTACTTATTGAGCGTTATATCAATAACGACTACATTACTTTGTTCAGTCCAGATGCTCATCCTGAGTTGTATGACTCATATTTTAGCAACCCAGAACGCTTCCGTGAAATTTACGAAGACCTTGAAAAACAGCCTCTTGTTCGCAAGAAACGTATGAAAGCTCGTACACTTTGGGAAGAAATGTTTGCAACCGAACGTGCTAACACAGCTCGTATCTACCCTTCATTTGTAGACAACATTAACGAATACGGTCCTTGGATTCGTGAAATTGCTCCAGTTCGTCAATCGAACTTGTGTATGGAAATCGCACTTCATACTAAAGACATTGGTCGTGAAGATGGTGAAATCGCCCTCTGCACGCTTAGCGCCTTCGTTCTTGATTCGTTCGATTGGAAAAATCAAGATGAAATCAACCGAATCGCTATGGTTATGGTTCGATCATTAGATAACTTACTCGACTACCAAGATTATCCTCATGAGAAAGCATTAAGTGCCAAAGAATATCGATCACTCGGTGTAGGTGTCACAAACTATGCAGCATGGTTAGCTTCAAACAGCGCATCATACAATGACGCCAATGAAATTACTCATGAATTGTTTGAACGTTTGCAATACGCATTGATCAAAGCATCGATTCAATTAGCGAAAGAAAAAGGTCCAAGTCCTCGATTGTACATGACCAAATACGGACAAGGCAAACTTCCGATCGATTGGTATCGTCCATCAGTTGATGAACTTGTTGAGCCAGTCTATGTTCTTGATTGGGAAGCCCTTCGTGAAGATTTGATTCTTTATGGAATGAGAAATACTACATTGTCTGCGATGATGCCTTGTGAATCATCAAGTCAAGTAAGTAATTCAACAAATGGTCTTGAGCCACCACGTGGTCCAGTATCAGTCAAGTCATCTAAGGGTGGTGCATTCAACCAAGTAGTTCCTAACTATGCAGAAAATCAGTTGTTCTATGACTTCGCATGGGAACTTGCTAAAACTGGCAACAAAGGATATCTGACTCAATGTTCGATTATCCAAAAATGGAATGACCAAGCAATCTCACTGAACACGTACTACTTGCCGTCTCGTTACGAGAATGGTAAAGTTCCAATGTCAGAAATTATTGATGACATCTTGTTTGCCAACTTCTATGGTAACAAGAACATGTACTATCATAACACAGACGATGGTTCTGGTCTTGATTCAAGTGATGAAGGTTGTGAAGGTTGCAAACTGTAAATGATTCGGGACTTCGGTCCCGCTTCCTTCAATTTATGTTATAATGTCTAAAAGTTTTAATGAGGAAATACAATGACAGTTTTCAACCGTGACTCCAACTATGACTATGCACAACAGCCTATGTTCTTTGGTGAGTCAACATCAATTGCACGTTATGAAAGTCCAAAGCATCCAACTATCGAAAATTTGACAGTTCAAGCATTGAGTTTTTTCTGGCGTCCAGAAGAGATCAACTTGACAACCGATAGTTCTCAATTCAAAAAATTACATCCACGTGATCAACGTACATTCACATTGAATTTGTTATACCAAGCAATCATGGACACTGTACAAGGTTCTGCTCCATCTGAAATTCTTGGTCCAATTTGTTCAGACATTGGTCTCGACACATGGATTCAAACATGGACATTCTTTGAGACTATCCATTCACGTTCATACACTCACATCATTCGAAATCTGTATAATAATCCAACAGAAATTTTCGACAGTGTAGTTCTTGACGATCAAATCATGGCTCGTGCTGCATCAATTTGTAAGTACTACGATGAATTGGAAATTAAATGGACTCTGTACTCTGCAGATAAAATCCGTGGTATTGCAACTGAAGAACAACTTTACGAATTGAAAAAGGCGTTCTACTTATGCTTACACACAATCAATGCCTTAGAAGCAATTCGATTCTTCGTATCGTTTATTAACACATTCAACTTCTTTGAAACTCAAAAGGTCATGGAAGGTAACAGCAAAATCATGACGTTCATTGCACGAGATGAAAACCTGCATCACCAAGGTACTCGTTATATGATCAAACGCCTACAATCAGGTGAAGAAGGTCCTGAATGGATTAAAATTGCTGAAGAATGCCGTGAAGAAGCTACGAATATTTTCTTAGCAACTAATGAGCAAGAGAAAGAATGGTGTAAGTATGTATACCAATCAGGTGCTCCACAAGGTCTCAGCGTTGGGCTAGTAAGTGATTATATTGACTATGCGACAGTACCTCGTATGAATGAACTCGGTCTTGACTCATCTTCAATTGTAGCACCAAAACGTAACCCGTTCCCATGGTTGACTAAATTCTTGAAATCTAACACTGTACAAGCAGCACCTCAAGAAGTTGAAATCGGATCATACCTGGTGTCACAGATTGACAATGACATCACTGATGCGATCATGGAAAAATACAAAAAGTATCTACGTAAGTAAGTTACAAATCTTTACACTAAGTGATCAAGAACTAATCATTTTTGATCACTTTTCGTGCAAGTCAACTTTTAAAAGTTATAAATAACTTCGTTAGTTATTTACGAAGTGTATTTCTGGTCCGGGTCCGGACCAGCTGACTCAGAAGTAATGGCGACAAGATACAGGGCCTCACGGCCCTTTCGCGTAGCGAATATTTGTTGCTTTTAATTTATTCGTTATATAATGATCATATTAACGAAGAGGATACATCATGAAAGAATTATTTGACAATTTAATGGCTCTCCAAGACCCAAACGACATCTCGAAGTTTTTCTATAAAGACGTTGTAACACAGCCTGGCACAAAGTGTCGCATCTTCTCATATAACTATGCAGCGTACTCTGATTGGTTATTGCCAGGTGCTCTAGAATCTCGTGGTATCATGTTCGAATTAGATGCCGACAATCAGCCAGTTCGTGTAATGGCTCGCCCAATGGAGAAATTCTTCAACTTAGAAGAGAATCCATTCACAATGGATTTAGATCTTTCTCAGCTTGAATATGCAATGACTAAAGCTGATGGGTCATTGATTTCTACTTATGTCGATCAAGGATATTTGTACACGAAATCAAAAGGTTCTATTAGCTCATCTCAAGCAATTGAATCAAAACAGTTGTTGCTCGATATCAATTACAAACCATTGGCTGAACGTGCACTTGAATTAGCTAAAGATGGCTTCACTTGTAACTTTGAATATGTTGCACCAAATAACCGAATTGTGTTGAACTATGCTAAGAAAGATTTAATTCTACTTAACGTTCGTCATAACGAAACCGGTGAATACGTGCCAATGGCTGAATTGCAGAAGGACCCAGTTCTTCGTAATTATTTGATAGATGTTTATCCACCACGTGAAGACATTGATACTAACGAAATGATCAAAGAAATTCGTGAAATGGTTGACATCGAAGGTTTTGTGTTCCAGCATGCGTCAGGTCTGAAATTCAAACTCAAAACTGAATGGTACTCAAACTTGCATCGTGTCAAAGACACTCTCAATAATAGCGAAGCGTTATTCATGGTCGTTGTTGCTGGTGGTTCTGACGACATGAAATCTCTGTTCACTGATGACTTGTCTCGAACAAAAATTGAATCATTTGAAACTGCATTCTTAGATTATCTCAAAAAGACATCTAACTTTGTATTCGATTTGCAACGTCAATTGATTGGTTCAGATCGCAAAACCTATGCAATCGAATGCCAGACAATTCTTCGTAACACAGATCAACTTGAATTATTCGGTGTCATGATGGAACTCTATAAAGGTGCGGACCAAGAGCAAACCATCAAAAACATCAACGTAGTTTTCATGAAGAACTACAAGAAATATGTTCCAGCAGGTTTTGAAACACTCAAAAACGAATATTAATTTCGAAAATAGTTTACTTTATGATAGGACTATGATATAATGGTCCTATCAAATCTACCAAGAAGGTATAGACATGAAGAAAGTCATTTTAACAATCGGAGCTCCTGGAGCCGGTAAATCTACCTGGGCTACCGAACAAGCTAAAAATCCTAAAGTGTTTATCGTATGTCGTGATGACTTACGCCAAATGATGTTCGGTGGAGAGTACAAATACTCACGTGCCAAAGAACAAGCAGTTACTGCTCATGTTAAACAGGCATTAGAACAGTTCTTGGAACAAGATCATTTTGAAACTATGATCATTGCCGATACGAACTTGAACGAGTCAACTCGCAATGGTTACAAAAAGGTTGTTGAAACAAAGAACGCCAAAATCAAAAATTCAGGTTTGAAAATCCCTACAATCGCTGTCGAAGAAAAGACATTTGATGTGCCTTGGGTTGAACTTGAAAAGCGTAACCTAACTCGCGGCAACAAAGCTGTTCCTAAAGACGTATTGCGTTCTATGTACTTGAAAATGAAAAAGTATTTAGGTGAACATGTTGCATACGTTCCTAACAAAGAGTTGCCTAAAGCAGTCATTTTTGATATTGACGGTACATTGGCTAACAACGATCATCGATCTCCGTATGCGTTATGGGAACTCCATAAAGATAGCCCTATTGAATTTGTTGTAGATATGTTGAATATGTATCGTGCTTCAGGTCACAAAATCATCTGTGTATCAGGACGTCATTCAGGTATCAAAGCAGATGAACGCAAGTACTTTGATATGACCGACGCATGGTTAAACGAGCATGGCATCTTACCTGATGAGCTATGGATGCGTAAAACTGGCGATAGTCGAAAGGATGACATCATTAAAGAAGAAATCTTCTATGAGCATATTGCACCTCGATACAATGTAGTCCTCGCAGTAGATGACCGCGACAGGGTAGTTGAAATGTGGCGACGCATCGGCGTAAACTGCGCTCAAATCGCATTCGGTGAATTCTAATGGCTGAATGCATATTCCTTATCTGGGCTGCCTTCGTCATAATGACCGCAATTAGTTTTGCATTTGAACACGGCACAATCATTGAACGCTTAAAGGCAGCTGTGATTGACGTATTGAAATTATTCGGATGGGGAATTGCTATCATAGCAATTATCTGTCTCCCACTAATTATCTTTTGGACTTGTTGATATGAAAAAAGCAGTATGTGCTCTGATTCTTCGTAATGGTAAAGCGTTGTGTGTATCTCGTAAAGATGATCACAATGATTTTGGAATGCCTGGTGGAAAGGTCGATGGTAATGAATCTCTCGAAGATGCAATGGAACGCGAAGTTCTTGAAGAAACAGGTTATTCAGTCATTCATACAAGCGAAATGACCTTTACTCATCAATGTGGAAGCCATGAAGTTACTACATTCTTGTGTCGAATCTCTGATATTAATGCAGGCGTTGATGACACGGAGACTGGACTAGTTGAATGGCTCGATCCAACAGTTTTATTAACAGGCTCATTCGCAGCCTATAACAACTTAGCCCTTAAACATTTTGGAGTAATCTAATGACTGCATTAGTTAAAGCACTTAAAGCAAAGTATAATTTCATCAGCGACGATCTTCATGAAGATGCAGCAGAAATCATGGAAGATATTCGTGCTCATGTCGATATCGAACAGTTGGTAGAAGACAATCACTGTCATGCAGTTCTTATCGTTGAACGTCCTTATGCAAATGTTGCCTATGGTCATGTGTTCAGTGATTCTCTTGGACGATTCGAAGATGCAGACTATGTCCGTACATCTCGTATTGCTCAAGTCGAAGTTCTTGACACTGATCTTGAAGTTCTGGTTACCCGCAATACTCGTTATTTAGTTGTTAAATTAGCCTAACAGCTATTTACTTCATGATAGGACTATGTTATAATAGTCCTATCAACATAACCTAATGGCTATTCATGAAATAGAGGAAATCAAAATGAACCTAAATGCTCCAGCATCGCTAAAGCATCTTTTGCTTGCATCAATCATTTCTATCGCCAGCGCTACATCTGCAACATTAGCAGTTGTGAATAGCCAAGACTATTCAGCTGATATTCAATATCTCAAAGTTTTGAATGCAGCAACAGAAAAACGTCTAACTGATTCAAATCTCAAACGTCCTACATTTGATGAAGTTGATACAATGATGGACGAACGCAGCAACTATAATCAAGCGATCGAGCGTCATCCAGAAATCGATTATTCTGAAGGTTCAAATGACCCAGTTCCTGAACCAGCTGTTAAAGAAACTCCAAAACCTAAGCCAAGCATCAAAGATACATGCGATCTTCAAAAGAATCGTTTGCATTGGGAACTGTTCGGTGAACCAGCACCAGGATGTAACATATGAAGCCAAGTTCATTTATGCAAATCGCATACCTTGTTTCACAAGAATCAAAATGCGTATCATGGAAAGTTGGAGCAGTGATCGCTAAAAATGGCCGAATTATTTCGACTGGCTATAATGGTACTCGTGAAGGTGGAGTGAACTGTTGTGATCATGCTCATGAACAAGGATGGACTGAACAGCGTTACAATCCGGTGCCGCCTCATGTGAATCAAGTTGTTTTGAAAAACGAATTTCGTGAAGTTCACTCCGCTTGGTCGTCAGCACATGAAATTCATGCTGAATTGAATGCAATCTTATTCGCAGCAAAAAATGGTCTTCCTATCGATGGAGCAACGATGTATGTCACATTATCTCCTTGTCGAGAATGTGCGAAATCAATTCTTCAAACCGGCATCAAGAAACTTGTGTATAGTGAATTGTATGACCGAAATCAACCTGGTTGGGACCAAGAACTTATTGATGCAGGCGTTGAAGTTCATCAATTGCCTAAATCAAAACTCACATCCCTGAATTGGGAAAACATCATCAATTTTGGAGGTCAACATGACTAATTTAATTTTAACTACCGGCGATTCGATCAAGCTTCGCGAATTTTTGAAAGCAAAACTTTCAGTTGGTACACACGAAATTGTGTTTGAAAAGAAAGACAAATCGATTCGTGTACTTCGTGGAACTCGTGATTCTGCTCTTATTTCTGCAGAATTGTTCGAACAGTTCATGAATCCACCTCCACGTAAAGATGGCGCTGAGCGAAGTGAAAGTACAACTTCACTACCAACATTCGACGTTGAAGCATCAGCATGGCGTTCATTCAGCTTTGACAAATTAATTTCTGTGGACGGTATAAATATCGATACAGTTCTTAAACAAGCAGACATTGATTTAGAGGTATAACCATGCAAATTAAAGCATTAGGCGAATTCTTAGTACTACGTGCAATCGCAAAACCAGCTGGTTCTGAAATTTATTCAGACACTGTTCCAGGTTTAGTTGTAGGTGTACGTGAACAAGGCGAAATTCCTGAAGTATGTTATGTACATGACATTGGTCCTGGCGTCCCAGAAGGTATCTTCAAAATTGGTGACATGACTCCAGTACCTCTCGGAAAAATGGCTAACATTCCACATCCACTTGTTGCAACAAAAGAAAAATTGGCAAAAGAAATCGATGAAAAATTCATTTCTGTACATTATACCAATGTGCCAGCGTTATATGCAAACTAACGTTTGAAATTTTTAAAAGGAGCCTTAAGGCTCCTTTTTTCGTTATAAATATCTTTAGGTAATAACAACATGTTATTGAAGATCAACCTCTCCTGAGGATAACGAAATGCAAGAAAATATCAAACACATTCTAACAATTCAACGTCAAGCATGGCGCAATGGCCACGACAATTATGGTGCATCGATCGATGTACAGGCTGCGACGCTATACTTCTTGAAGTATTTCAAGCATCTTAATCCTGCTCAAAAGGCGTTGGAAGAAGAGCTATCTCAACTTGATGAACTCAAGTTTGCAAAACGACTTTGCTCTCGTGCTCATAAAGCAGTACGTCACTTTGTTGTAACGCTTAAATAATTCAAATGGCTGATATTTTTATCAGCCATTTTTGTATCAGAGGAAAGTCAATGACAATTTCATTTGCACAACTATACGAAGACAGCCAAGATGCTGGATACTCTACAACATTGGAAACACCTCGTCAATTGGGTCCTAAGGATTACATATTTGTTGACGTGAATCGAGGTCGATCTGTTGGTGAAGCAGTTCTAGACATCAAGGGACGAGTTTTAGAAGGTTCACATATCTTGAAGGCTGATGATGAGTTCTTCCAGTATTCTCATCATGAAGGCGAAGAGGTCCACATTGAATCAGTTGAAATGTATCGTGATCTCTGGGTATCAATTCATATACCTAAAAAGAGTTCAAAATTAGTTGGAAAATAATTAAAAGGCAGTTTACTTAGACTGCCTTTTGTGGTATAATTAATCCATCAACTACTAAAGAGGAAATCAGTATGAAAGTAATTGATATTAATTCTCGTGGTCAATACCCAGCTAATGTTCTCTCGAACTTATGGGCTAACTCATTTATCATGGATGATGTAGTGTTCGGATCAATTGAAGGCTTCTTGCAAGGACTTCGTGAAAAGGACCCTGCAAAACAATTGGTTCTATTTTCTAAAAGCGGAATCGAAGCAAAACAACTGGGCCGAGCTATTGTTATTAAAGATCAAACATTGTATTGGAAAGGACAGCCCTTCAACCGGCATAGCGACTACTATCGCAGCCTGTACACACGTGCGTATCTAAAATGTTTTGCACAAAATGAGTTATTCCAACAAGCTCTGGCTGCATCATTAGGAAGCACATTGACTCATTCAATTGGTAAAAGTGACCCATTTGATACAATCTTAACCGAGCAAGAATTTATTTTTGCTTTAAACTACGTTCGTTCTAAATTTGAACTGTATTTAAAGGAAATGGTATGAAATCTGAACACCAAAAATTGGTAGAGCTTTTAGCAAAACTGCGAAATTCTTTAAACAACTCACACAACTCAACACTTCGTTTGATGGCAGGGCCTTACGCATGAAAGATGTAATTTTAACCGATATCGATGGATGCCTCATTCAATGGCAATCAGGTTTGCCTTATTTCTTGGCTAAACATAGTCTCAACACTGAAAAAGCTATTGAATCAATGCGTACTGAAGCATTCATTTCACCTGCTGAAATGTTTGGTCTCAATCCAGAAATTGCTACAAAGTTATTGAAAGAGTACAATAACAGTAAATTCATTCGTTACCTTAGTGCGTATCGTGATGCGTTGTCATGGGTCAATGAAGCAAAGAAAACTTATGACTTTGTTGCAGTAACAGCATTATCAGACAAGCCTGAAGCAATTCTTAATCGTCTGTCAAATCTCAATGCATTATTCCCTGGTGCATTCATCGACATCATGAGCTGTGGTTTTGGTGAATCAAAGACAGACATGTTCAAGAGTGCTGTCAAAAAATATGATGGACGTATAGTTTCATTTATTGATGATCTTGCAATCAATATCGAAGATGCCGCTGAAGTTCTGCCTAAAGGCATCAACTACTATCACATCATTCGAGGTCCACGCGAGCCAGTCAAGACAGAAGGCATCAATTGCATACAAATCTCGAATTTAAATGCTATCCATCCTGGATGTGTCGGAGCTGTAGCAGCAAGCGAAGTTATTCCAAAAACTTATGCACGTCCACCAAAAAGATCATAAGCAGCAGTTTACATCTCTAAGGGACCATGATATAATGGTCCTATCAAATCAAACAAAGGAATTATTCCATGATTTTAGAAGTTCTGAATAAAATTGCTGCAACTGATTCTACTAATGAAAAGTTAGCAATTTTGAAACTTAATGCTAATCGAACCAATATGATCGACGTATATCGTTTAGCATATCATCCGCGTCTCCAATATGGTATCAAAAAGATTCCTGCATACGATATTCAAGGTTCTGATACCGAACGTACACTGGAAGAAGTTCTTCATTTACTTGAAAAAGTTATTGCTACTCGTAAAGTAACCGGCAATGCTGCAATTACAATGTTAGCTGATTATCTATCTGGTCTTCCACAAGCCGATGCAATTATCGTTGAACGAATCATCAAACGTGATCTTGAATGTGGTGCTTCAGCTACTATGGCTAACAAAGTTTGGAAAGATTTGATTCCAAAACAACCTCAAATGCTTGCAAGTTCATATTCAGAAAAGGCGTTATCATTCATCAAATTCCCAGCGTATGCGCAGTTAAAAGCTGATGGAGCTCGTTGTTTCGCTGAAATTTATGGCGATGACGTCGAAGATGTCAAAATGTACTCTCGTGCAGGTAATGAGTACAAAGGCCTCGACAACCTCAAAAAAGAATTGATTGCTCGTACTAAAGCATATCGTGAAGTTCATGGTTCAGTAATGGTTGATGGCGAACTTGTTTACATCGCTCCATCTGCTCCAAAAACTGCACTTGAAACGATGATGGGAGAACAAGATCAAAAGGCAGTAGTTCTTCGTTCTGAATCAAACGGCATTGCAAACAAATCTCTTAAAGGTACAATCAATCAGCAAGAAGCTGCATACATGAGCTTCCAAGTTTGGGATTTGGTTCCAACTACAGCGATTTATGATTCAGAAAAATCAAGTTCATACAAAGTTCGTTTTGAACAACTTGAATCATTGTTTGAAGGTTCTCCACGAATCTTAACAATCGAAAACACATTAGTCAACAACCTTGAAGAAGCTAAGGATATCTACAAAAATTATGTTGAACAAGGTCTTGAAGGTATCATCCTCAAAAATATCGATTCGATCTGGGAAAACAAACGTTCTAAGAACTTGGTGAAGTTCAAAGAAGAATTGATGGTCGATCTACGTATTGTCGATGTTCAAGTCCATTCAAAAGATGAAAATAAACTTGGTGCAGTGATTCTTGCGTCAGACGATGGAAAAATCAAAGTACGTTGTGGTTCTGGCTTCACAGACACAGATCAAATCAAAGTTAAAGGACAATGGATCGATATTCCATTTGAAGAACTTGATGAATTGAACCGCAAACGTTTATGGACAATCAAAGATCAATTGATTGGTACTATTGCAGAAATCAAATGTAATGGATGGGTTGCTGCAGAAGGTCGTACTTCGAACGTAAGCTTATTCTTACCAATCATCCAAAAACTTCGTATTGACAAAACTGAAACTAACACATTCGAAGAAGCATTCCCTGATGCTAAATTCGTATTCCAAGAGGTGTAACATGGCAATCTTATTAGAAGTTATCGTAGTAAGCAAAGAACAAGGCGTCAGTCCAGCAGTTCAATTAATTGAACTCAACATCAAAACTAAGGCTGCTCAAGAGAAATTCTTGAATGAATTAGTACATGCAGAAGAAGGTGTTGGATTCGTAATTCATCGAAAAGCCACTATCATCTAAGCCAAAAAATGGGACTCAATTGAGTCCCATTCGTGTATCACTTAAACTTGTTTGATAGATCACTTAAATCAATAATGGCTAACAATAACTCTGCGGCAGAACTATCATCAGGAATTATCGCTTCACTTATAACCTCGTTGTTGTAGAACGCAGAGAAACTAAATGGATTGATCTTTTCGAGACGTCCTTCAGTCAAGAATGTGTCACCATCATAAACGTCAGTGCTTTCATCAAGTTGATCGGCTGAAATGACATTTGTTTCAAGCAACATAGTACCTTCAGAACTTCCATCGGCTCGTTCACCTAATGCTTTAGTGATTTTGAGAGCTGTACCACGAGGAAGAATTACTTCACATTCCATTGGATATGATGAAACAGCACCTGGAATAATAACGTTGATTTTATCAGCACCTTTGATTACAATACCACAATCAACAGATACTCGTGAATCGTTGTCTTCAATTCGTTCTTTATCACCATCATCAAATGATGTAGATTGAGCTAAATCAGCAGACGTGAAATCGGTCTGGTCCTGAGCACCAGGTTCGATGTTTGGAGTACTATTTGCAAATTGTGAATAAATCACCGGCTGCAATGATGTTGAAACAAAGTTCTTGAAATAAAGTACTTTGTTGTCAAGCATAGGGCGTACTTGATCGATCTTCATCTTTTGACCACGATAAAGAACTGTGCCCTTTTCCAATGTTGAACCATTTTTGAATGCTTCATCAAGATTCCGAATAGTCTTCAAATCTTCGGGGTGGAGCTTCTCGTCGAGTCCAATCAAGAAATTGTTGATGTTCTCATATCGATAACCTGTATATGTTTCGATAGCTTCAATCTGCTCTTTAGGATATTGGTAGTAAGTTTCCTTTTTTGATGCATCTGATGTGTATGCTTCACGAATTCGATTTCCAACAGGACCGTTAAGAACTGCTGCAATGATTGTTCGTGTTATAGAAATACGTTCCCACTTTTCCATTTCGCCAAAGTCCGTACGAGAAACTAACTCAGAAATTTCAACGATTGCTGCTTGTAAGTTCTTCGGGCTAGCCTTAGAAATAATAGCACCAACTCCATTAATCAATGTGTTAGTAATTGCTGCACTGTCCTTTCCACCTGGTTTAAATGCTAATTTGCTCTTAGCGATACCTTCAATAGCATCTTTAAGTTTGAAAGTATGCATTTGTGAAACCGAGTCCGAAGTTTTCCAGCCTTTGACTTGGAAGTCTTCTAAGTATTTGCCGAGAGCAGGCATATCGATGGTATTGATGTCCTTTTGAATCGGCGACTTTGTACCAGTCGATTCATGAACTGAGTTGCTATCCGAGAAATTATCAAACAGCTCTTGATTCTCAGAATTACGTTTAGTATTGAATACTTCAGCTGAGTACATAGCACCCATCAAAACTTTACGACTCAACTTAGTTTTTGAAATAACCGACGCAGTTGTGATCTTGTCATACTTTTTAGCTATTTCTCCAGCAACGGCATTAGCCAAGGTAGTTTCTTTTCCTGTGTCGTTATCGATATAAACGTCACCAACTTTAGTATCTACTTTCTTAAATTTTTCTGTGTCAACAGATGCGCCTGGCAAATCGGTATATTCCATGTTGCGTTTGTGAGCTACAACATATGAATATTTTGCTGAATAATTTGCAAGTTCAGAAAGTACGGCAAAGTGATTCTTACCACGAACTTTAATCAAACGTTCAAGTACACGACGAACTGATCGTTCTTGACCACCCATTTTCTTGGCTGGGAATCGGAACATGATTGTTTGTGTAACAGTAGGATTGATTGCTTTATAAACTGTGTCAAAGATAGTTACAAGAGCACGAACTGGATTTCCACCAAGTCCACCTTTCAACTCACCAAGGTTACCTTTGTCATTCAATGTCATGACGAAAACAACGACGTTCTTGTCATTAGGCATCAAATTACGAAGAGTATCACCACCTTCTTTTTGTGCCATCAAACGAACTACTAGATTGTGGATTCCTTCACCTTTAAGCAAAAACATTTGAGGCGTTTTTGCTTTAGGCATTAAATCTACAACGTCATAATTATTGTCTTCTGGGCCATCGAATACTTCATTCAATTGTTCAAGATCAAATTGATCCATGATATTCTCCAAATATGTTTAATTGTATTTATAGCTTAGCGATACCATTTGCACTACCACTCAAACGAGAATGAGATGATAAGTTAATATTTGGGTCCATTGCTTGTTTGCCTAATTTGATGGCAGTATCTTCCATCCATTCTTTGGCAGCTTGCAATTCAACAGGTCCCATCGACATGGTTCGGTATGCAAAGATGACATCAAATGTAGTGATTTGGTTATTGTCTTCATATGACAATTGAGGCGACGTGACTCCAACTGGTACACAACCTGTGAACAGCACAACCGAGTGTGGGAGCCCATTACGCGCGTGCAAATTGATTTGCAAGTCAGCTTCTACTGAACTTGGTAGAGCTCGTAAACCTGTAACTGGGTCTTCAACCGAGTTGACCCAATCATTCATCGAACGATAGTTGACAGCAGCCGAGTCCATTCGGAACGTAATTACAAGTGGTTCGAAATCTCGGCCGGTAATTTTGATATTAGGAGAGTTATGCAAACGATCCATTTCATGGTTTAACTTATTGTCTGGGATTTTAACCGCTTGGACCATTAAACCTGACGTTGGAAAGACCATGTTGAAGTAATCGAGTAAGTATGTACCAACTTTCAATTCACCGAGAAGTGACTGAAATACTCGGTTAGTCATAGCGCCAATTAGAACCTTACTAACACCTGCTTTACGGACAATCTTACGACTGCCCATTGTAATGACTGTTGTGATAGCCTGTGTCAAGACACCTTGTGTAACTCCTAACGCATCTAACGTTTCTGGAATCATTTCAGCTACTGAGTTACCGACGTTGTTGAGTAACTCTTGTGTCTTGCCATTAGGTTTTGTTGCGAAGACCATAGAGAACATATTTGTTCTCTGAAAGTCTGCATTGATAACCTGGCTATTGAATTCATCTAATGTAAATGCAATACCATTCATAGTACGTCTCGTCCATATAATGAGCCACGGTTAAGTGTAAGAATTTCTCGGAATGTGATTTCTAATACGAATGTTGATGGCATGTTAGGTGCAATAGCAAGACCACTGAAATTTCCATCAGGTGCTTTATCAAAACGAATGTTTGAAATTTGAGCTGGGCCAAACACGTCAGCATGCTTATCGTATGTAGTCATTGTACCGAAGTTTTGAATGAACCAAACTGTCGGATTAGAGACAACAATCACGTTCGACAAGAATGAAGTAACAGATTCCATCATTGTCCCAGATCGATCTGCACCTTCTGGTGTCAAATTATTGATGAATGTCTTTTTGTACCAATCATCAATTTGTCCTTTGATTTCTTTAGCATAGGCAGAGTTACCTGTCACGCCATATGAAAAGAAAGAGAACAACTCATAAATTCGAATGATTTGTACTAAGTCACCTTCAGTTCGAGGTGTCAATTCCCATGTGTATGTCTTTGTACGATTTTCAGCACCGCCATACATTGCACGTGATGTGTTATAAATTTGCTCACCATGGTCAGCCATAACGCCTTGTGAAATTGACTCAACTGCACCAAAAACTGCTGTTGATGCTAAGTTCGACAAGATGCCTGTTGCTGTACCGTTACCACGTGTGATAAGAGATTCATTAACATCATTGAACTTGTGAGAAATTGTGTCAGTGTCTGTCTTTGAACGAGGCAACAAAATTTGACAAACTGGATTTTTGATGGCACTTGAAATTTTCTTATTGCCACCGCTCTTACCACGAAGTTGATTGAAGACACCTTTGGCTTGATCAATAGCATCGACCATATTCTTCATTACTTGTCCACGCATGTCGGTCATTTCAGGAGTTGTACGTCCTTTGTACTCGACAGCAGTGAACAGCAAACCATTTGCATAAAGGTCTTGGATTCGTGCATCGTCAACAGAATCTGTCGCTGCTGCACGTCCATCGGGATATTGTGCTTCAAAGATTTTTGTCTTTGATTCTTCCTCTTTTGAGCTGCGACCGGCAGCAACAAAGCTACCGATTCGCTCGATGAGGTTAGTTTCGGAATCTACGATTTCTTTTACTAACATACTTATTCCTTAGTTGACTCCGGTAGCCTTATGGACACCTGGAGCTCGTGTACTAGTTGTTGGAGCCTGAACATGAACAGTTTTGCTATTCTTGACAACATTATTCTGAACGTTTGCGACGTTAGTTTGTTGTGTTTGCTGATTAGCTTTAGCTGCTTCGGCAGTTTTGATCGAGTTGACGGTTTGAGTGTCTTTACTCGCTGCTGAAGTTTCTGGTTTGACATCGTCCTTTTTAGACTTGACTTTAATCGCGTTGTATTGCGTTTGAAGTTCAGACTTGATTGAAGGTGTCAAATCCAGAGCTTTATTGCTCAAGTATTGTGCGGCTTCTTTCTTGTATTTATCAACTTTGGCCATATCTCCGGCATTATCAGGGTTAGCTGCATCTGCAAATTTCTTATATCGGGCAATTGCTTCTCGAGCTTCATTTGTAGCTGCAACAGAATCAACTTTTTGCTCTTGTGATAAATTCGAACGAGCACTTTGATCTTTCTTCTCTGCATTGATTTGACTCAATTCGTTATCGGAAATAAATCCAAGTTTGTTACGCCATGTGTTAGGCAAGAAATCAGTCATTCCACGTTCAGTAGCTGTTTTGCCATCTTTAGCTTCTTGCTTGACCTGATTTTCAGCAAGTTTTCGTTGGTTCTCTGGACTCAATCGGTTGTCAGTCATATTTTGATAATGACGCAGACCAGCAGCTTCGAGATTATCAGCAGTTTCTCCAAAGCCTAATTTTCGCAACAGAGGACCAAAAAGCGATGCCAGAGTTCGGCCAATGATACCCGAAATTGTCTTGCCCATATCAATGATTGCATTACCAAGTGCTTTAGCCAGAGCAGGAAAATCTCCTGATACCCAAGCATTTTTGATTTCCATCAAATTAGCACCCATACCTTCAAATGCTGTCTTGAAGTCAGAAAATTGAGAGCCCCAGTCGGTAAATGTATCCCACCAACCTTTGAAAATTTCAGCCCATTCAGACAACTTAGCCATAATTTTCTCGCCCCAGACTGACCAGTAAATTTTGATCAAATCGATAGCAAGAATAATTGCAAAGATCGCTGCTGCGACTTTAGCTGCATTGATTGCTTGGGTAGCTGTGAACTTGAACAACATACCAGAAATTTTGTCCATGACTCCGATACTTGATTTGAAGCCAGTCTTTAATAGACCACCAACTTTATCAAGTCCCATCACAATTGGATTTGCTTTACCAACTAACTCTTTGCCGGACTTACCAGCATTTTCATCAAGTAATTTAGTTGATGGCTTTTCTTCTGTTGGGAGAATTTTTTCAGCAATTTCAGGTTTTTGCTCTGGCTGTTCCTTTTTGATCAAGTCTCCAATCACTTCAGATGTAGTTGGCTCAGACTTGATGTTATCCTTTTGTGCTGCTTCGACTTGTGCATCAACATGCATCTCGGTCAATTTACCTAACAGCAAAGATAACTTAGCAGAAATATTCTGTGTCTCGCCAATCATTGTACCTTCATATCGGCGTTGAACAATCGAACTTGCTAAATTATCAGAGATTTGTTGTGACATCTTATTGTCAATAGATGCCAATGACTGTTTTGATGCATCAAGAGTATCGATTGGATCGTCAGCTTTATCAGAGACTTGATCACGAATATCATCTAATGCATCATTTGCTGCCTTCATATCAGGAGCTGGTGTTTTTCGAAACGATGTTTGAGCAGCCGGACGCTTCAAAGGCGCTGGTACGTTACGTGTAACTGCTTCATCATTTGCTCCACTGACTCCTAAAAGTTCTGATTTTGGTGGATTAGGCTGCGCCATCGAATAGCTCCATTAATTTATAAAGACCTTTGACACTACCTGTAGAAGTACGAAGTTCAATAGTTGAACAGATGTCATCAGCCCATTTGTATGTATATGCAGGCATTTGTAAGAAGTCTGGAATTTCCTGTGGATTTCCATTACCATCTTTAACACTCACACAACTTGAACGTAACAATTCCGGGATTGTAGCATTCAAGTTCTCAAGTTTCGGTGTTTTGAACTTGAACTCAGTTTCACCTATATTGAATCTGAGTTTTTGATTGATAATTACATCATCCACCGTATATGTATTGCCATCAATGACCACTGAGTGTTTCAGACGTTCATTATATGCCAACAAATGAAGTGATACCAAATCACGTTCTGCAGCAGATAAATTAGGATGGATAGACGCCATCAATTTTTTCATAGCGTCCTCGTGATCATTAGGGTCCTTTAAAATTGCGTGGTGCTTTAAACCGAGACGAGGAATCTTGATGTCTTTGCCATTAATTGAAAGCATACGAAATACTGGACGAATGTCTAAATTGATTTTGTTCATTTATGCACCTTTAGTGTAGCCGTAACGAGCTCTGTACAGCGTGTACGTTAAATTATCTTTTAGATTTGGTTGGACGCTTGGTTGAATGAAATCTGATACCCACTGTGAGCCGTTGAAAATAGCAACATGACCATATTTTTGTCCAAGTCGTGTATTTGTTCGTTGGAAAACAACGATGTCGCCTTTCTTCCATGAGGTTACATTTTGGCCTACCGCAACCCAGTTCATTCGAATAAGTTGAGTTGGCATTTGGTTAGCGTGTCCAAGTCCACCAGCAAAGAACTGTTTGATTTGAGATGCTTGTAATGCTTTACGAACATATAATGCACAATCACCAGTCGAACTACGTCCTTGAGCATTCTTTGTAACAACTGTTGCCATTTTATCAAGGTCCCAGTCAGAACCTTTAATGTCGCCAGATGGTTCAGGCTGAACAGATTCGCTCGGTGTTTCCAAAGTAGGAATTTCATTTTTGATTTTTTCGATTTCCACAGGTTTTAATGCCTTACCGTTAGTGAACATATACATGTTCGTTACAGATGAGTTGTTAGAAATTTCATGAATGACTTCATCGACGTAGAAATCAGTCTTGAACTGATTTTTCTGATCACCAAAATTGATTTTCATGCCAGGACGAATTGTGAAATCACCGACAGTTTTGCACTGAGCATAACCATCATATTGAGCCATTGTAAGCAATCGAATAGCTTCTTCATATCCATTACGATATGTCATGTCAGAATATCCGCCAGAACGAGTTACATAAATCGAGTTAGCACCTTCGTCTTGTGTCACACGTTGGATTTCTTTGTCATTGAATGAGTGAGAATAAATCGTCACGTTCTCCATTGGATTACGATCGTATCTATTAGCTTTTGAAAGCCATACAAACTCGTATGCAAGTCCAATATCCATTGACTGGACGAATGTACCAATTTGATTGATGTCACCTACAACCATTTTACGAGCTTCTTGTTCGCTGATTTGTTTGTAGTCCTGTAAGTGAATTCCGATCATGTCTTCCCATGCGAATACGAATGTCTCTGATTCAACAGCCATGCCGATCTCACGTACATAGTCCATGTACATTTCGATATCATTGACCCAAGCAACTTTAGGTACGTAGACGTTGATTCCTTCAACTTTAGGAGCAATCTCGGCTCGTTTAGCGTAGATGACTCGAATCATTTCTTGAATCGATTCAGTAGCGTTGGCAAAGAACGCACGAGAAAATTTCAAGTGTTCAACAATGTGCAATGGAGCTAAGTCGACACCGATAATGTTGTCACCTTTTTCATCGACTGATGTCGCAAAGTGTTTGATGCCATAAATTCGGTTGAAGACATCATTTGTGTTAGCATTTGACAATGAGATTTGAATAATCTGTTCGCCATCCATTTTTGTATGAATGTTCTTATTGTCATAGAATTGCAACATGCCTTCATTTCGCCCGAACAGCCCATCACGAATAGTGAGTGTTGTGAACGTAGCGCCAAGTTCAACAAATCGATTTTCTTTCCAAGCATCGTAACTTTCGTATAATTTGATACTGACGTTAGGATACCCAGGCTTCTGCATAGTTGTCATTTTTTATTGTCCCTTTCAATAAGTGATAGAGCCATACTTCGTTCAATCGGAATCATGTTCATCACTGCTTGTTGATCATACTTGTTCTTGATCAGAATGTGATTGATCTCGTAGAATGAAAAGACTTCATCTGGATTAATTAGCAAATTGAAAACTGAATGCAAGTCATCATACACAATTTTTGACTCATTACCACAGCATTTCAATTTAAGTTGAAAGTGAATAGGCTTCAAATTCTTGATCAATTTCTCGAACGATTCAAAATCAATGCTATCAATAATATTCTCTTTTGTTTGCTCATCAAGAGAAGACCACTCATAGAATTTTTCGTCATGAGTAACGCCTTTGATATTTTGAAGTACTAACTCTTGCAAGTTTTCAGAATTGACTTCAGGGAATTTGAAATGTACTGATGTGCTTTCATTGATTTCAAGTATTGGGTCACTTAGTGGTTCTTGCTCGAGATTGAAGATTCTCTTATGTGTTTTGCCACATTTAGGACAATCATACACAATTGGAATTTTCGTTTTGCCGATCGAGCCTGTGAACACATTCAAGAAAATGTATTGCTGCCAAGTTTCTGGGTACTCACTGAAATAATCAGCAGCCAGTTCATTGACAAGTTCTTTTTGCTCTTTGATCTCTTTAGAAAGCATGTCGTTGCGCACTAACAAGAAATCTCGATAATCAGCCACTGTGAATGGTTTGAAACGATGAATGCCATCAGGTAGTTTGCATCGAATAATATTAGCCATACAAGCCTCCGTGTTTAAAATATTTATAAATACTCAATAAAGTGGTGACTATTATGTACGAAACAAAATTTAGCGTTAAACTTAGTGATCAAACTGTCGAGTGTACAACAATCACGTTAGAAGACTATGTGAAATTGCTGCTGTCACGAGGCTCTGATAATTCAGACTTGATCAAAAAATGGTCTCGAGAAGTTATCGAGAAATACACAAATGCTTCTAAGCTTTCCAAACACGATGCAGAATTATTGCTCGTTAATCTTATTGGACGAAGCATCAACCAAGACGAAATTCTTCAGGATTATGTCTGTGAATGTAAGCACGAGTTCCAAGTCAAACTCGATCTATCACATGCAGGTATTGACTTCAAAGGCGAGAGCACAGAAAATTTATATGCGTTCCCGAACTTTAAATTGTCATTCAACTGGCCAGAACTGTTTGATGATGACAACGTGCCTCTTATGCTCGTTAAAGCAATTGAAGCTGCGTACGTAGGCGACGATCGAATTCCAGTTGATGAATTGACTGAATCCGAGCTCGATGACATTCACAAAGCTATTACGCCTGATGATATTAATTCTATCAAAAAATTCTTATTAGCACCAAAGGTGCAGTTGGCGGTGCCAATTACTTGTCCTAAATGCGGCAAGAAGCATGTACACGTCATTGAAGGTTTTAGCGAATTCATTCGGATTTTATAATGAGCGTATCAATCAATCAGATGTACACAGACATCTCGCCTGAAATGTCAATGGCATGGAACCGAGATGTCGCAAAGAGTGTTGGCACACGTGCTGTCAAGAACTCTCTTTTAGGGATTATCACAACACGAAAAGGTTCAAAACCTTTTGACCCAGAATTTGGTTGTGATATGTCAGATCAATTATTTGAGAACTTGTCTCCTCTAACAGCAAACACGCTTGAAAAGAGTATCACTGCTGCAGTTAGAACATACGAGCCTCGAATCGTGCGATTAGGTGTCAATGTCATTCCACAATATGACCTTAACACAATTATCGTCGACGTACGGTTTAGCATTTTGGATAACCCGGACACGTTAGAAGCATTGAAGTTACAGCTTAGCAATGGCTTAGCTTGATCAAAAAATAGACACTTGGTTTTCGCGAGCCTATGCTGTATTTATTTGTATGATACAATGCTATCAATGCTAAGATCCACCCATTATTATTTGGTCGGAATAGATAGGTGTTCAGATGATATTAGATGGTTATGGACTTGGTTAAATTAATTTAGAGGAATTATCATGGAAAAGCAAATTTGTGCTGTGTGTAAGCAGCCTATTGATGACTTGTTAGTAGTTGAAACTGCAAATGGTCCTGTGCATCCTGGTGTATGCTTACAGCATGTAGAACAGATGCCAGTTTTTGAAAGCGATAGCGATGTGCTTCTAGAAACAGAATTGTTGCTATAGCAGTTTACATCGAGATAGGACTGTGTTATAATAGTCCTATCAACAATTAATGAGTAAAACATTATGGGTAAGGTATCATCTTTTCGTGCAGAACAAGTTAAATTGACTTGCGACGAACCGACTGTACGCAACTTGTCAGAACGCTGGGTAGTACAATTCGTTGGAGCACCTGGATTGAATTTTGCTACTATGGACGGGTGTAAAAATCTCACCAACGTTCATTACGTTTGCCCATATCGTAAATTTGATTGGGGATGGGGCATCGACCCATGGCAAACTCGTTTGCTTGTTAAAGAGTTTGATTTTGAACGTGGTGTAGTCATTGTTGATGGCGTCACTAAAGAGTTAGAATTTTATGTAGACGAAAAGGTGTACAAATGAGTTTAGTTTATCCAACCGACGATCAATATCGCGAAATAGCAAATGAACTTCAAGGCTGTCAAGAGACAGGTGGAGCCCATGGCAAAACTGGTGCTATACGTTCAGTTCTCGAAGATTTGGGAATCGACTTTGAAGTTGTTCACAGTCAAATATTCACCGATGCATTAGAACAATACACATTCTTATGTGAGAACTGTGACATCTGGCATGACCCGTATGTTCGAGTTCACAATGAGATTGCTGCAATGACTGTTTGTGAAGAATGTGACGAACTTATTTCTTAGCAACAAAAATGGGACCGAAAGGTCCCATTGCTATTTCAAAAATTCGATAGTTTTCATGACGTAGTCAAATTTTTCAAGGCCATATCTTTCGATACGTTCAACACCGTGCTTTAGAGCGTAGTTGACATTGACTCGAGTTTTGATTCCGTGTTTGTCTTTAGTGAGTGACATATCATCAATCAAATCCCAGATCTGTGCTAATTTCTTTGAACCGTGAATACGTAACACACGGCCAATTGTTTGAAGCACAATAACTTTTGAGCGAACCGGATGAGCCAAAATGACATGATGAAGATTCTTTACAGAAATACCAGTTGAGAACACTCCATATGATGCAATAATAATGACACCTGTTTGTTCTTCTGCAATCTTCTTCAATTTTGTTCGTGTATCAGTATCAATTTCACCCGATACATAGTACACTTTCTCGTGTCCAGCACTCTTAATTGCATCATAAATCGATTTACCATGCTCAATATGTTTAAACATAACAAATGCATTTTCATTACGATTTGCTAGTTTAACAGCAAGACGTGATACCCATTGAGTTCGTTTGTTGAGCGATGTGATGAATTTGATTTCAGCAGCATAGTCAAGAGATTTCATTGTTGATGAAACATGTTCAGGATACTTCAAAAACAAAGCATTGATTCTGAGCTGAGTTACTTGACCTGCAGCCATCAAATCAGCTGTTGAAACAGGATTATAAATCTCACCGAATAATCCGACGTACTGCATCAAGTTAGCTTTGCCATCACGAAGTGAACCAGACAAACCGATCTTGTATTCGCAATATGCTAACTTTTTGATGATTGTTGAAATCGACTTACCAATAGCAAGATGCATCTCATCACATAACAGCATACCAAATTGATTGAACCATGATTGAGGTTTCTTGATAGCTGATTGCCATGTTGCAACTACGACGCGTTCATTCGTTTGTTTGCATCCAGAACGAACTTCAGCAATCTCATCAGCTTTGAACAATCGATAATCAACAAAATCATCTTTCATTTGAGTAACGAGAGCAGTGGTCGGAACCAAAATGAGTACTGAACGATCTGATTCTTCGATTGTCTTTTTAGACAAAAGAGCTTGAATCAAAGATTTACCAGCAGAAGTTGGCAAGTTCAAAATTCGACGTTTGTGAACAAGAGCTTCATAGACCGCATTCATTTGATACCAATAAGGCATAATTTCACGATTGCCAGACCAGTATGTCATTGAATTGACCCATGTATCGAATTGATCACGACTCAAACTATTTTTATGTTTGACGTCATGATGTACAGCAATTGATAGATCGTTGTTTGATGCGAATTTGCATAGTTGAGTTACGAGTCCAATAGGAAGCAATCGATCGTTTTCAACTAATCGAATTTTGCCATCCCAAGTGCCATATTTGAATTTGTTGCTAAATTGATACCCGTCTGCGAAGAATGAAAAATAATCTCGAATTTCTCTGAACAATCCGTCAGGTGCATCAATGTAGACAAAACTGTAGTCATAAAATTCTAAGTTGATGTCTGCCATGATAAGTTTCCTAATTTGCAATCCATACTAGTGGAAATGATAAAAGTATTTATAAACATCAATAGTATAAATAAATCATATTACACATGGAAAATTTCTTATGTTAGATAAAGCGTACATTGATGAAATCAAAACTTTAGGTGTTAAAGAATCTAAAGAGAAACTCGCTGAGTATGCAGCTCAGTTCAACATTTCCGTAAAGAAAACTCGTTCATTCGACAACATGGTTGCTGACATCAAAGATGAATTGGCCAAGCTTGCTAATGAACCAATGCCAGAACAGCCTTCTGAAGGTTTAACAATCACTGACTTAATTCAAGCAAGTGATGAAATTTCAGGCAAATCAGTTTTTGAAGGTGAAGCCAAAGAATCAGCACTTGCTGCTCTTCGTGGTGAAATTGTTGAAGAAAAACCTGTAGAGACAGCTCCAACGGAACAAGTTGAAGTTGTCGAACAAAAGGAAGAAATTAAGCAAGACGAACCTGAAGTTCAAGAAGTTGTTGAACAGCCAGCATTCCAATTGCCACCAAATTTTTCTCCGACTATTCAAATGCTAGGACGTGCTCACACAGCGTATGTGACACTGCCTTGGTGGATTTATGATTGGATCACTAAAAATCCACAATGGAAAACCGATCCAAATTCATTCCATGATTTTCATGGAGTGAAAACACTTTTAAGCTTAATCTATTACATCCAACGTGATGGATTTGTACGAATTCGAGAAACTCGAAATTCAAGCTTTGTTGTACTAGAATAACCACGGGCCTTCGGGCCCTTTTGGAGATAATATGGCTACACCGAACAACTCAATGGTAGAAAAAGACAAACCACCTGTAATTCATCCTTTGCCTTGCCGTAATTCAGCATACATCTGGGTAGGTTGGTGGGTTATGGATGAAATTGAAAAACTCACAAGTGAAGGCAAAGATTGGAAGGATCCTCCTGAGGATAGCAAATACAAACCACATCTTGCAGCACTTGCAAAAATGATTACTGACTATCCAGAAGTTGATGTACAAGAATCTCGTCATGGACGGATTGTACATCGATCTGCACTTGAACATGGCATCATTTATGGGGTGACTAATACCGCAATGGGACTCATATGAGTCCCATTGCGGTATGTATTATTCAGTCCTGTTTTGGTAATTCGTCACCTTTAAGTTTTGGTAATTTGACACCAAGGAAAACTGACATCTGGCTGCGACCAGCGAAATTATCGATATCTGATGCATCGATAATTCGAGCTTCTTCATCAGTTAGACCCATTGTGTATGGATTAACACAAAGTGCATAACGAATCAAGAGCATTAATTTTGGTTGTAAACTATCAGGATCATTGATGACTTTGTATGCTCCAATATGATCAGTTGGGTCAGCATCTTTAGATAATCCTTCAGCATACGGTGCATAGAATAACGAACCAATCATTTCTTCAGGACCGTATGAATCTTTAACACCAACGATGACATATTCGACTGGGCTGTTGTTATCGCAGTACACAACTAAACTATTATTTAGAACACCATAACATGTTTCAGGTTGTCCTTCTTTTTGTTGTAACCAGCCAGAAGAAGCTAGTAAAGCTGCAACGCGTGATGAGGCAACTACGTATGTAGCAGAGTATGATGTAGCACGTTGAATTGATGCATTCATTTCACAAATGAATCGATACAAGTTACGAGCCTGGTCAACTGAACTACCGAGTGTTGAAAGATCAAGTACGCCTTTGTCAGAAACACCATTCACTTTGAATCGACTAGAAACAGTCACAAGTGATTGCAAAACATCTTTGTTTACTTCTTCTGCCATTTGCGTAGCAAGAATATCTTCTAGCATAGTAGGTGCATCAAAACCAGCAGCTTCCATGTCTTGTGCTAATTCAACAGTCAACTCGGTTTTAAACTTACGAGATTTGACAGGTGCTTGCCATTTATTGACAACAAATCCTGCTGCAGAGACATCACCGGTTGGAGTTTCAAATTTGGACGTGTCTGCTGCTTCAGGGGCCATACGAATAGTTGATGCTGCATTAGCTTCAGAGATGATATCGAAAATCTCTGTTTCTGTGCTGCCTGCGAAAGGAGTATCAGAAAGACTTTTGAACACAACATCTTGGAACAAGAATAGTTTACCTTTTGTAAACGAATCTTTGTTTGCAGTTGTGATTTCTTCAAGGGTTTCACGGTCTTTAGAACCATATTGGCCTGAATAAGTGGCACCAGTGACGAATGACAGTTCTTTGTTAGGGTTTAAATATTTGACGCCGTACAACGCAGCTGTTGGCTGATTTGTATATTGTGTTGCTACTAAATCTTGATAAATCAATTTTGTTGTAGCTCGAGTCAACGCTAGTAATGCAGGGCGTCCTTGTGCATTAGAAATAGTTGTGTTTGACTCACTTAATAGGTTTGAAATTGACATAGTGATCTCTCGTTATATAGGAGTATTTATTACCCGGAATGCAAAACAGGAGCCATAAGGCTCCTGTTCATCAGTTAAAGCTATTAGATGCCTTTAACAAGTACACGACGGAAGTAACCATTTTTACCAACAGAGTTAGCAATTGATGGCATACCGTTTGCGATACGTGCATTACCAGCAGGTTGCTGAGCAGCTGTATCAGCTAATGGGTTGATACCAATACCGTAACGAGTTTTGAAGCCCAATACTGGTTGGAAGTTCTTCGGATCAGCACCACGTAAAGGTGTCAAGGCAACGTACGGAGCGTAGTAGATACCAGCATCCATTTCGTTATCACCTTTGTAGCCAATTGTGAAGTAATCTTGACGTGCATATTGGTCAATGTACACTTTATAACGACCACCAAGAATACCGGCAAATACCGCTTTGGTAGTGTCTGTGTTAAGACCACGTGCAAGACCTTGTGCAGCTGGAGTAACGCTTGTATCAACTGAAGCTAATACGTTAACTACGTTACGAGAAGCGATGATGAAGTTACCAGCACCACGTCCAGTTTGACGAGCAATCTCTGCAGATTCTTTGTCGATTTGGAACAGTAACGCTTTGAATGATTCACCAGCCCAACGAGCACCACGTACATCGATAGGGTCTTGGAAGTCGAATACACCGGCTTTAGAACCAACTGTCAATGTTTGACCAGTTTTACCAACTTGTGCTGAGTAGTTAATCCAATCGATAACTTCACGGTTGATTTCCAACATGATCTCAGTAGCAAGAATGTTTGCAAGCTCAGCATCGGCATCCATACCATGTACAGCGCGTAAGTCTTGAGCAAGTTCAATTGAGTATTGAGCTTTCAATTGACGAGATTTAGCTTCGATAACTTGCTTATCGATACGGAAGCCCATTTCATTCCATGGGTTGTTATTTGAGCCATTGAAGCCTTCTTGCAATTCCGCGATTGAAGTAGCCATACCTTCAGCAATTTCAACGAGAATACCAGCATCCATTTGCTTAATAACTTCAGCATCAAGTTCAGCAGCATCAGCAGTTGTAGCCAATGTTACAGCGCCAGTTGCTTGAAGGAATGCAGTACCAGTTGCTACAAATTCGTGTTTGTAGATAGTACCTTGAGCAACTACAGTGCCTGATGCAAGTGGTGCAAATACTTCGTGCGAACCACGACCAGAGAACATTGCATCTGGTGCATACATTGGGTGGAATGCTTCTTTAGCACCAGCAGCGATTGGGTCTTTGCCATATACAGCGCGAAGAGCAAATACTTGACCAGTCGGACCTTGCATAGGTTGTACACCACAGATATCGAATGCAATTAAGTTAGGAATTGCACGACGTACCATACCCATGACTGCAGGCCCGATCTGGGTTACAGCACCAGAAGTTTGACCAGCTGCGATATTTTGAGGATCGTAACCATGGTCTCCGCCAATTTCCGCTTCAGTTAAAAAACCACCGAATGCTTCAGCAAGTTTTTCATCACGATAAGCAGCATCAGATTTGATATCGGCTTCTTGGTTTTCGAACATTTTTGCGATGATCGCATGTTTGCCTTGTGCAATCTCTGGAGCGCCTTCAGCTTCTAAAAGAGGTTTCCAATCTGCAACAAGTTGTGCTTTAGTTTTGATTTGAGTAGACATGTGTTAAATTACCTGTGGTAGAAAATTAGATACGAGTTGCTGAGTTCACATATGATGACATACGTGGTGAAGTAGTTGCCTTAGTGTCTGATGCTGGTTCAACAGCTTCAACAACATAATCAAGGCCATCTGGCGTGTCAGCAGTTACATTTTTATTTATTTCGCTTTCAACGAGTGGTTTTTCTGCAGTCTTAGCGGCAGTAGCCATTTCGACGATAGCAGTCAATTTGGTCTCAAATGAATCGCTATACGCAAGTCCTTCGATCAAACCTTCTACCTTTTCTTTTTGGCTTTCAGTCAATTCGCGGGTTGCTTCAACAATAGCTTGATCACGTTTAAGTGTATCAACTTCTTTACGAAGTGCAACTGTTTGTTCAAACAAGTTTGTTGCTTCTTGCTTAGATTCAGTAAGTTCGTCTTCCATTTCTGCAACGATGTCAACAGATTCTTCAGGAAGTACAACATTATGTTCAACGACTAAAGTCTTAAGACCACTGAACATTGACTCAAATAAGTCAGCTTTGATGCCTTTATGGATTTCGACTTGGTTTTCAGTAAGCCATTCTTTTGCGATGTGCTCGAAAAATTTGTCGGCTTTTTCAACAAATTTTTGCTCAGCTTCAGTTGCCTTAGCTTCAACTTGTGATTCGACTAGAGCATCAGCTTTTTCAGCGATTGCAATGATGTGGCTTTCCGCTAACGCAATAGCGTGTTTTTTGACGGTAGATTCGAATACAGTGCTGAATTTGCTTTTAACATCTTCAGAAAGTTCTACTGATTCAAAAATACTGTCTAATTCTACAGAAGCTTCAATTTCTTGAGCTTCTTTAAGTAATTGATCTTTCAGCATTTCAAGTTCCTGTGATTTTGTATAATTTTATTTATAACGCATTCATGTTCTCAATGAGAGAATTAAATGCAGAATCAGCGCTTGGTTTTGTAACCACTGTGTCTTCCACAACGCTTTCGGTAATCTCTTTAGGAGTTACCCATGCATCTGGAGCACTAGGTCCCCAAACTACGTCCACACCTACGGTGAGACGGAATCCTTCCTGAACGATATTATAACCTCGTCCTGAAGATTTGACTTGTCCGAGTCCACGACTCGATACACCAGGTTTCCACCCAGCACGAATCAATGCGGCTAATTTATCTCCAGCTCCGTTATCGCCTTCGACGACTCGAGCCCGACCATAAACATTATCGCCTTCCCACCACATATCTTCGATAATAATGGCAGCTTGCATTGGGTCAACCATAGCTCGAGGTGGATGATTTAATTCACCTAAAGCTTGACAGGTCTTCACTTGCTCAGTCATATAACGATCAATCGCTTGTTCCAAAATTGACTTCGGGTACATTCGCTTGTTTCGATTCACAACGTTGGCTTGCAAGAAAATTCCTTCAATGTACAGCCCAGGTCGCAGTCCAGTTGATGAAGATTCATCTAACTGAGTAGCTTTGATTTCTGATACATCGTAAGGCTGACCCCAATGCTCAACGAGCAATTGGAGTTCTTGTGTCATTAGTCAAGTCCTAATCGTTTACGCTTATCCATCGCCTTTTTGTGTTTTTTGACAGTGCGAACTTTTTCAGATGGATTAGCCTTTTTTGTCTTGGCAGCCTTGCGAGCAATTTGACGACGTGCTGATTTTGAAAGGCCAGTTGTTTGGAACGCTTTACGTTCACGAGTTTTTCGGTCTTGAGTTTTTGTAACTTCACCCTTAGCGGATACATGTTTAACAATGAACTCATTCAACTGAATATTTTCGTTAATCGAACCGAGCGCAATAGCAACTAATGGTTCTGATTTTACCAAATTTTCAGTCAAAGAACGAATCTCGTCTTGGCTAAACACCTTTGAAAGGCTATCAAAACGAGACTGGGCTTCAGGTAGCAAGGCATTAACGTCATCAAAAACAACTTGGTTTTCGACAATAATCATTACTCGTCCTCGTCATCTTCGTCATCTTCGTCTTTAGTTTTGCCATCGTCATCAACGTCGTCTTCGGCTTCAACAACTACTTCGCCTTCGATCATAACGCTTGATGCAATGAGTTTGCGTTGTTCAGCAATAACTGACTCTTTACGCTGTTCCATCGCTTCATTAAAACATTGCTTTACTTTAACAAAATCGCTGGAAGCAATGGCTTGAATTAGATCATCCATTAGATTTCCTCTTCGTCTGGTGGATTAAAAATTTTGTTCGACAATTCTTCTTTAATTAGCTTTTGCTCGGTCTCAATGTCTTCGTCAGACATACGTAAGTACTTACGCATCGCTGTTTGGTGAGAAATGTACTTACCAACATACGGTTCTGCTAAAGATAGAATGTTGATTCTGCGTTCGTCAAGTTCAACGTCTTTCAATTCAGCGAAATACGAATCTTTGTGGAACACAATCTTTATATTATTTATTTCGTCTTTCCACTCATCGTCTGTGATAATGCGTTTAAGCAATAGGTTCGACTTAAGAGGATTGAGAAAAATCTCTTCAAACTTATGTTGAAGCGAAGCAATAAATTTGTCAAATTGCAACTCATCACGTGAAATCGTTGTACCTGCATCGAACATTGATTGAGTCTGTTCGTCTGGGATACGAGATAAAGGCACACGAAGAGCCATATAAAGAGCTTTACGGAAGTATAAGATGTCATCCATCTCATTCATTCCCGTCATACCAGGCAATGTATCAACTTCAGTAACAGCCTTACCATCACGTCGTTGCAACCAATAATCTTCAGTCAACGCCATGTTGTTCTGATTATTTTTGATTTTACCTGTAGCAGCATCATAAACTACACGATTTCGCATCGAATTCATAATGTGCTGCATGTGCTGAGCAGCCTTTTTAGAAGGCATGTTCCCTGTATCGATGTAGAAAATTCGACGATCAGGTGCACGTGTGATACGATAAATTACCATCGCATCTTCAAGCATTTTTAATTGGTTCGCTGGCTTAATTGCACGATGCAAGTAGCCAATAATATTTTTACCACAACAATCAACTAAGCCAGAATGAGCATAGACCATTGCCGAGTAAGGAATCTTGATTTTGGTACCAGGTGCAAAGATTTGAGCTCCACACGCATACGATTCATTGGCTGTGTCGTAAATAAAGTACTCTTTATAGCCTTTAACAACTTTGACACCTGCCTCATTCTCAGTTACGATTTCACGAATGAATTGAACATTTCGCGGATCGAGACGTCGAAGTTCGAGAATACCATCCTTAGGGCGTTTAGGGTCGATAATTTTGTGGAAGAACACACGAGAATCGACATACCAACGTCTGAAATGATCAGCACCCTTTCGTTGGAAATTCAACGAATTCAAAATGACATTGAACTCTTCTAAAATTTTGTCTTTAATGTTAGCACTGAATCCAGTTTGATCTAAACCAATTGAGACAGGATTATGCCCTTCTTCATACACAACTGCATCGGAAACGATTTCCTGAACAGCATTATCAACTTCGTAGTTATTCATCAAACTACGATAAACGTCAATTAACTCACGAGTCGATTTCGCATTTGAATCAGTACCACCATATAGTTGCTGCATTACACCTGTGTAAGCTGCTTCAACTGAGCCTGACTCAATTTCTTGAGCTCCGTCATCAAATTTTGGAGCGGTGATTGATTCTGAGTTGTTATTGATAAGGTTGTCGTATTCTGTGGTGTCTACTTTCTGCCAAAAACTAAACATTTTTAAAACGTTTTGATCTCCTAGCATATATCCTCCTACAGATTGCACCCGATTGATAAGATTATTTATACCAATCAGGTGCACATCAGATTACAACCACCAGTCTAATGCGAATGTTGATTCGAACGTTTCAACTTCTGAGTTGGTATCCCAGTCAAGTTGTACTTCACCAACAACTGTAGGCCACAGACCGTAGATGGTGTACTCTTTTGTAATTGTCTTACCATCACGAGCAAATTGACGAACAATAGCTTGTTTCTTGTACTCAGCCGGTGTAGCACCAGTGATTTCGTTACCCTGACCATGTGCCATGTTTTGCCAATCGAGAATCGCTTGACGTGTTTCATGCTTGTCATCAGAATAAATTGTGCAGTTCCAATCATCAAATGTTCGGTCACCAGCAACGTTTAATTTTCGGTTCATGTAGCCAACAGCAATTTTGTCTACATTAGCAGCTGGCATCGCAGCAGCTTTACATTTGAAGCTAAAATTCTTACCAAGATAAGGGATTTCTACTTCAAACAAGTTCGGACGTGCAAAGTCGCCAGACTCAAACGCGCGTGTTAAATCGGTCAATTCCATTAGGAATCTCCTTTAGTAATTTGTCTCGTTTAGCATTATTTTCTTCCCATGGAATAAATTGGAGATTATCGATATGTCCAATAATTTCTGGCGGGATACTATTTTCAAATCCGTATTGGATAGGAATGATATGATCAAGTTGATATGCGCCTTCAACACCACATAAACCTCTAGGCTTATCAGAATTTTCAAGTACGCTTAAATCAAATTGTGCTGTTACTTTATTGCACGCATTTGTGTACTTTCGTTTTTCAGATTTATTAGGGTTCCAACGAGGGTGATTTTCGCCTTGCATAGAAGGGATAGTATATCCACCACCTGCACCATGCTTGTTACCTAAAAGACTTAAATGTTTTCTACATGCATAACAGGTGTCAGTGTCTCGACAGAATCTCTGCGTGTACACTTCTGAACATCTATCACATTGACATGAAACTTGCATATTTGATCCTGGTTTCAAATGCTCAATTTTGACATCAAGAATTTGAGGGTTAGCACCACGACGTTCGAGCTTCTTCAACTCATATCCAAGTTCAGAAAAATATTTGAAGTTACTTGCGACAATTTTAACTTTAACAGTTTGATCAATAATCATCTCTATCTCAATAGGCTCTCTATATTGATTATTTATAGAGAGCCATCAAGATTAATTATTTGTGCCAATCAACTCGTCAAAGTCTGCACTTGTTGCAGTTGCAACAAAGTTAAGAGTGATGTAATTAATCGACCGCGCCGGTTTGATATAAAACGTAGCAACAAATTCATTACGATCAATAACTGCAGGCGTGTTGTTAGTAGTATCACATACAACTCGGAAGTCATAGATACCACCCAATGCTTTAATACCACTTAAGTATTGAGATGTCTCCATACGGAATGAACTACGAGTGAACGCGTCATTCATCTCAAACAAACGATATTTTGAAGCATCGCCAATGTTTTTCTTGAGCATGTTGAACAAACGACGAACGTTGATACGATCGAATGGTGTAGGAGCTTTTGTAGCTGTCTTATCACCAAATAGAATGAAGCCATCACCACCAGAGAAGCCAGTCACTGGGTTGATTCCTTCTTGATACAAACGATCACGTTGTGCTTGACGAGGTTCGATAGCCAATTTGATGCAGTTCAAGATTTGACCACGGTTATAACCAGCTGGTGACATCCAAGGCTGTGATACGTTGTCTGTACGAGCACATAAACCAGCAATATCAGCTGCCAATGGAACCCAACGGTTCACGTCATTATATTTGTCGTATTGGTACTTGTAGTTACCATCAATTTCAACGTAAGTTGAACCAATGTTCATGTTTGCTGTATCATAAGTACCTTGACCTGTACGCCAATCGATAAGGTTATCAACAGCACGAATAAGAGGTACATTAACAATTGTGCCACATGGAGGTGATACAAGAGCCAATACATCTTGACGTTCATCAGCAATAGCAACTACGTGTTTCTGAACTGTTGAAGCAACTTCATCAGATTCACCAGCGCATGAACCAGCGATAAGCAAGTTTACGAACAATGCTTCGCGATCAACGAATTTGTCCCAACCAAGCATCAAATCGCCTGCAGTAACTTTATCATTTGCAGATACACCACCACGTAATTTCACAATACCTGAGAAGCCTTTAGGCCAGTTCATTGATGATGCGAAAATGAAGTTTGATGAACCTTTAGCAAAGTAGTCATCCATGAAGATGTTGTTGCCATACACGTCTTTTTCACCGCGTACTGTTGAAAGAACAACTGACTCAACGATTGCATCATTACGACGAACGATCAACGCATATTGGTTTTCAGTTTGTGGACCATAACCAAATACTGCTTTTGCTGTTGAAGTACGAGTACCGCCATCTGGATAGATGTTGAGTTCTTTACCAGCGCCGGCTTCATAACCATCTTTAGAAATTACTTCTACTTCAAGTTGATCACCAGTCTCACCTGGATACAATGCAACGATTGAAGGCATTTCGTATTTTTTGATAGCGGTTTGGAACTTAGTGCTGTTCACGGTTTCAAGTGATGTGTCTGGGTCTGTCAAAATAATTCCAGAATCAGTAACAACTTCACCTACAGTGATTGCGCCTGAGATACCAGAACCTGTTGAAACGATCTCAACTGTCCAAGAATCACTAAGGGCTGGGAATTGGCTAATCGATTTAGCATATTGCGAAATTTTTGCACTTGGGATGAACACAGACAAAATTTTACCATCACGGTCGACTTTTGTAACTTTACCAGCAGGTTCAACAACAGTTGTGAGATATTTTACACGAACTGTATCACCAACAGCATAGTTCGAACCTCCAGCAGTGATTGTCCAATTAAGGTTACCGGTTAAAGGCGATGCGTTCTTAGCTGTTTCGACGTTAACGACACGAACGATACGAAGGTCATTACCATACGCTAAGAAGTTTGATGCTGACAAGAAATAGTCAGAAGTATGAGTGTCTGGTTGACCGAACATTTCAACAAGTTCAACTTCGTTTGTAACTTGGATGACTTGGAATGCTGGACCCCATTGGAACTTACCGGCCATAGCTGCACGACCAGTAGCGTTTTGAACCACTGTGCTTTGTGTGGTATTTTCTTTGAGCTCAACGCCCGGAGATAATAAAGGCATTATTAATCCTCTTAATTTGAGTGCTTTTTCAATATTTATACAAGCGACGCGATGCCATGAGTGTACTCAACAGTTTCAGTTGTGTCCAAAATAACAACAGGTGCATAGTCATCATTCATTTCTTGTAGTTCGTTACGGAACACGTCAGATGCTAAACGATGATCATCTTTATCCGCATATTCTGAGAATTTTTGTTGAGTAGACAACCAAGCGAAAATAACGAGTCCCATGACTAAGTCATCGTGGTAGCCATCTTCAGCAGCCCAAGATACGCCTTTAACGATAAATGTACGTAGTTCTTCAATGGTCTTTCTGAAATGAATTTTTAATTTGTCTTTTTCGATCAAGTCTTTAAGAACAGAACAGCCTACGGCCTTTGTTCGCTTGGTCTGCTTCATACCGAGGTCATTGAAGCTATCACAAATTACGTTTTCATACTCAAGATCAGAGTAAAGAGTTTTGGCAATCGAAACACCTGTGCTGTTCAATTCGATATAAATTGGAGCTTCGTTGTATTCGATCAAATGCTTCAAGATAATGTCAGGAAGAATCAAATGTGAAATTGTATTGCTATGCAGTACAGCCACCTGTTCCCATTGGTCATCGGTCACATCTATGATGTTCAATGAGTGATAATCTTGGCCACGTCCTTCAGCCGAATCTAGAGTCGCAATGTATTTGCGTTCAGGACTTGGTTCTTTGAACTTGAAGAATGTATTATCGTCATTAATATTTATAGGCTCGCTGTGATCGAGTACAGACAATTTCATACCTGAAATCAGAGTACCAGAACCACCTGAGAATACGCCTTTGTGCTCTTGGCGGAATTGTTCAACTGATGAACCATAAATCGCTTTAGATGAGAATGACCATCCATCATCGAATTCATCATTGTCGTCATAAAGACGCTCTTTAACAGCATTCCATTCAGATTCGTATGGGATGAAGCCTGATTTTTTACCAACAGCTGCAGTCCAAATTGTATAGAAATGATTCATACCATTTGGCGTTGTTGTCATCACAATTTTTGAGTGACGACCAGATGAAATTACTGGCTGAATAGCTAACCAACAGTCTTCCCAGTTCTGAACGAACGCGACCTCATCGATGTAGATAAGTGAGAAAGAGTTACCACGCACGGCATCAGGTGATGACGCATACGCACCGATTGATGAACCATTATCGAGTGTAATGTTACCTTTGTTCCATTCAACGATACCAGGTTGCAAGAAGTCAGGCAATAATTCGATAGCTTGCTTTGTACGATCGAGTACTTCGGCAGACATTGAGCCTTTGTGAGCTAAGATACCAACTGATTTTGCTTTGTTGAAACACACATAGTGAGCCAAGAAAATAGCTACGGCAGTGGTCTTACCTAACTGACGAGATAATTTCGAAACGGACATACGATTGCCTGACATGATTCGAAGCATATCTTTTTGGTAGTCACGTAATTGAACTTTGATGACACCATAGTCAATGTGGGTAATAGCACAATATCGTTCAGCAAAGTACACAACGTCATCACGACAACGTTTCCACTCGTCGATCATTTCTTGTGTCCACATGATTTTGATGTTGGCACGTTTCAAGTTTGGCAAGCCTAAGTATCGAGAACGACGGTTGTTTCGATCTTTAAACGTTGCAAACAAAGTAGGGTCTTCGCCTTGCAATTTGATTTTGACGATTGAGTTGAGTTTCAAATAGTCATTAAAGTTTTTAGGGTACCACTTGTTATCCCATTGCGACTTGAAAAATTCCATACCGTCTTCAACTTTGTGTTCAAGCATACAGGTCGGAAGAATTTCTTGCGCATGTGAATTTAGTGGATGGCTCTTAATGAGCTCTTCTAATTTCGCATCTATTTTCATGAAGTTGCTACCACTTTATTAGCTGCATCAAACGCATCGCCTTCTTGGTCCATCAAGTCTGAAGGCCCACCAAGGAAAACTTGTGCGTTTTGAATGTTAACGCTACCTGGAGCAGGTTGATCTTTAGACACGTTTGTTTGTTCGTTTGTAATATCTTTCATCTCACGGTGGAGCTTCAAGATTTCTTTGTTTGTGTTCGTCATTTGTCCCATAAGAGTCGAGAAGACTTCCATGTGACGTGGACTATCAGCGTTTTTAGCTGTCTCTAAGAAAATCTTAGCAGCATCAAAAATCATTTGTTGCTGGAAGTGTAGATTTTTTCGAACGACTGTATAGTCATCCTCTAAATCGACTGTTCGGTTTTGAGGATTAGAATCGACTGTTGTCAATTCTAATGGCTCATAAACTACGAGTTCTTCACCATCGACGCCTGGTAGATCAGTGATGTTGAGTAACTCATTCATGTCTAGTACATCTGTCATGGCTCTCTCACATGTGGTGGCTCAGGGTCTTGTGGAATTGGTTTTCCAGCGCTCTGAGAGGTTATAACTTTACGATTTTTCTCCCACTCCTCACGTGATGAATCTACTGGGTCGACTTGGAAGTCAACTGATTCAAAACTGCCTTCTGGCGAGAGTTCTTTTTCGTTTGAAAAGAAATCGAGATAAATCGTACGAATTTCACCTTCGATGTCTGCAACTGGTGGATAAATCCATCCATTGACTTCGAAAATTAGTGTCCATTCCAATCGACGACGTGTTAAATTGTCGGTTTCGATCATTTCATCAATTGCTGTTGATTGCAACACAACTCGAATATCACGATCGATTTTAATGTCATTCTGATGCAATTCAGTCATCTTAACATTAAAGTGTGGTTGGAAGTATGGAAAAATTTGTTCAATGATTTGGAACATGTCGTCTTGATGACGAGTAAAAATACCGAGTTCGAAAATCATTTTGACTGGCGTTGGGTTGTACTGAGAAATCGTCTCAATAGAACCTGGCTTATTTCGCACCAAGCGATTTTGAATGTTCGTCTTATACGGTGCATTGTATACGATGTCAACTAAGTGAAGTGACATGCGCGGCAGAATAGTTTCTACTTTAGCAATCGGCATCTCAGAATTGACTGATGTGATCGCTCTTAATTTTTCTACGAATCGTTCTTTTGATGCATAAGTGATAGGAACTCGTTGAAGTTCAATCTTATCATCTCGGCGACGCATGACTTGGACATGTGAAAACAAATCTCCCATCATGACGATGTAACGTCTCATCGCAGAATTGTACCAATAGCCAAACATGGCGCCTCCTATACCTATTACGTCTCTGTAATAGGTATTTATAAATGCTGTTACATGCTCATAAAGTCATCGTCAAATGGAGTTGCTTCAGTTCCTCTGTTGTTGATGACAACATGTGGCTGAACAAATTCACTCGATTCTTTTTGAAGCAATTTTGATTCTTGGAACTCGTCTTCGTAAATGTCAGCGCGTCCATTGAGATTATGGATTGGATTGAGTTCAAGCTCATCAAATTCCGGGATGTGGATTCCTTCATTTCGTTGCAGCTCTGGTTTGATCTCTTCACCTGAGTAGATGAATTTTTGTGCTGTTATACGTCGAATTGCGTTCTTACCGACTTGGTAGAATGGATCGTAAGGCTCAACCCAAGTGATTTCAAACAATGAATTGTCCATTGCGAAATAGATCAAATCACCTTCGATAGGCTCTTTGCCATTACATTGGTGTTTGAACAAGTTTGGATTGATAGCTAATGTTACTTCATCATTGACCTGCATACCAAACTTTCCAAAGAAAGTATTTGAGCCACTATAATTTTCGAATGACTGTAGATATGCTGCAAATTTCCATGCTTTGTTGAATTTTGATTGTGGGTCTTCACCGAACAGCAAATCAAGATTAGCAAATTCACGAGGCAAATAGTAACACTCAACTCCTCTCATCTGCACTGATTCTGCAACCAATGCGTCTTGAAGAGTTTGAGTGTTTTCAAATTTATGGAAGTTTACGTATGGATTGAGGATGTTGTGAACATTAGTTTGATTGTAGCCTGTGTCGTTTCCGAGTTTAGCAAACAGTGAACTATCGTATGTGTTCATAATTTATCCTATTAAGATTGGGCAGCCTGGTGACAATGAATCGAGCTCTTCTCGTAATCGAAGCATTTCTCGTTCAGCCTCATCAATCAATCGAACTCCATCGACTGTTGTACCGCCTGGTAATGCCATGCCTTGATGCTTGGCAAGAATTTGGCCATTCGTGTACTTAACTAGACATGTTGCATAGTCTTTAACCCAGCGATTATTGAACGCTCCATGTTTCAAACTTGATTCCTCACCTGCGTAATAACCGGTTTGTTGACGATCAGCATTATCATAAATGTCTGAAACTCCCCAATTATTCGTTTGTTGTGAGCCAGCATAGCCATAGCCAGCATAAGCTCCAACTGAACGTTCGGTATCAACAAATGCTTTAGTCCATACTTCAAGAACTAAGAAATCATTTTTCTTGAAATTGCCAATGATTTTCAATTGACCTGTTGTGTCATTGTACCAATAGTCAGGCTCTGGATTGAACATCTTCTGCATCAAATTCCAGTACTGCATGATCATTGTGAAATAACCAAGCTCGCCACCAAACATGTTAGGACCAAATGTACGAGAACATGAGTTACCGCCATTGAATCCAGTCATGCCTAAAATAAAGTCTTGAGCCCATGGATAAGTTGCTGAACCATCCATTGTCATTAAACTTGTCATAGACGTGTTTGAACGAAGAATCTTTGTAACAGCAAAAATATTGTCGTCTTGAAGGTCGAACACGCCGTCTTTCCATTTTTCATCTTCGCCAATGTAGATTACTTTGAAAGTTCGGTTGAGTCCATTATAGTGATATTCACCAAACAGCTCTAGAGAACGTTGTATGCATTGATATACTTGAGATTCTGTGACTTCGATATTGATAATCGGAGCACCAAGTCGTTCAAGGATATAGTCCTTTAGCTGTTGTGGATTTTTTGGTTCTGTAAACATAATACCTCAATGGGCCCGAAGGCCCTATCGCCTTAAAGATTTGCGACTTTATCTTCTACAAGTTTTAATCGAGCATCAATTGCTTTAATTTCTAGAGCTTGTGCAGCTACAGAATCTTGAAGTTTCTTGATGTCCGCCTTCATACCACTTGAGTTGTTTCCAATCTCAACTTGCAAATCTTGTACTGATGCTGCCGTATCGTTATGAAGAGCAGTCAATGTGTCCAATTTGCCAGCAAGTGATGTTTTTGGAGCAGGAACAGTGCCATAACCTACGAAATCTGAAACGTTTTTAATGTTTGTTGTAAGTTCGGTATCGATTTTTGTATTTATTGTTGAGATATCAAGTGTGTTCTTAGCAACTCGATCTGAGAGGCCTGTACCAGGTGTAGCAATAGTAGCTTCAAGAACTTCAACACGAGGTTTCAAACCTGTTGAAGGAGTGTTGATTGTACCCTCAAGAGCCAAAATTCGAGTTGTGTTTGATGTCACTTCAGTACCAATATGACGTGCACCGAGTCCAATTTCTGTTGAGATTTCAGCAATCTTGTCTTTATTCTCAATATGAGAATTTTCCAATGTGTTGATTCGGAAATAGATTGGTGGAACATTTGGATCGACAGGTTTTGTACCAAGTTCAGCACGAATTTGAGCATCATTAGCAATCAATTGAGGCAAGTCAGCTGATTCAACAATAGCAGAAACGATTGCTACGTCATCTTTGTTTTTCAGTGACTGTTTTGTAACATCGAGTACTTTACGTGTCAGACCTGTTGCTTCATTACCTGGAACTGTGTTACCATTGATGTCTTCGCCTGTGTTCTGTCCAATAGTAGACTTGACAAAAACTAAGTCATCAAAAATGGTACGAGTACCTGAACTGATTGTTCGTGTACCAACATCAAGAACCAATTGTGAACTATCAGCACTGATACGATCGACACGCTCATTGGTTTGTTCTAAATGGAAATTGATTCCTTCAATTGACTCGGTATTTTTCTTAACTTGTTCGACCAAATCAAGGTTACCTGTGACAGCAAGAATTTCTTCAATCTTTTCGATTTTTTCGTTTGACACATCCAGTGTGCCAGAGATTAGACGAAGATTCTCGTCCAATACAACGACGTTTTCTTGAATTTGGACACCTGCAGCATTCAATACTCCATCATGTCCTTTTTTAGTTGAAGCACCTTCCAAGAGTTCGCCATTGCGAACCCAAGTGATACTTTTTTGACCATCGTCTGGAAGACCAGTTACGAATGGGATTTTGTGTAATGCAATCATTTAAGCTACCTTGATAATGTAATAAAGAGACATATTCCATGGACGAACTTCAGTACCAATCAAATCTTTACGGTTTAATGTACTTACTTCGCTTCGTTGCCAGTCAGCGTCGATTTCGTATCCGTCGTTTGTGAAGTACATGAAGTTGTCCCAGTCGGATTTCGCAGAACCATAGTAGCCTGTACCAGCAGATCGTCCATATCGTGCTTCATTACCGGTGTATCGTTCTCCCCAACCGGTTGCGTGTTTGTGTTCAGCAATCTGTTGCTTTTGAACTTGTCCTAGGTAACCGCCATCACAACCATTACCTAAAAGAGGTTTATTTTTATTGTCATATCCGCGTGCATCCAAGATGTCTTGGCCCGTGCCAGCACCACGTACAAAAAGACCACGCAAGTCAGGGCGTTTGAACAAGTTGCCACCACCGCCATACTTGTATCCAATACGCTGGAACAAAATAGCTCGGGTATCTTTGTTCTCTGAACCGCCATCACAAATAGCCCATTTTGAACTTGGCAATGTATCAGCAGTCCACATCATAACAGCACCGATAGGCATATGATCATCTAAGATGTCTTCATTTACCAAACGTTTGCCATTTTCAGACAGAGCACCATTGATGTTTACATTACCTGTAACAGTTTGAGAACCTTCAGCCAATCGAAGTACTTGTGCATTTGAACTCAATGCAGTACCAGCTCCACCTTGACCCGGAACGTCAGTTAATTTGACTGTACCAAATGTGTTGATTGTGGCATTGAAATTTCGGAATCCAGCAGCAGAGATGTATACTCCGTGATCAGTACCAGCATTAGCTTGAGCCAAAGTTGCAGCCTGAACAATACCACGACGTGTATCATTACCGGTCAATTGAGCTAATGAGTATGGAGAAACAGCTACGCCTGCTCGTAAAGTACCTTGTTGGACTTGACCTGCTGTTGCCAACTGAACAAGACCTGCGACAGTTTCAGTTGCTGTCGTATATGACGGGATAAGTTTAGTTGCTTCGGCAATAGCTTGATGAACTCGTAATGGAGTCATTGCTGTTGTATGGTCGGTACCAGCCTTTGCAGCAGCTTCTGTTGAAAGTTTTAGAACGCCATTTGCATTTTCAGTTGATGTACGATTAGCGAAATTCCAATCATTAACATATTTGAGTGATGATGCAACAATAGCTTTATTTGTTGAAGTACCAGCAAGAGCTTCATCATTTGTTGCAACTTGAATGATACCTTTCTGAGCAGTGGTAGCATCAGGATATTGCAAACGTTGATTCAACTTGAGTGGTGTAACAGCAGTCGTGTCATCAGTACCATCCATAACTTGTTGAAGAGTAGATAGTTTGATAACGCCATACGCCTGCTCTGTAGCTGGGCTGGTAGGTGATGTGAGAGCCAAAGCTTCTTGAACGTTCTTAACAGAAGCAGGGAACTGAGTCCCTGCTGGGTTAAAAATCGAATACTTTGACTCGTCAGAAATATGCTTAAAAGTATTATTTTGAGCCATTAGTTATCTCTTCGGAAGTAGTAGAATGTTACAGGACCTGTCGCAGCATCGAGTGTACGAGTTTCAGTACCAATCTTTGTCCACATACCATAACCAGCTTTAGCAGGTGTAGCGGTCGTTGGAGTGATTGTGATGCCTTGATCTGAGTAAGGTTTCAAATTGTGAGTTTTGAAATCTGAGTAACGTAATTGGAGAATGTCGAGTGTCGCACCAGTCGTAACTTCGGCAATAGCAATTCCCTTTTGAGCAGCCTGTTCAAGTGTGAACTTGATCTTCGATGCAGCTTCTTCAGCGGTATCGCCAATTGTAACTTCTGTGTAGAATCCATAGAAGTTAATGATTGTCTTTTGACCTGTGGTTTTGCCATCAGCACGAACAGTTCCAGTGAATTTGAACTGATCAATTTGTGATACACCTGCAGGGCTGATACCATCTGAAGTAGTAAGAATTGTGTTTACCGGCAAAATGAACAGAGCAGCCATGTCATCGATGGCTGATTGAACGTTTGGATAATTGACACCTTTTGCAACTTGTTCGATTGCAACAGCACCATATGGCTGCGTGTTAGCAACGATGATGCTATTCTGATCGACAGTAAACTCGTGATGATTTGCATCACGAGTAGAGTTTTGAGATAATGTTTGATTTTTGCTCATTAAGAAATCCTCATCCAACGATAAACTGTGATGTATGGCTGAACTACACTGATCTCAGTTGGAGGAGTATGTGTAGCATTTGTAACTGCATTTGCTTCACGATATTTATCGTATGCAGGACCACTTTCACCAGGATCGAATTGACATCCACCTACAATGATAGGACCATTTGCATCAACGACAAGTACTTTCTCATCAGTCTGAGTTCGTGGCAAGTTATCGTTTGTCAATGTGACGTTTCGATTTCCACCAGTACCACCAGCTGTATGGCTAGGGTTGCCATTTGAATCAATGTCATTATTATTTAAACCAAAGAGCGTGTCTTGCGTATCTTGAGTCCAACCGACAGTGACTTGTTTCTCTCCCCAAAGCTTCCATGAACCAAAGCCCATGTACGTAACAGGGTTATTTGGGTTGATAGCATTTTCGTAGATAGTTCCGACTGGATAAATCAAATCGAAAATATTTGATGGTGATGAGACATCAACTACTGTGTTACCATTTGCTTCAACGTTTGGCCATTGAGGTTTGTTGTAGTCAGTTACACGTACTGTGCCTGTCAATTCAATCTGTGGACCACGGTTGATGTATCGAGGGTCTGTAACATCAAGAATTTCATCAATAGTCATTGTGGTACCAATGTCATTATTGTACCATTTGATCATCAATACATCGCCATGCTCGAAAGTACGGTCAAATTTGATTGTTTCAATACCACCAGCATCATCTTGTTCAAACGTATAGTCTGTGTGAGATTCTACCCATACACTATTTTGAAGTTCACAGTCATCTTTGTTTAGTGCTGATGCACCTTCACAGCGGAAAACTGGTAAGCCAGCTCGACCTGCTTCATTCAAAATAACACCGTTGACATAGACTTCGAATGTGTTAGGGTTAATCAAACCAGTGTTTGATGTCAACGCGTAACCAAGATCAGCAACTTTGATTTCTTTCAATGTTGAAAGATCAGCAACGATTTGTGAGCCAGGATTCGTAACGCCATTGGTTTGTTTGATGTCTAAAAGAGTAGCAGACAAACGATTGTACGTTGAACGCCATTGTGCAATTCCATCTAAGTATGTAATTACAATCAATGCATCGCCTTCTTCACAAGGTGTACGCAAACGAATATTCACGCCATCAAGTTCAGTGATCGTTGCACCAGGTCCTACAGAACCATAGTCAGAATTGTCAGTGAACGTGTCACCATAGAACAACAAGTTACCACGACGATAAACTTGAGTGTTCGATGTATTGAACATGTTACCGCCAAAGATGTCTAAAAAGTCAGTTTGACCTGCTGTTGCGATGTACTCTTTACGAATAACTGTTGCTACGTCGCCATTTGAAATTTTGTTCAATTGCTTGTTTGCAATGTATTCCCAGCGACCAGGAGCACAATAGACAAGTTCTAAGTCTGTAAGATTGACTTGGAACACTTTAGAACCAGCATCACCTTTGAGTGTATCGCCAGAACCAGGAGTCAATGTAACAGCATTAGTCTGCCATGTACCGAACACGTCACGAATACGAATTACTTTGTTGTAATCAGCTGTTGTGCCTTTAGGAAGCTTGACTTGGATAGCATTTGATGATGTATCAAGAGCATATGACTTACCAAATGCAGCAGTTACCACATTTGATTTTGTAGTTTTCCAAGCACCAGCTGGATGTGGATTAGTCCCATCACCGAGTTCAAAATACAAGTCATCGAAGTTGTTATTGAGCTTCAAACCACCTTCACGTAGGTAGTCACCTGTACCATCATCGACCATGTTACCGACGTTTAAATTTTGCTTCATTATGCAGCTCCAACTCTCTGTGTTGCAATACTCTTGATTGCAAGTTTAATACCTGCTACTGATGATGACACTACAGCATTGACGAATCCATTCGCATCGATATCGAATCCAATTTTGATGATCTCATCATCTTCATTGATGTTTCCAACTCGGAAAACTGCGAACTCAGTTGCATGAACCTTTTTCTTTGTGTGCTCAATACCTGGTGTGTTTTCGATCAGTAAGTTAATTTCGGATTGACGCATTTTTGAACTATTTGTGTTCATAGCTGTTAGCATCAATTTGATTGTGTTGTACTCATCCACGTGTGCAATTCGAACTTTGGATTCGGCACCTGTAACAGCAACAGTTTTGTTGATTGGAGTTTGTTTGTCACCAAATAATGACGAAACAGAATAATCCCAAACAGCAACGCCATTCTCTTTCTTGATACACCAGCATTCGACTCGTGCAAATGGTACAGTAATATTTAATGCGCCTTGAACTCCAACAAATGAACCAGAAGCAACGCCAATTGAAAGTGGACTATTGACAGAGAATGAGCCATTTGTGTTCACAAACACTACGCATTCACCTGGTTTTCCTTCAACGATCATTGGGCTTGCAGCGCCAGTTGTCGTATCGACATCCCACATTGTACCTAAGCCAATTGGAGTACGAAAATCATGTTGAGTAACTTTTTGGTAGTAGCCGGTAGCATGGATGGTTTGATGTCCTTCGCCGTGTCCTACAGAACCTAAGCGTTGATCACCGAAAGCATTGTAGACACTGTCGAAGTTGTGGTTGATTTTGACACCACCATCATATAAGATGTCGCCAGTAGATGCGTTACCGATTTCACCAACGTCAATGTATTGCTTTACTTCTTGATTGATCATAGGAAATCCTCTTAATTTTATTATTTATACAAAAACGAAAAGGAGCACTGGGCTCCTTTTCCTTTATATGTAATGCCATTCAAAACCTTTGCATGATTTGTATTGCTAGTTTAAGGGCCTTTCCAGACCCTATATACCCGTCATTAATGTTTTTAGTAGAATGCACGCCATAATACATCTTGCCATTAATCAAATTAGTAGTTAAGTAAGTAAAATTATACATTCTAATAAAAATCCTTTATAAATCAATAACTTAGAATTCAAAAATAATGTTTATTTCTTCTGTCTGGTCCATAGAGCGAACGATTGGTTGTCGATTCTCAATGTAGACCATTTCACCTGAATGACGGAACAATTGATTTGCAGAATAATTTTCTTTTTCTGCTTTCACGTTAGGGTCAGTAGGTTTTGCTTTTGCTTCAAATGGATTGACAATCATAGATAATTGACGGAAGCCTTTGTTACCAAGCACAGATGCGTTAGGGAAATGTACTGAGTCAAAGAATGCTTTAAATCGCATTGAAACTGCTTTGATTCGGAAAATCAATCCAAAATCATTTTGTTGCCATGATAAATTGTGCTGATAACCCCAACGAGCAGGGTCACTACCGAGTTCATCAGGCCATGGCACAACGATGTGTTCATTTGTACAGCGGTTGATTGAAACGTCAGGTGGAATCTCATACAAGTATTCCCATAGATAGCCATCACCAGTGTCTACCATTCCTTCTGTGTCACCACGTCCACTTGGAGCAAAACGAGACTCAACGGAAGTAGTCCATTTTCCACCGAGCTTGATACATTCACCTTTGTCGGTAATTGAACCAATCGAACATACACCGAGACTTGGAACATCGACAACCCGATACACGAGCCATCCTTCAGCACCTGTAACTCGGTTGTACGGTGCAGTGTTTGTGACAATAATCTCGCCGATTTGGAATGTACGAGAATTGGAGTAACGAACGTCACCCCAATCTTTACGAGGAATAACTGCATCGAGCAGTGATTGATTAACTTTCACTGCTCCAAGCATATTAGTCCATACATCTTCAACGCCTCGAGTATTATCGACTGGATAAGGCGGTGCAAATCCAGGATCGTTCTCGTTTGAGGCCCAAGGTGTATCTCGTCCAAATGACAAGTAAATTGAATTTTTGTCAGCACCATTACCGATCGTCTGATAAAAATTTAGCATCTTTTCAGTACGAAATTTTGAGGTGATAATGGCACGATAAACTACGCTTGAATCATTCATCTACTTTTACCTGTGTTGGATGTTCTGGGTCACGTGGATTTCCGATGTTTGACTTAAGTCGTAAATCAACCAAAGCTCTGAACTTAGAGAAAGTAACAGCACTTTGATCAAATAGTGGACTCATAGGTCTACGTCGTTGATCAGCATCTAGCCCATAGTATGTAGTATTATTTATGCTCATGTAGTCAGGACGAAGTGGGAATTCTTCATCTTCACGACCTGTAGGAGAATAAATCGGCTCACCTGTTGTGATGTCATGTTCGATCTTGCCATTTGGACCAATAACAGCAACTCGATCTGGATAATGAGATGGCAACCCAGAATCCCAACGATAGTTTTTGTATGTGTTGATGATCGTCTCAACATGTTTAAGGCTCAGACCAGCATTAATGAACATAGTCAATAATGTGATACCAATGAAGCCGAATCCAACTGGATGAACGAATCGAAGTACGTCATCACGATAACGCGAAGTTGGTAATTGAGATTTGATTTTCATCACATAGTAAGCACGACTACGGTTGATGTACTCGATTGTGTTAGATGACATGTCTTTACCACGTACACCTTGAACAATCATTCCTTCAAAATTAGTTCGTTCTGACTTGATTTCTTGACCAGCTAAGAAGCGTCCCATCAAGTTGTGAATCGTTAATCGCCATTGAAGCTTACCTTTGGCATAGTGACGCTCGATGTATGTAACGTTTGAACGACCAGTAGGTGTGTAGATAGTTCGACCTGCTAAATCTTCTGTGATGTTGTCAGACTGCACGATGATGTCGTATTCAAGCCCGTTGTTAGACTCAATATCGATTTCAACATCTTCGTTGTACAATGCTTTAAACAAGAATTTATATGATGCTTCAACACCTTTAGTTGAATAGAAATCGTTTTTACGAGTCTCAAAGAATCGAGATACGAGGTCACGTTTGTCTTTGTTCAAATAGATGTTACGCTTATAAATTTCTGACCACATGTACTCCCAAGAGTGCTTCTCTTTAGGATACTTGTCACGAATCAAATTCACCAAGTTATTGTATGATGTGCCATAGCCATCTGACAAGTATTGAAGGTAATATTGACAGAATTTCTCGAAATTTGAATCTTCAAGCAAGTAGCTATCTGGAATCATTTTAGTCAAGAATGGACGTAAGTCAGGATTGTTGTATCCACCTTCGTCATCTGGCTTCCATTCAGTAGGCCACTCTTGATTTTGCAAGTAAGCACGTAACATGACGTTAGAAGGCTTCCAAACAATACGAACGTTATCTTTTACTCGATAATTGAATTCGTAGTAACCAATGAGCTCACCAGAATATCGATAGAACATTACACCACTTGCGTATTGAGTGAAGTTCTTGAATTCGACGTTAGGTGAAATGACAGTACAGTCACCTGCTTTCCAAACTTCTTTCATGACACGATCAGGTGAACTGATTGATGCTGGGTCAATAGCATATGAGTGTTCTACGTCTGAATAGACCATAACAACTCGCCAATCATTGTTTACCCAACAACGAGTACCAGAGTTTGTGCACTTAGAGAAAAATGGTTCAGCATAATAACGCATGCGTCCAGGCTTCCATTTATCCCAGCCATCAAATCCATTAGCTCGGAATGACATCATCAAATAATGTTTGTCATGTAAGAATTGCTGTTCGATTAAAGGCTTAACAGCACTTGAAACAACGCCAGGATATTTCGCAGGCAATTCAGTGTCAGGTACTAAATCTTTGTCAAGAATTTTGTAGTTGCTTGAAGAAATGAAGATTTCTTTGTTGTCGCAAGACATGTTTGTATAGCCAAGCTCAATACGACGACGCTCTTCTTCTGTGTTACCAAACACACGGGTCCATTTGCCGGTATCATGATCTTCTAAGATGTAGACGCCTTTGTCAAGAGAATCGAGAATTGGAAACTTACGAGGGTCTTGACCAGCTTGTTCCATTTCGCCAATAACGAGTGCAAACACACGTCCTTCAACAGAGTCCATTTTCCATGTGACAACTTTAGGGTTGCCGGTGATTGTATGAGATTCATCTTCGAATAATTTTTCACCAAAAGTAGAACTCAACGGATCAGTGTCGATTGGAGCATTTTTAGCTTTTGCAAAACGTACTTTGTCACGTGCTACAACATAAATGTAATCATCGTTTGCTGTAATAGCTTCAGCGATTTGTGACACATCACCCGGCAAGCGTGCATATGTACCAAAAATATTCACATCAAAACCAAGTTTTAGCGTATCGCCTTTCTTAGCAAATGTGATGTCCTCAGCGCTGAATCGAACTTCATCAGATGACCAACGAGTGTCAGTTGATTTTCGACCATAGAAAATTCGATCCCAGCCAAGTACATAGTTTGTGCTTGATGTTTGATAGAACACAGTTTGTGACAATGGCCAGCCAACTCGATCATTAAGCAATTTAACTGCTTGCCAGTTCTGTCCTTTGTCGTTTGATACTTTAACAAGACCTTGCCAACGTTCAAACAAGTAGAGAACGCCATCATCTTCCATCAAGTACATGCGTTCTAAGTCCTTACAGACTTTTTGAATCGAACCTTGAATTTCGTGGTACTCGTTCTCTTTAATGATGAAGTTGGACATTTGAGAAATATGTGAGTATCCGTCTGAGTATGTGAACTGTTCGTTCGTCAATGCAGCCCAGATAACGTCACGATTAAAGTCAACGTATGAATTGTTGCCTTTCAAGAATTTTTCATTGATGAATGTCTTATTGAGAGTCAACTCGTTCATCAATTCGAATGTGTAAGCATTTTGCTCAAAAGTTTGGAGTTCTTCTGTCTCTACCCAATCACTCTGTTCAAACCCTTCAGCACCTACCGCAATTCGGAATTTGTAGTATGTCAATTTGGCTAAATCTGATGAAAACCAAAAGTTATCACTTGTATAGCCAAGTGATTGCCAAGAAATATTTCCTGGCTCACGTGTCTTAGCTACTTCAACAAAGTAATAAAAGTTTTCACCGACCTCGTCCCACTTCAAACTAACGCTTGTGGCAGATAGTTTTGCGATAGTGAGACTTGTGATGCTCGGTGCTTTTACTGTCATTGTGTTACTGCCTCTAAATTAATTGTTGTGTATTGTGGACGTAAGTCGTTCTCAAACACGATCAAAGAACCATCTCGAGTAAAGATGTTGTCATCGTCAGGTGTACTTGACAATTCAATTTGCTGTACTTCGAAACGATCAGATGTCATATCAATAGCAGCAATGTTCCAATAAATGTAGTCACGTACATAATCCACTTCACCGATTTCGAAGTAATCACGTTGTGCATTTAATGGTTCACGATTAAAGTCATTTCCCTGATAAGGCGCTTTAACTTTGATGTCACCTGGGATGAATGGACCAATTAGAATTTTACCTTTGCCTTCGTTGTTAGCATCAGTTGAAACGATTTTGACGTTGTAATAGTCATTGTCGAGTCCAGGACTAAATGGGAATTCGTTTGATGTGATTGAACGAGACTTAACTCGATTATAGTATTTAATCCCTGATTCTGGTGTCACAAAGAAGTTAGAGATTTCACGAACCAAACTGATGCGTGCTGATGAACCAATGATCGAATGGTCAGCATTATCGACGTATGTCAACATTTTCGATTTAGCAAACGATTTGTTGAACATCTCAACATCATCAATGTAATAGCGATCGATCTGATCGATAATTTTTGAGTTGAGCCACTGTTCTGATTCTTGCAATTTATTGATCGCATAGGTCACGTCAATTTCATGCTTGATGAACAAGTAGTTTGGTGAAATAACTGAAGGCGTGATTGGTGCTAAATTGTACTCTTTCAAGTAGTTTTGCATGTCTTCACGTTGTACAGCAGTCAAGTACAATCCAGACTTCGGTTTGATAGCAATGAATGCATAACCAGGCTTGTCATTGTCTGTGAAGGTTTGAATTGCTTGCACAATTGAACCGAATCGTTCAGAAACGAATGCATCATAATCAGATGCTGTTACACATCGCATTTGAGCTTCACGTTTGATTGCTGCCATTTCACGAATACGTTCGATATCTTCTGGGTCACCACCGCCATCAGCACCAACATAATCTTTGTCATTGTTATAGTTCTCAAGTACTTCATTCACTGTGATGTACTGCAAAGTATCAGCATAAGTGAAATCTGTAGCACCATTTGCTTTAGCGCCATCAGTACGTAGATATTCAACAACGATTGAACTATTTTCGATTGGCTTCAAACCACCAATGTAATTGGCTTGTAACACACCGCCTGCAGCAGCGATAGATGCTTCACCTTCACCAAAGTAGATTTCTGTAAAGCCATCGACTGTTTCACGAATGTAGTAAATTGTTGAAGTTGAACCAGCATTGACCATTGACTTGTGAGTCCAGTTAGCCCATTCTTTACCATCAACAAAAACTCGAACTTGATTTCGGTCAATATTCTCATCACGAATGATGATTGGGTCTTTGCGTTTGAATAATGATTCAGTACGAACGATACGTCCTTGAGCAAGACGAACGATTGGCCAATATTCATTTGCTAAATCTTTTACTGCTGTTACTTCTTCAGTTACAACAAATGGATATGGATCGGCACTAGTTTCTCGAGCATACGCCAAGAATTTTGTACCACGTGGAATTCGAATGTTGTTTGGATTCAACGAGTTCGATACACGAAGTTGAAGACTTGTCTTAGCACCTGTCAAGCCAGATGGTAAGTATGAATTGTCTTGTGCAGCCTGAATAACTGACGAACGCATGTTTGCTGTACGCAAGAATGATTCATAAACTGCAGTGTTTGAGAATTGTTGGATGTACAATGTGTTGTATGCTAATAGATCAAGTAACACGTTGATTCGAGAGCCAGCGAAATCATAGTCTTTGAATTCTTCTTGGCCACTCAGCCAGTTTGTCAGTGCTAATTTGATTTCTTCGAATGTTGCTCCGATGAACACTTCGGGAATAGCATTTACGGTACGTTGTAATTGTCCGTTAGTCCATTTTTGTGGTTCAGTTGCCATATTGACCTCTTAAGATATGAATAGTTTTGGGCTGCCTTGAGCAACATGATCGCCATCAGTCAGTGAATCACCGATCTGAACAATTGCTTTGCCAGACACGAATACCTTAGTTGAAGATGCTATACATTTTCCAACAGGACTGTGTCCATGATATTGTGCTTCATCGCCATTAACGATGACTGGTATGCCACCTACAAAGAATTTGCTTTGAGTCGCTTTAATTGGTGTAGGTGGATAAGGACTATGTCCTGTAGTCATGCACATGTCATATGCTACTGCTGCCATTTCTACCTCACATAAGCTAAAAACATATTTGTGAAAGTATCCCAATTGCCTTGTACAGGTTGAGTATACTGTTTAGTTATATTTAAGACTTGCTCTGCACCGGGCTCTCCTTTGCTGTAAGTCAATTCAACTTTGATATTGAAATTCTTAAGCATTTGACGTGGAGCAGAGTATGAGTACAAGTCTGCAGTTCCCTTTGGAGGTAGATCATTAAATGAACTAGCTTCAAGTAGATCATTCCCTAATCTATACTTGAGAGAGCCAGGAGGCAATTGAAATAGTCCAGAGAAATTACCACTGAACGTTGGTCCATTGATTGCGATAGCTTGAGGCATATCAGTCTCAGTGATTTTGAAATCAACTAAAACTTCATCTGCCTCAAGAGTATTCGTAAATGTGAATGAGAAATTCGAACCTTCCATAATGACCGGAAGCAACGATTCTTCTGGTAAAATAGTAGCCATAATTACACCACATCAAATCGAGGAGTATTCCAAGTAACAGCACCAGATGTTACGCTGTACGTTCCACCAACATTCATAGTATAGCTACCAGAAACATTAGCATTCATAGAACCACCAACTTTTAATTCTGTGTTACCAGAAACGTCAATAGATGCATTACCAGCTACAACAATTTTAATATTGCCCGAAACTTCGATTGTGCCATCACCAGTGATCTTTTTGATTTCATTGCCAGCAATTTCGATAGTCTCATTACCAGCAATTTTTGAAGTACGATTACCTTCTACTTGCTGTATAGCATCAGAGAAATTGATGTATGTCTCTACACCACCTACGTTGACTTTGTACTCGCCTTCACACAAATCATGTCGTGAGCCACCAGTCAAGAAATATCGATCGCCTGTTGCTTTATCGGTTTTTCGTCCATCTGCAGCATCTTCTGTGTATGAACCACTTGGATGCATTTGACGATGACGTTCTTGACCAGGCGTGTCATCATATTCAACTACGTGACCACCTTCAGATCGAGTTGCTTTAACGTATGGATACTCACCACGATATGAACTCTTTGGTTCTGAGAACAGCACAGCGGTTTCTTCTTCAACAAATGGCTCACTTAAATCTTCAGGCATACCGTCGAGAATTGGAATCTTTGTGTAGTCAGGTACAACTTCTTGGTCATTCGGATCATATGGGTCAAATCCATCCATGAAAGGCATTTCACTAAAATTCGAACGAAGCATCATTTTGCCAGCTGGTTTTGGAGGCAACACGCCATACGAGGCAACATTACCATTTTTGATGATGAGTGAAATTCGGTTAGCACGTCCAGGTGTCTGACGAGCCCATTTAGATTGTTTTGCTGCAGCTGCTGCCTCGGCATATTGTCCTGCACCCATGAACCCTAAAACACGTCTGAATTTAGCGAGACCACCAGTACCCATTTGAAAGGCCATGTTCTCTAATGCCATTTGACGTGATCGATTCATCTTAGCATAGACTGGTGCAATAACTCCGTTCTTTCGAATTTCTGACTGAACCTTTTGAAGGTCCATCTTAAACAAAGTAGAAATATCAGCAGAGTTGATTGATGAACCAACTGACTTGCCAAGTTGACGACTCAAAATTGGAAGAATTTGATTCATGTCTCGAGTTTTCTTGTACACAATCAAGTGTCCAATACCAACTGTCGGGTACCCTAATGAGTCCCAATACACTTGATTCTTGACACCTTCGTCACCTCGAAGCATTGTTTCGATTGTCAATGCAGGATTATTGTCTTCGCCAGCAACGTCTTTACCACCTGGCAGAATACCGGTTGACGAGTTACCATTTTGAATTCCATTCGCACCTGATGCATCGCCATAAGCTCCACCAGCATTTAGACCACTTATGTCAGGTCCAGCATTGTTTGGATATTGTCCAAACGGGTCAGAGAATCCTTCTTCGCTGTTAGGAATATTGACTTGGTTACCCGAGTATGAGCAGAGTACGAGTCCATTTGTCTTGTACTTGTCAAGCCAGATACCAAAAACTGATGAGCCATTCACAAGACCTGTAACAGCACCTGAGATGCCAGAAACTGATGCCGATGTGACTGGCAAACCAACTGACATCCAAGGCAATTCTTCAACAGGAATACCAGCGACGTCACCTTGAATTCGACTGAATGGATGTACGCCTACTACTCGTACGCGTACACGTCCTTGTTGCATCGGGTCTAATCGATCTTCTACAACGCCAACGAACCAGTTGACGTCATCTGATTGCATTCTCATTATGCATTTCGCTCCATTTCACGAATCATGTCAGCCACAAAGTTATCAATATCTGATGGCGAAATAACTCGAATCTTACGTTTGTATTCATTGTCATGTAGTGCAGCTTCATATGCATTGACTGCAGCTAATGAACCTCTAAATTGAACATGTAGCTGTTCGACGTCGCCTTTATCGTACCACCAACCTGGATTCGTCTTGTCTTCGACGAGATTGTAATACTTTTCACCACGAATGTCAACATGGTACATAATCACTGCTTCTGGATTTGTATACTCTTGAGCAACAGATTCATAACACGCTTCTTGAGATTTAATCCAGTCGTGATACGGGTCATAGACATTATTTGCCATGAGCAATGCCCAGTAGAGTTGTGTATTCCCATACATACTGTACGCTAAAACTTCTGGACGAGGAGCACCTTGAATATAGTATGTCACTAAGTTATAATTTGATGCGACATTGTCAAAGTATCGTTTGTAATTACGAAATGTGTCAGTCATCAAAATCGTAGGTGCATTCTTCGAAACTGTTTTAGCTGAGTAGTAAATTGGATTATAAAATGATAATAGCACAGTTGTCTCCAATTATAAATATTAACTAGTCGTATTTATACTTTATGGAGGATTTTATGGCCTACAGCGGCAGTTTCATGCCTAAAAATCGTGAAAAATACAAAGGCGAGATCACAAAAATTCATTATCGTTCTAACTGGGAAAAGTTTTTCATGAATTATTGTGACAAAAATGACGCAATCGTCAAGTGGAGTTCAGAAGAAGTTGTTATCCCTTACTTCTCTCAGGCTGATGGCAAACGTCGTCGATACTTCATGGATTTCTGGGTCAAGTATGATACAGGACAAGAATTTTTGATTGAAGTCAAGCCTAAGAAAGAAACTCTGCCACCTATCAAGCCTACACAATTAACTGCTGGTGCTAAACGTAGATTTATGAATGAAATCTACACATATAGTGTGAACATTGACAAGTGGAAAGCAGCAAAAGCAGTAGCAGACAAAAACAAAATCAATTTTCGAATTTTGACCGAAGAAGGTCTTAGAAAATTAGGGTACGTATGTTGAGGAATATATGAACATTTTTTATACAGTCTATAAAGTAACAAATAGCATCAACGGCAAAATCTATATCGGGGCTCACAAAACTCATGATGTGAATGACTCATATCTTGGCTCAGGAAGATTAATATTGAAGGCTATTGCTAAACATGGTACAGAAAATTTCTCAAAGGAAATTCTGCATGTATTTGAAACTGAACAAGAAATGTTCGACGCTGAATCAGAACTCGTCACGGAAGAATTTGTTAAGTTGGATACAAACTATAACATTGACTTAGGCGGAAAAGGTGGCGGTGCTCGGTCTGAAGAAGTTCGTAAGAAAATCGCCGAGTCAATGAGAATTGTTGCAACCGGTAAAACTCATTCTGCAGAATCAAAGGCCAAAATGTCAGTAGCTCATAAAGGCAAGAAATTGTCTAATGCTACTAAGCTCAAGATTTCTAAAGCAACAAAAGGATTTAAGATGCCTGAAGAAGATGTCAAGCGACGAGCAGAATTGCTCAGAGGTATTCCTCGTTCAGAATCAGCCAAAGCCTCTATGCGATCTGCATTCATAAATACCCCTGATAAAGTATGTCCACATTGTCAAAAGAGCTGCAAGCCAGCTCCATACAAACGATGGCATGGCGACAATTGTAGAATGAAGGAGATAGTATGAGTATTTTCCAAATTGATGAATCAACACAGATTCAAAAGAGCAATCTGCCTAAGATGACAAAGGACGAGCTCCAATGGGTCAATATTGGTGTCGAATGGTACAAAGCTAAAGCAAAAGGCGTTTCTGGCAAAGCATTCGCAGAAGAGAAAGGACTCAACTACAGCACATTCAGTCGATCAATGACACGTTTCAAATTGAAGATCGCACTTGCTGTTAAAGCTGAAGCATTAGCTAAAAAGCCTGACAACAAGTTGACTCGTGAAGATCGTGCTGTCATAATGATCAATAGCTTTAGACAATCTTTGCGGGCTCGAGTCGCCGACAAAGGTGCTGCGCAGAACAACAAATCTGCGAAATGGTTTGCTGATACTCTTCGTAAGGGTGTCAAAGGACACAAAGTTTCTCGTCCTACTCCTGGAAAAGTCTATGCATATCAATATGATGCTAAACACAAAGACACACTTCCATACTGGGACAAATATCCACTTATCGTTTTTCTTGGATTCTACAAGTCATCAAAGAGTAACACACTGCTCATGCATGGTTTGAACTTGCACTATATTCCACCTAAAGCACGTCAGCAATTTCTTGAAGACTTATTGAAGCAATATGCTAACACGAAGACAATCACTAACAGCACAAAGTTAAACATTGACTGGTCCAAGGTCAAAGGATTTCAAGGCGCTGATCAGATGATTAAAGCATATCTACCCGCACACATCAAAGGTCCAATTATCGAAATTAAACCTTCTGATTGGGCAAATGTCGTGTTGATGCCATTACAGCAATTTTTATCTAACGGTAAGAAATTTAGTGCTAACAAGGTCTGGAAATAATCAGACTTTGTGCTACGCACAAGTGGCAGAGCCACAGTCATTCATTTTCGTCGTTATAGATCAGAGAAATCTGAAACATCTGACCCTCTATCTATTCCGACCAAATGAATAACTTTGAACGGCGGAAGCAGCTGAAGCTATTATAAACAATTTCCGTGGATAGCATATTTAGTCTCGAATCAAGCGATCAAATTTTATACAAAGAGAGAATTATGTCAGTAGCATACAATCAAACCAACATTACCAACTTTGCTTTAGATATTCCAGACGCGAATATCACACGAGCATTCAAGTTAAACGTCCAAAGTGCTTTAATTCCTGGCATCCGGATTCCACCAACTAACACGCCAGCTGGCACAAAGGGATTGGCACGTGCTAACTTGCCTGGCTCGACTGTCGAGTTTGACCCATTAGTAGTTCGATTCCTTGTCGATGAAAATCTTGATGCATGGGTTGACTTGTACACATGGATGCTTTCAATCAATAACTACTTGACTCATGACAACATGGGCTGGCATGAAGGCACGCTTCCAAAATTTATCACATTGCATATTCTCGATAACACAAAAGAGAACATTGTCATGTCAATTCATTACTATGGAGCTTGGTGTTCCGACCTTGGCGAAATTGAGTACACATTTGTTGAAGACTCTGATCCAGCTGTTTCATGCGTAGCTACATTTAATTACAAGTACTATGTCATCGAAAAAGATGGACGTATCATTGAGACTCGTGAATCAATCACCGAGCGTGGACAAACGACTGGCGAATCAGCTCCTAAAATTGGGAGGCACCCAAGTCAACGTGCTTAATAAAAAGTTGGTATATAATCATCTTATCTACGTTGGAGGTGGTTATGAAATTTCTCTGTGTAGTCGGCAAAAAACGATCTGGTAAAGACACGGTCGCCGACATCATAATAGCTGAGAATCCCTTAGCTGTAAAATATGCATTGGCAAAGCCAATCAAAGAAGCATTATCATATGCGTACAATATGATCAATCTTAAAAACAAATCTGGTGTCGATTTAACACGTGAACACTTTGATGGTATCGACCCTTTAACAGGTCAAGATTATGATCGTGAACGTCCAATCAATATCTCAAATGCTGATGCGATTGAGTTGATGCAAACTTCGGTTAAATATCTTGAACAGTTGCTCGGTCTCAAACAGAAAAAGACCGTACAAGTACATTCGATCAATTCTCAAATTGAATCATTGCTCTGGAACTCAACAGATTACTGGTGTGTACGTCGTTTCATGCAAGTTTTAGGCACAGATATTGTTGTCAACTTGATTGATACACAATTCTGGAATCGTTGCATGCTGAATGAGTTTTTGAACACTGATTCAGAAGACACTCCATATTTCATCATTTCTGACATTCGTCAAGAACATGAAATTCAATTAATGCGTGATTTAGGTGCAATAATTATTTTTGTTGAACGTGAAGATCGTATAAATAAAAACAGAATCGATGACCACATCACAGAAGCTGGATTAAAACCTGCTCCTACTGATATTGTCATTCAAAACAACGGGTCAATTGCTGATCTTAAATCAAAAGTGTTAGAGGTAATATAAATGTCTGAATTAACAAACGAACAACGCCAAGAGCTTCAAATTCAAAACTTGAAATCACGTATCTTAGATACCCAAGATGCTCTTACTCAAGCGCAAGCTCAAACAAAAGAACTTGCTGATGTTTTGACTAGCATCGTTCAAGCTATTGAACTGCCAGCTTCAGAAAATGGCCAAGTTCAGCTTGCTGATATCGTATCAGCAGTTGAAGCTATTGTTGAAGAACGCGATTCGCTTAAAGCTGCAACTGTCGAAGGTGAATAATGAAATTCAGTGAAGTTGACAAAGGAACTTACGTTTCTGCCAAGTTCACTGAAGACACATTAGATCGTATTGAGAAGATTCAGAAATATTTGGGTCTTCTTAATCCTGTTTCTCGTGCTGATCTGCATACTACAATTTGCTTCTCACGAGTTAATGTGCCATTCACTGCATCGAATGCATCTCTCGAAGTTTCAAACAAAAATCATTTAGAAGTATGGCAAACCAACAATGGACCTGCTCTAATTCTTTGTTTGGAATCTGAGTACTTGGTAGAACGCCACAAATATTCTCGCATCTTAGGTGCTACATACGATTATCCTGATTACAAGCCTCACATAACGTTGTCTTATAATCTTGGTGCTCAAGCTGTTGATCTGACGATCGCAGATGTCAATATGCCTATCGTTGTTTCACACGAAGTTGTGGAAGATCTGGACCTAGATTGGACAAAGGATAAAATTTGATCAATCAAAAATTATTTTCGTAAAGCAGGTTACTTTTGTTGAAAAATGTGTTATTATAGTCTTATCAAATATTACATTGAGTAAAACATCATGATCAAGCAAGTTATTATCAAATCTTCAATTATTGTTCGAAATGTATTTTTAGCTTTGGCTGCAATTACGATTCTCGGCACAGTAGCTCTAGGAGTTTTGATGACTAACGCCGAAATGAAATCTCTTGCAATGCAAGCATTTAAAATGGCTGCAGTAGGATGTATCTTCGAAGTAATTCGTCATTTCGTTGCTCAGTATTATGATGAACTAACCCTGAAATTGCGAGGTATGAGTATGAACAAGTAATCGTATAAATAAATTTATCAAATCACTTGAATCGAAATCAATCCACGAAGGAAATTGAACATGGCTAAAATCATCTTAACCGTCGACACCCGTCTTCCACAAGCAACTAATACTCGTCGCTTTGTACTTGACACAGAAAACATCGTTGGCTTATTCAAAGATGTACACGGCAACACTGGCGTAGTATTCAAACCAGCTGCAGTTGCTCAGCCAAAATCAGTATACGTTACTGAAACTTTCGAAGAACTTGCTGAAACATTGCAACTCGAAAATCCGAACAAAACAGTTGTGACGGTCAATCATAAGGTGCAACAATCACTCATTGCACAGTTTGTACTCGATGTACGCAAACTCGTTGGAGTAGTTGAAAATCATCTTGGTACTCAACTCACAATCAAAACTTCTGAAAATGCAGTGCCGACATTGGCATTCGTAACTGAAGATTTTGATGAAATCGCTTCATTGTATATTGATGGTCCATTTGACCCTGAATTGGATTAAATTTACCTCGGAGTTACCTCTTAATTGAGGTAACTTTTTAAAACGTTCTTAGTGATGACTAGTTCAAAGTTAGAATATAGGCCTGACAATAAGCCCTAAGATTATCGGTTGAATTCCGATTAGTTGCAAGAATAGAACGTTTTAAAAAGTTACTTAAAGGAGTTAGCAATGGCTATCTTAGAACGAGATTTATCCGTACCTGGAAATTGCAGTTTCGACGTTGAATTTGATGGCGATATTCTTGTAGTCAAGTCAGTGTATGACGATGAGCAATATGAGTCAGTTGATACAACTTTTGACCCTAAAGAATCTCGAGCGTTGTACGAATTCTTGAAAGCTAAATTTGAATAGTTTAATTTGGAAAGTGAACCCATCTTGGATTGGGAACCGCCTGCTAAGCGAGTTGACTGGTAACGGTTGAGTTTCGAGCACTCCTCTTTCCGCCAAATATGTCTCGCTGGCCGAGTTGGATTAGGCATCGTAGTTCTATTGCGACTTATATGAGTTCGAATCTCATGCGGGGCTCCAAAATTAAAGGCGTTGTGGTAGAATGGTTATACGGCGGATTGCAAATCCGCGTCGATGCAGGTTCGAGTCCTGTTGACGCCTCCAGATTGTTGTATAAATATAATTATAGAAACACACGCCCCAACAGCAAATCAATATGCTGTTAGGAAAAGTATGATATACTGTCTATATCAACTAAACAACATAGTTCTTAAAGTTCTGGCATCATATAGTGGTATTATGCTGGTTTTGTACTCCAGTCACCGAGTTTCGATTACTCGTGCCAGAACTTTAAGAATTACTACGGGGACGTAGGAAAATTGGTAACCCCATCGGACTGTAAATCCGACGCCAAAAGCATCTGTGAGTTCAAGTCTCACCGGCCCCACCAAACATTGCTCTTATCGTCTAGTCGGTTAGGACGTCAGCCTTTCACGTTGAAAACTCGGGTTCAAGTCCCGATAAGAGTACCAATTTGATGTGGACCATGGTGTAATGGTTAGCACCGCGATTTGTGATGTCGTTAGTCTCAGTTCGAATCTGTGTGGTCCAACCAATATAAATAATTATAATAAATTAAACAATTTCTTCCTCAGTAGCTCAGTTGGTAGAGCAGCAGACTGTTAATCTGTGGGTCACACGTTCGATCCGTGTCTGGGGAGCCAAATGTTAGTAGTTGAATCATAGCCATAAGCGCAATGACTGATTTAGCTCGGGATACCTTACGAAACTTTAGAACGTTTTGGAGCTGTCCTAACAAGGTGTTCCTCCACCTCAAGTGAGAATTGAAAAATGTTGTCATTCTTTTGAATGATTGGCGAAGTTGATAGAGCTTGGTCGTTACATAAACAAAACTATCACAGAATTTTGGTGAAGTGGCAGAGTCTGGCTTATTGCAGTAGTCTTGAAAACTACCGTCTCATAGTGATATGGGGCCCTGGGTTCAAATCCCAGTTTCACCTCCCGTCGAGTAGCTCAGTTGGTAGAGCAACGGACCGATAATCCGCAGGTCACATGTTCGAATCATGTCTCGACGACCAATTTCAGATATGGATTTGCCTCTTTACAATGCTCACTAATCCATTATTTTTGTTATCTCTCTATAGGGCAGTCTGGTAGCCTACTTCTTTTGGAAAGAAGATGTCGTTGGTTCAAATCCAACTAGGGAGACCAATTTGTCTAAGTGTAGAAATACACTTCTTGAGACTCGATGAACTTACTGTCGAGCTGCTGTTATAGTTCAGCAGATCAAAAACTATCAATTGTCGCATGGTGTAATGGTAGCACCACAGAATTTGACTCTGTTAGTAAAGGTTCGATCCCTTTTGCGACTTCCAAATTATCGCGATATGGTGTAAAGGTTGCACATAGGGCTCATAACCCAAAGGTTCCAGTTCGAGTCTGGATATCGCTACCAAATAACGCACGAGTAACTCAGTTGGTAGAGTGGCTGCCTGAAGAGCAGCAGGTCACATGTTCGAATCATGTCTCGTGCACCAAATTATAGGTCGCTAGTGTAATGGTACCACGACGGGCTCCAACCCCGTTAATCTTCGTTCGAATCGAAGGCGATTCTGCCAAATTATGGTTGTGTAGCTTAAAGAAAGCAAGAGGATTTATACACCTTTCCACTAGATAAGTGCTTGATCTGGGAGCGTTACCCAGCACAACTACCAAATAACTACAACAATAAATTATTACAAATCTAGGACTGTCGAGCAATTCGTCAGTCCTTTTTTTTTGCAAAAGGTTTTACTTTCTCAGATGTTTATGATATAATCAATCTATCAAAACATATTGAGAACCATTATGTTCATATTTGCTGTTATATTCGTAATTTCGCTGATAATTCTTTTAGATGGCATCTTGTCATTGATGGTTGGTGACAAGATCGACAAAATGAATGCATGGCCTAAAATCCATGTTGCCGGTCTAATGATTATCTTTTGCATCCTCAAATTCTATGTAGGAGAATGAAATGAAACATGTTGTTATTGTATGTCCTAGTGACAAATTAATCGACAAAGGAATTACTCGTACTCGAGCTCTTATCGGTGACGAATGGGTCGACATTGTGATGGACACATCTGATTGGCTGTCAAAGAAATTCTGGCACATTGATTCAGGTGAAGACATCTATAGCTGGAATATCAAAAAGCTTGAACTCACATATGAATTCGATGCCAATCTTGATCTTGGTGATTGGACTGCTTTAGAAACTCCTATCACTGTTGGCGATATCCAAGATACATGGGAGCCCGGTGAATATCTCGTCAAGTATGTACGCGATTGGGACATGTCCGAAAACATGGGAATCCTTCGTATGTATGCAAAGCAAACAGGTAGTTTAGCCGGTTCATTCTTGTTTGATGTACAAGATAATTTAGTTATTGGATATGCGAGACTATCATGAAGCCATATAAACTTTACAAAGCAGCCGACCTCTTAGAATTCACCAAGATTTGTAATGATGTCATTCGTCAACTGTACGTAGCCAAACTGCCTATGACAGTACAGTTTCGTGATTTATGCATTGAAACAAATGACCAAGCTCGAATCTGGCGTGCATACAATGACGATTTGACTCTATGGCGTTCTGGCTACAGCGTACTTCTTACGAAACGAGCTGCAGCCACGTTTAAATACTACAGAGAGATGAGTACCTAAAAAACTCGAAAAACATTTAACTCGACCCATCAAGGCAGGATGACATGGAATTCGGAGCTCATGAAATTCGAACTGAAACTTTTCGAAAAACCAACCAACTGAATATCAACCCGACCAATGTACGAGTTATTCACATTGCATCGGGAGTATTCGCTGAATCGACTTCTGAACGAAGTTATTGCGCAAACAAGGCGAAAGCCATGGCCCTTTTAAAGGAGAAATATTATGGGAACTGTACCAGTAGCAGTTAGCATGACCACCGAGAGTTCTGATCATTATCTTCACTTGTTACATGTGATTAGTGTAGAACACTTTATTGAAGAATGCAAAAAATGGATGGGTGACGAGCTCAAATATGTTTATAGGCACGACGTTGAATCAAACATTCCGGAATTCAATAAAGAACTGTCGACCGCATTGCAAGCCGAGATTGAATCTCACTGGGAGGACTAATGACACTACCTGTATTCTATTTGATCACATTCGTAGCAGCTTTAGTCATTTTAGGCTGCATCCATCTCAATCGAAACTGTTCATTTTCTCGTCTCATAAAAGAATATCAACAACGCCAATATGATCTAAACGGCATTGTTCGTGCCAATATGGACATCAACAATTTGATTTCACTCATCGGACCAGATCGTCTGCGTTACTGTTACGGAATCAAATTTCATGAACAAGAAAAAGGTGACCCTATTCTATTCACTCAATGTGATTGGGACATCAACGATAAACTCAAAGGACTTTACCGAAGCCGAACAGGCAACGTGACCAAAAAGTTCATCAAATAAAAATTGACCAGCCAAGCCTCTTAACAATGCTCAAATTGGCTGGTTTTGTATAAATACATATGCCACTTGATGGTATTCTCTATGAGATTCTCCAACGTTGAACAAACGGTAAAGAGTCATGTATTTTTACACATACAAAATCACAAATTCAGTCACTAAACACATTTACATAGGAGCCCACAAAACCAAACGTCTCAATGATGGCTACATGGGTTCAGGCACAATTCTCAAACGTGCTATGGCTAAATATGGAGCTGACAAATTTGAAAAAGAAATCCTCAAATTTCATTCATCTCAAGAAGAAATGTTTGAGCATGAATCTCAACTTGTAGATCAAGAGTTCATTGATCGAGATGACACATACAATCTCAAGCTCGGAGGCACAGGTGGTTTTGATTACATCAATGCTACTATGACCAAAGAAGATCGCCAAGAACGAGCTGAACGTGCATCAAAAGTGTTTCAAGAAAAATTGAAAGACCCAGTTTTCTATGAAGATTGGTACTCAAAAATGTGCAAAGGCAAGTCTCGTGCACAAACTCAAGGACACTAGTTGTCCTTTTTGCGTCTCTACAGGTTGTATATAATATATACATTATATGGTTTACGTTGTTGCTCAAATAGAGTATAATGAACCTTTAATCATGTTGAGAATGTTATGAGTATTGCATTTTGGGTTTGTCTCTCAATCATTTTAGGAATTGGATTATTTGTCTTTGGATTCATCTTCACCTGCAAGGGTGCTGACGAAGAACTCGATAAATGGTACAATTAATAAATACTATTATCGTCATTTAGTATAAGGAAGCGCATAGCGTATTACATCACAGAGCTGGCCACCAGTTTTAGGAGAATATATGAAGTTCGTAAAAGTTGCCATCCTGGCACTTATATTTTTAATTAGCCCCGTTGCATTCGCCAACTATAATTTTAGCGATGCACAAATAGCAAATATGCAAAAAGCATATCAGTTTGGACAGTCGCAAGGCAAGAAAAACTACCACGGGACCAACTTGAATGTTGGGTACATCATGGCTGCAATTTTATGGCAAGAGAGTTCAGCTGGAATAAATATTAAGAATGGGCATGCTGTCGGAGCCTTTCAAAATTATATCCCAACTGTTAAGAGTCGTTTGAAACAGCAAGGCATCACAAAGAGCCATGCAGAAATCTCACGCGAGCTCTCAAACTTTAATCGATCCGCACATTGGGCAAACGTGGAAATTGATTCTTGGTTAAAGACTCACAAAGGCAATATGCCTAAAGCATTGGCATCATACAATGCAGGCTATAACGTAGGAGCTGGTTACAGATACTCGTCTTCTGTGATACGCAAAGCCACATACTTAAGGGACCACAATGTTTTAAAGGTCAAATAATGAAACTCAAAACTTTCATTGTCATGTTAGGCGCAGTTCTTGCGTCTGGCGTGGCATCAGCGAACGTAAACGTCGAGTACGATCAATCTAACAAAACTGCAAACGTGTACTGCTCAGCAGACAAGGAATGCATTGACGTTGTTGCGATGGAACTTGATGCTATGTACTATCAAGGCTTGAATGAAACCAAGCAATTTACAATAGGCACTTTGATTAATCGTAAAGATCGATCACTTAAGGACTATTGTACGCACGCTAAGGACAAAGCAGGTTGTGAATCATACAAGAACCAACTAATGCTTAAGTACATGACAGGTCTTCTCAATCGATGAAATTCCTCAAATTCGTTCTACCATTACTCGCGTTAATGAGTCCCTTAGCTGCAAATGCTTGGGAAAGGGTTGGTCCAGACTTGTACACAATTTATGGTACTCGAATCTCTCAATCTGCACCTGTTCTTCAGCCTTATGCTGAAATCGTGTACAACTCAAAATACGATAGCTTTGGTGTTTCGTTTATGAGTTCAGATGGAAAACGATCAACAGTCCCATATGGCATCTTTCGTCTACGCACATGCGCTATGGACACAGTAGGTGCTGTTGCCGGACCAATGCTTCGTGACCCAGCGTCAGAAGATCAAATGGACAAAATCTTTACAGAGTGCAATCGTCCCGTGTTCTTCGGAATTTGGGACACCTCAAATAACTATACTCTCTACAAGTTTGAGAATGTAGGTCCAATTGACAAGGAATAACCATGTACAAGAGTTCAGTTCTAGGACTTATTGTAACGCTCATCATGGCAGCGTGGTTTTTCTTGCCATTGAAACCTAAAGACAATAAGTTCGAAACAGAAATCAAAGCTCTTGGATTTTCTTATGGGATATATCGCCAGCCGATGTGTCCTAATAAGAAGCAATTGAGCCTTCTGAAATACGAATATATTCATACCATTCCACTAACTAATGTAACCGACCGTTCATGGGTTGACAAAAACTTCGAAGACGTATTTTCGAAAGAATGCCTACAGCATGAGCAATCTCGCTATGGAGAGTCATTATGAGAGCAGTCCTCATTTTGTTATGCAGCCTATCAATTTCAGCTGCGAACGCATCACCAACTAATCCACCAAAGCCACCAGAAGACTTTAATAATTATGTCGAAGGTGCCATGGTTGTCTATTCACAATTCAAGACACCAAGTAAGCAAGAATCAGAAGAGTTCTACAAATTCATCAAGTCGAAATGGATTTATACCCAATGCACAGACAATTGTGCTCGATTAGGATTTAAGGCCGGTTCAGAATATGCAGAACGAAAAAATATCGAAATTAAAGCTAAAAAGTAGTTTACTTTATCAGGAATCATGATATAATGGTCTTACAAACTTTATATCATGATGAGGTAAATTATGAACATTGACATGAAATCCTGGCACTACCGCCTCAATAAGCTGTTTATCAAGAGCGATCACAGAATCCCGTCGAGTTTATGTCTATATTTCTGGACAACAGCATTGTTCTCTGCAATTCTGACTGCAATAGTATCCTTTATCGGAGCAGTATTGTTTATTTGTGGATTCATAACATTTATGGGAATAGCTGATGCTGGGCTTGTGAATGTGATCAGTACCAATCTTTCAGCTAACTCACTTTCATTTTGGATGTACCCTGTAGTAATTTTAGTAGGTGCAATAACGTTTGCTTTAGCCGTTGGAGTAACATTTGGGCTGTTAGCCTTAATGATAGCAATCACTGCTGGAATAAGTATGCTTGGACAGAAATTCAAAGGCCAAGGCATCTCGGAACGAATCAACTCTAGTGACAATCTGGTTGTTGCATATATTCGTTCGAAACACCAGAAAATTTGCCCTAAGCTAAACTTCACTTATGGAGAGAAGAAATGAAAGTAAGTACTCAATCTTGGCACTATCGTCTACACAAATTCTTGCAAAATGAAATTCCTACGTCTTTATGTGGATATTTCTGGAAACTCGTATTCAGCGTATTGCATGTCGCAGCAGCGTTAGCTGGATTAATATTCTTCTTTGTTTTAATTGGATTCCTGATTCTTTGGTATCCATTCTCGATATCTGACTACAAGATTATCCATCCAGTTTTGGAAGTCATTGTAGCATTTATAACTGGACTCGGAGCCAGTGCATTAGTCGGGTACATTGTGTACATGACGAAAAGCAAAATCTCTGATGACACTACACCAGACGGTGTAATCATGGCATACTTCAAAGCTAAAAAGGCTAAAGTATGTCCAATCATAGAAATCGTAGATTAAATGGAAATTAATATGGAAGCACAAGCTCGTATTGCAACTCAACTTCTTCGACACACTGCATACTACATCATCGAAGAAAATGGGGTTCAAGTACACATTCAGTTTCGAGCAGAAATTGGGTACAACTCGTTCTTCAAAGTACCCGTAGCAAAATTTATCTGGCCTGATGGCTCAGTTAAAGAAATCTCGGTAGAGCCATTCACAAGCAACTTGCTTTACAAGAATAACATCAAGCCTCCATTCGATGTTGAGTACAGTAACGGTGCCTGGTACGCTCCACTTCGTCCTCGTCCTTAATAACCAATGGGAATTATTTTCAAAATAATTCCCATTTTTAGTTTACACACAACACAAATTGTAGTATAATTGCTCTTATATTAACTGGAGATCATTATGAATATCGATCACAAAATCATTTTCGACGGAGTTTTTGGTTCAACTCTTTATGGCACGAACACTCCAACAAGCGACCAAGATTTCAAAGCAATCTTCTTACCAACAGCACGAGAAATCATCCTTGGCAATGGTCCATCTCATTTTAATCGTGATACAAACACTAAGAATTCGAAGAACACTTCAGAAGACGTAGATCGTGAATACTACTCTCTCAAGTACTTCATTGAATTAGCTTCCAAAGGTGAAACCATTGCAATTGATATGCTTCACACTCCTGTTCATCAAAACTTCGCTGAACACAATGCAACTTGGAACTACATTCAAAAGAATCGTCATCGTTTCTATACAACTGATATGAAAGCATATCTTGGCTATGTCAAGAAACAAGCAGCAAAATATGGCATCAAAGGAACTCGTCTTGCAGCTCTTCGCCAAGTCTTAGAAGTTGTAGTAACATTGCCTGATGAACGTCACATTTCTGCCAAACAGGCTTTAGATGAAGCAATGACGAAACATCAAAACTTCTCTGAGCTTGGTCACATCAGCACAGTTCGAATCAATAAGTTGAAAGACTTCAAAGATAAGCTGCCTCTTAATGAATTTGCTTCATTAGAAGTCGATGAGAAAGGTAATGAGTTCTATAATGTGTTAGGACGCAAACACCAACTCACAATTCGAGTATCCGAGCTTAAAGAGAAACTAGCTCGAGTATGGGATGAATATGGAGCTCGAGCACGTCAAGCAGAGTCAAATGAAGGTATCGATTGGAAAGCTCTGAGTCATGCTTATCGAGGTGGAATCCAGTTGCTTGAAATCTATCAAACAGGCGATCTGAAGTATCCACTTGGACAAGCTGAATTTGTTAAGCAAATCAAAGCAGGTGAAATCAACTTCAAAGCCTTCCAAGAATGTCTTGAAGACCTGATCGTCGATGTTGATAAAGCATGTGTAACAGCAGGCAAAAATGGTATGCCAGCTAAAGTTGATCGCCAATTCTGGGAAAACTTTGTTCACAACACATATCTTTACGAAGTAGAGAAATCATTAGGCTATCGAGTTTAAGGAGATCATCATGAAGTACAAAGAAGGACAATACATCATCATTTGGTCAATGCTGCAAATCTTCCAGATTTCATCAGTTCGCAAGTCTGGTGACTTGATCACACTTTGGGTTAAGAACAATGATTGTGAATTTCCAATCAGTTCGCTCGAATGGCAGAACAAGTTTGTGATCAAGTCTCCTCAAAACTTCGCAAACAGAGTTTCGAATGTTGAATCAAAAATCACGAAACTATCGTCGTTTATTCCTATGCTGATCTTGTTCATCTTGATTTTAGCATATTCTGCAATGTAATTAATTCCGGAGAACTATTTACTTAGTTCTCCGTTTGTAGTATAATGTCTTTAAGCAATAATGAGGAAATTATCATGAACGGATGGGGACCTAACGATCCAGTATTCGAAACCAACAAAGCAACAATTGATGATGCTGTTGACTGGGCAAGACTTGAACTCGAACTAGCTTCTAAGCGTGAATCTGAAGAATTCTGTCTTGATTGTGATGAGCCTATTCCTGAAGGCAGACGAAAGGCTGTCCCAGGAGTCCAGTACTGCATTAAACATCAATGTGAACATGACGCTGTTCACAAATCTTATTACAATCGACGCGGCTCAAAAGATAGCCAATTGAGGTAGTTATGCGAAACATGTGGACAAAAGAGCAACTTATCGCTCATCTAGAAGAAAATAATTTGACAGACTGTGACCGAATGACTTTGGTAAAGCGAATTATGGTAGCAACAAATGGCTTAGTTAATCCTTCGGTAGTAGAAGTCGTATGTAGACATTTTATGAAATAATTTCAATTTATTTTCACAAAATGGTTTACTTTGATTCCATAGTAGTGTATAATAGTCTTATCAAATCAAATATATCATTTAGTTTAAATTGAGGAAAATATCATGGCTACAGTAAATATCAAAAAAGGTACATTCCGTGGAAACGAAGTTACTGGTACATTTGAATTACTAAACACTTGGTTCCCTGAAGAACTTCATCCTGCAGAAGTTCATAAAGGTAATGGTAAAGTAATCATTAACTTAAATGGTAAAGAACGCGGAATCTGGGTATTCCACGGTGATTACGAAATCGAAGGTCAACTTCCGCAATCAATTAAACTTGAAGCTCCTTTAGCTGCTCCAATTGTTGTTGAATCAGTTGAAGAAATGAAAGCACGAATCAACAAACGCTTCAACGTAATGAATCTTATGACTTCTGGTATTATCGGTGGAAGCATTCGTTCTCTCATCATCTCTGGAGCACCTGGTATTGGGAAAACTTATACACTTGATCGTGATCTTCAAGCTGCAAATGATAATGGTATTATCGATTATGCATCAGTAAATGGTAAAATTTCTGGAATTGGTTTATACTGCCGCTTATGGGATGCTAAAGAGAAAGGTTCAGTACTTCTTCTTGATGACGTAGACGTTTTCTCTTCTGAAGATGTTCTAAACCTTCTTAAAGCTGCACTTGATTCTGGAGAGAAACGCAAAGTATGTTGGTCAACTGCTTCATCTTTCCTTGAAGAAAAAGAAATTCCAAATGAATTCGAATTTGAAGGTACAATCGTTTTCATTACAAACACCGATATAGATAATGAAATCCAACGTGGTACTAAAATTGCTCCTCACCTTATGGCTTTAGTATCTCGTTCAGTTTATCTTGATCTTGGAGTTCACACAAACGAAGAGATTATGGTTCGAGTTGAAGATGTTATTACAACAACTGATATGTTACAACGTATTGGATTAAGTGATGCAGACACAGTAGAAGTTTTGCAATGGATGAAAGATAATGTTAAACGTCTTCGCAATGTATCACTTCGTACAGCATTATATCTTGCATCATTCGTTATTACTGATCGCCAAAACTGGAAAGAAATCGCTGAAGTTACTCAACTTCGTTAATTAAATCTAGGTTCTGGTCATTCGATCAGAACCTTATATCATTGAGGAAAAAATATGAAAATCGCAATTGTAAGTAAAGTAGTTTATTCACCAGACTTTAGAACATCCTCAAGAACTTGGGAATTCATCGAAAATGGAACTTCAAAACATATCGTTGAAGTTGAAAGTTTGCATAACATCGTCAAGTCGATTATGATCACTGATATTTTGAATGGCACATTCGGTACTAAGCCTCACATCTACAAATGGCTGAATCGACCTGAGAAAATCGTTAAAGGTAACACAATCATCAAAAAGAACTACAAGGTCCTTTAATCCAGGAGCACAACATGCAAAGAAAGTTTAATGAATTCCCAAATCCACTATTCGACGATTATGATCCCTTTACATTGGATTTCGAATATGAACCGGAGCCTTTGCCATGGGACTACCACTTTGATTGGCAACTGGGATGCGATTTTAATGTTGACACTTCAGGTATTCCATCTGGTAAACTCGAAAAGTTTATGACAGGTACTAATACTTACATGCACTATGACCGAAAACAGAAGTGGGGTATGTGTCCTTATGAACGTCGACGATTTGCTCATTGGCATGGATTCAAAGTTGAAATGAACAACATTGATCGAATCGTTGCATCGATGGTCAAGCCATGTGCAATGGTAGATGAGATCATCAAAAAGATTAAAGCGAATCCAAAGTACAAGCACTATGCAACATATCGAAACGCTGCTGGTTACATGATCCGAGATTTGCAGAATCCAGATTATTGGTGGTGGAACAGCAACAAGCGTTTACGAAAATTTGTCGTAGTCAACAATTGTGTATGGCTAAAATCCGAAACTCGAAAATATTTAGGAGAATGGCATGGTTAACGTCGGTTCAATTCTCGATGAGTATCACAAACTGCTCTATGAAACTGAGAATAACATTTGTCGTCGTTTGTTGTCAATTTATGGCTATCCAAACGACATTGTAAAAGAGTGCCATCCTAATATGCTTATCAAATGGATGGTTAATAATGTACAAGTAGCAGAGATGAAAGTAACAATCTCTGGATTCAAATTCATAATCGAATACAAAGTAATTTAGGAGCTAATCATGACTCAATTCATCTTAACTATCGTTGGCGATACAAATGATGCAGATTATATCACAGCAACAAATACAATTAATGATGTCGACACAATGGAATTGCCAGCACTGACTGCCAGTAATGGCACTGTGTATCAAACCATTCAGGACTACACAGAACTCGAATTTATCGAAGCACTTGCTAAAGTGTTGAAGATGCCTCGTGAAACTCGTCACAACTGGGCACAATTTGAATATGATTGCACTGACCTGCCAGTTCGCGAAACGATTCGAATGCTTGCTCAAGAATTGTACAATATTGACATCACACTACTTGATGAAGACGAAGATGCGGATAATCCTGAAGAGTATTATGAGGCTGCATTCGAAATTCTCAGAGAATACGTACAAGAATTTCTCCCATACGGAGAGTTTGGTATTCATTCGATTGTTAGTATATCGTATTGCCCTGCAACAGAACGTACAGTGTTGTTCGGATCATAACGTCACACATTGAAAATAATTTAAAAAGGCAGTTTACTTCAAACTGCCTTTTGTGGTATAATGATCTTATCAAATAACCCAACGAGGAAATCAGTATGAGTGGTTATCACATAACAGCAATTAAGAAATCAGGAGTTCTAAGACCTTACAAGCTTGTAGAAGAATTTATCAAAACCCGTTTTGGAGTATAATATGGACTCACGTTTCGAAATCAATTTACCTATGCTGTACCATGCGCTAGAATTCTATGCATCTCGTGGTTACAAAATGATCACAGTACCAATGTGTGTAGATTGGGAAGCAATCAAAGTAACGATGCCAACAGATCGATTCGCTAGGCATCATCGCAAAGGCAAGTTCTATGTAGGCAGTGCTGAACAAAGTTTCATTCAACTCATTAAAGAGTACGAAAAGAATGGACGTCCTATGAGTCAACATGGTTCATTCATGGCTCTGACTCCTTGCCAACGCAATGAAGAAGTCATTGATGATTCTCATTTTGAAATCTTCTTAAAGCTCGAATTGATTAGTTTTGATCGAAATCCTCAATTTGACGCATGGGACTTCTTTCACAAATATCGTCCATCTGGCGACAAATTGGAAGTTGTTCAAGAAAAAGATCATGAAGTTGACATTGAATTAAATGGTGTCGAAATCGGGTCTTACGGACAACGAACTGTTGATGGCATCACATTCAATTATGGCACCGGACTCGCGATGCCACGAATCTCATACGCAATCTCTAAAGGAGTACATTCTCTTGCTTAATTTTAAAGAACTCATTACACGACGCCAAAACGAAGAATCTGGTATTGAAGAAATTGAAAAGATTTTCGAATTCGCAGAAAAGAACATTGCTGAGCAAATCGATAAACGCCCGTTTGACGACTGTTGGACTTATCGTTACAAGGCTCCAAATGGCAACGTTAACAAGCTTCGCAAACTCTATGAAGTTATGTACAAACACAAAGACATGACTCAAATGGAGATGTCGTTTGAAAAAGAATATGATGGCCCAGGTCCTAACTACACACCTGCTGCAGTAGTATTCGAAATCAATGCCAAACGTACATTGAGTAAATAATTTTAAGGGAACTGTTTACACGGTTCCCTTTTTGGTGTATAATTGAACTATCATCTTAACATGGATAAATTATCATGACTATAAAAGATATTAACGAATTTGTAAAAACTGAACTTGAAGGTCTTATTGGCAATCTTGCTGGTCGAGATACCAAAGGCATCAAACAAGAAATCCGCTTTATTCTTGAACGTGCTATTGATGGTACAAATCTTCTTGACTTCAATCATCACTTAGCAGATAACGTTGTCAAGAAATTATATGTGCCTAACTTGACTCCGTACAACTATGATGTTCCTGCTATCATGCAAGAAATCAAAAAGTACAAGTTTGCTAATGTTCTCGCAAGTACTAAAGCACTCAATGCTCAGTTTGACATGTATCGTTATGGCGATCGTTATTACATCCAAGGACTTCGTGGAATGTATCGCCTTGAGCAAGGTTACATCAGCCCACAATTCTTTGAAATTTTCAAACGAGAATTTACTCAAGGCTTTAAAGCATATCTCCGTTTGAAAGGTCGTAATAAGTCATATCATGGTGTAGAACAGTACAAGCCAAATGAGTATATTAGCAATTCAGGTGTACAGTTCAGCTTTGTGTTGCAGCCTAACACAAAAGAGATTGGTGTTAATATTCGAGGCCACAATCGAACTGTACCAGCGAATGAATTAGTTGACGATATCAAAACCTATCTCAAGATGACAAAATTGAAATTTAAATCAATGCAAATAAAAGGTCACGGAGAAACGTGGATTTCATTCAATTATAAAATTCTTGATAGTGAAATGAACAGGCCTATAGCACCTAAATTGCCTTTGCAAGACCTTATTGATAAACTTCGTGAAGAGTCATTGGCTAAGACTGAAGAACGTAAAGCATTAAAGGCTAAACAAGATGCTCTCGAAAGAGAAATCTTTGAGCTTAATAATGACATCAATATTCTCGCTAAAGCTCTTGTAGTTTCGGAAGCTCGCTTGAACAAAAAATGATCATTTGATCTAAACCACTAATTGCTACCTGGAGGATGTATGATACAATACCTTCAGGTCAATACAACTACTAATTTATTATTTACTGGACAGATAGACTGAGGAGTCATGAGATGAATAAAACTCAATTTTTACAATTAGTTCTTGGAACTATCGAAACAGCATTCGAAGGTGAATGTCAACGTCAAGGCGTAGCAAATATCGTTGCACGAAATGATTTGTCTGTGATACCTGATCGTGAATCATTAATTCGTTCTATTGTATTTGGAATCTCAAATCGATTCTCTGATCAATATGAAGCTGACTTAGAAAGTTTGATTCGAGGTGACGTTGCACTAGTTAAAGAATTCGATATCAAACGAATTTCTCGTCGAATTATGAAGTCCCGTGTTGCGCAGCAATATCTGATTGGTCAACGTCTCAAACAGTTCGGATCAATGTCTCACTTTAAAAACAAAGAAGGCATCGACCAGATTTTGATCAAAGGCGCTACAACTGATTTCGTGTATGCAAGTCAGCATCGCTCAAACGCAGTACTAAAATTATTACGTAGCCAATGGCCTCATTTATTAGGCATCGAAGGACGTTTTGCTAAACGAGATAATCGATCAAATCAAAAGCTACAAAAAATCAATGTAGGTGGCGGAAATATCGGTTGTGAATACATGGGCTTTGTTGTCTATTCAGAACATTATTCTGCAAGTACTCACGGCGATGTACTTCGTATCAAATTGACGAAAAAGCCCGGTCAACCAGTAGGCCTTGGCCCTAAAGAAGCTGAATTGTATAAAAGCATTCTCAATTCATTAGCCAAGATGTTCCGAATGATGCACATAGTCCGAAGTGTTGAAGTTGACACATCTTGCCTTGTCGTAGTTTTAAAGAAAGGTGAATTTATGAAGAGTCCATTAGAGCTCAATCATGGTGCTAACGTAGCTGTTGATGCGATAAAAGATAAACTTGAATCTCGTCATGATGCTCTTAAGGCTATGAATGCCGAACTCGAAACTATCAAAAAGCGTCAGGCTGAACTAGACAAGCAAGTCGTTTGGACTGAGTCAGACATCAAAACTCTTAACAAAGCATTGGAGATCATGATGCTATGAACCTTTCAGAACGTCAATGCCGAAATCGCTGGGAGAAACGTACGTACAAGTGCTCTATAGATGAATATTTTCGTAGAGCACCTAAAAAGTTAAAGGATAACATTAAGAGATTCATCGTATCTCATGGTTACACTGAACATAACAGTTATCTGCCCTCAACGATCTATGAGTGTTACAAGATCGATATTAGCCACGAACTTTGTAATGAATTAATTGATCATTATTGCAAAAAGTAGTTTACTTTTGATAGGATTCATGGTATAATGGTCCTATCAAATCAAACATCCATTTAAAAGGAAATGACATGAACGCTGATAATATTTTTGATAACGTTTCACCTAAAACCACTAATCACAACGTCAGCATTGAATTTGAGTTGGCTGAACGTGAAGTCTAGACTCGAGTTGCTTGCGCTGTAGCTAGTGCCAAGATTGCAAATCAACATCAACCGCAATTAAATGGGCTAACGTAATCACTGATGCATACGTTGATCGTTTTGGTAAATCTGGTACTGCTCGTAAAGATGCTTAAACTTAACTTGAAATGAGGAAATTCACATGGAACTTTTAATCAACCGCGAATATGTTTTACGTCCTAAATTTGATGGTTCACGTAGAATCCGAATTGCCAAGCATATCATCATGGTATCTGAAGATGAAGCACGCTTAGTAAATGATTACTATGGCGAGCCAATCTACAACCCTCAAGAGCTTCTTGAAACTCATGACATAGAACCTCTTTACACGTATGAATGTATCGAAGACATCTATAGCGAATTACAGCGTATGATCAACACAGGTGCATATGATACTGACATCATTCAGCTTGCACAAGAATTCGCTAAGAATTACAACACTGGACATCATGTAGTATTCGGTGAAGGTGCACTAACGATGCGTTCATACAAACTTATCGAAGAAATTATCATTCAATTCGCTAATGGCAATTTAACGAAAGAGTTATACGTTTCACCTTTCACATATCAAATCGGTGAGATGTACCTTACTCAAGGTGGAGAGTATCGTCAAGTACTTGGACGTACATTCACAAAAGGTTATGAAGCAGTTTTCACATTAGGGCCAGATTTCGAAGCGTATCCATTTAAACACTATTACAAGTACGATCGTTCAACAGCTCACAAAGGTGATACCGGTCGTTGCACAGGGACTTGGCATGAGTACACAGAACGTGAAAACTTCTTACGTGAAGATTACGGCAATCGATTTGAATCATTCCAAGAAGCATGTGTACAGCTAAATGTGAATCCTAAGTCGGTCGATACAAATCGAGTACATCCGTTGCCTGAACTCAACAAACGAATTTTCGCATTAATGGGTGGTTCACTCCTTGATGCTAAATCATAAATATGATATTATGACATCAACAAACTAAGGAAATTTTCAACCATGATTACGATCTACGGCTTCTTACCCGAAATTCAAAAATGCATCAATTGTGATGGAGCAAAACGTCTCTGTACTGCAAAGAAACGTGAATTTGAATTTGTGTCTTTAGCCGATTCAAAAAATGAAGAAGGCCCGGTCTTTAATGATGAGATCATTGCAGATTTGCTTCAAAAACTTAGACGTACCTCGATTGTAGGTCTCAGTTTGCCAGTTGTATTTGAAGATGAAAAACACATTGGTGGCTTTAACGAATTACGAACCCATATTGCTAAATCGAAATAAGGTTTACAATATACTTTTAACGAATTGAACCCAAACATTTGGAGATATTATGACTACTTCAGCTCTTAACCCAGTAAAATTTCGTACAGGCACTCTTGTTACTTTAACTGAAACTTTCCGAAAAGACATGCGCAAGTTAGTTAAAAATGAACCTTTACTCGGAACTTCTGACGAGTTCTTTGTTATTAAAACTCGTGATTCAATGGCTGAAGACGAACACACTGAAATTCTTGAATTAACAATTGGAGCTACTCAGCTTCGTCACGCTAAAACTGGTAAAGTCATCGATATTGATGATGTGTATCTCGATGAAAAGGATGACTTCTGGGCATTCTTTTCAGAATTTAGTGCAGAACGATTTGAAATAGTTGAGTTCTAATTATCAATCGATTAAATTGGGACTTCGGTCCCTTTTGGAGCCTATTATGCCGTCTAAGTTTATTACTTTAACTGAAGCATTTTTTGAAAACGAAGTTGATGGGCTAGTTAAGCTATTCCCGGAACTAAGTGCTGATGCGACATATGAAATCGTCGGAACCGAATATTTAACGGAAGACGAAAACGATTTTGGTATCACAAAACTTCGTGACACTGCAACTGGTGCCTTCTTTGATATTGCTGAACTAGGTCGATTACCTGAAGATCAGCGTCCTGCTCATGATTACTGGTGCTTCGTCTACACTGACGTAACAGCCGAATTTGAATTTGTGGAGAAATAATGCCTATTCGTATAAAACCAGATGTTGGTCAACATCTAATCATCAACAAAGCATGGATGGAACCTAATCAATTTTTCGTTCAGTCTATGCCTAACCTGACCCCAGGCAAAGTCTATGAGATTTTAGAAGTAGACACGCTTGATGGACATCCAGATGAATGGGGAATCGTATCGATCAAAGATATCGAAACTCAAGAAATTTTTGATGTCAACAATTTTGAAGCTCTTGAAGAATATTGGTGCTTATTCGACAAGAATGATTCAATCCGATTAGTGGAAATCTGACAATAAATACAATCATCTACGGAGGATTGTATGAATATTCTACTTATTGGAAAGCTCTATGTTGCAGAGAAAGAACGCTTGTATCAAGAACAGAATGGATTATGTCCGATTTGTGGAAGAGAACTAAACGAAGACATCGCCTCAAATCATTTAGATCATGACCACACGCTAGAAGGTCCTAACGCCGGTAAAGTTCGAGCTCTTCTCTGTTTGTACTGCAATTCATTAGAAGGACAAATCAAACACAAATTTGACACGTCTGGATTAAAGACGAAAGGAGTCGATATTGCTGATTGGTTAGAAACATTAGCAGAATATTATCGCAAAGACCTTTCAGAACACAACATCCATCCTCAATTTGTCAATGATTTGTCTAAATTATTTTCTCGACTTGATGTTAAAGGTATGGACGACATGGCTGCAAAATACAATGTCGAATTTCCACCTAAAACGACTAAGGTCAAACGAGTTCCAATCTTTAAGAAAGGGCTCAAATTATTTTTGAAGGGTGCGAAATGAAAGCTGAGATTTATGGAGTCGACGAATCAGATTTTCGATGTGGAGGCTGCATAGCAGCAAAACGATTGTTCAGTGAGGCTGGAATTGAATTTGAATTTCATAAGGTGGTGACTCGAGGTGAAGATGACTTCCCTGTGTACAACACCGAGTTAATAGATTCATTAGTCAAACGAGCAAAGTTTCCTAACCGACAAATCATGTACCCTGTCGTATTCATTGACGACAACATAGTACGAATCAAAAATTTGCAGTCAACGTTATACGAAATGGGATACGATGTTGACCCACCACAAAATTAATTGAAAAAGGCAGTTTACTTCAAACTGTCTTTTGTGGTATAATGAACTATCAAAACAAACTGGAGTATGATATGTTAAGTGCAATCAAACGACTACAATCTCTTAATCAAGGCTTTCACGCCTTACAATGGAATCAGTTAGTCACTAAGAAAAAGTGGTTATTCATTGAAGAAACCATTGTTGAGCCTACTGTTATTGGGTACGTTCATATCTTGTCATATGAAACTCGCACGAATTCAAATCTAATTGCGACGATCTACAATGACCAATGTCAACGTCTAGGCGAAATCTGTGTTCGCAACGGTGAAATTGTGTATGTCTCTGTAGATATCTCTGGAGATTTGAAACGTGTGTCAGAATCTGAAGAACTTGTGTTCAAATCATATGTTGAAGGTAAAGTTTGGAAAGCCGATGAAATCAAACCGATAGACAAGTTACCAAAGACATAAATATTTCATATGCTTTATGATTAAGTGTTGTATAATTATCTTATCAAGAGGTAATTAACTATGACTGACCAACCAATTAAGCCGAAGAACAATTATGTCAATAACAAAGAGCTGTATCAAGCGATTTGCGATTGGAAACAGAAATGTGCTGAGGCAGGTGAACCTGTTCGCCAAAATGACACGATCGGTAAAGCAATCCTTTTAATTGCAAAAGGACTTTCGAAACGATTCAACTTTTCAGGATATTCGTCGTCTTGGAAAGAGGAAATGATATCGGATGGGATTGAAGCGTCGATTAAAGGTCTTATCAACTTCGATGAGACCCGATTCAATAATCCACATGCGTATATCACCCAAGCTTGTTTCAATGCCTTTGTTCAGCGTATCAAGAAAGAACGTAAAGAGATGGCTAAGAAATATAGCTACTTTGTCAACAATGTTTATGATTCACGAGATACTGATATGGCCTCAATAGCCGATGAGAATTTCATTCAAGACATCTACGACAAAATGACGCAATATGAAGAGTCAGTTAAAGCTCAGCCGAAAGAGCAAGCGAAAGCTGATGGACCTAACCTGGATTTCCTATATGGAGATGAATCTTGACATAACTCATCTATTAAATGAAGACAGCCAATACGCAACGTTACCTGGTGGTAACAATCTATTCAGAGCTGAAATCGATCCGAATTTCGATTTAGATTATCAATTTAACGTATCTGAATCATCATTCGGATTGCAGCTCACCTACGAAACAAAGGGATAATTATGCAAGCCAATATCGAACATCAATTAGTTGAAGCTGAAGCAATCCAAGCAAACCTCACTGAAGAACAAGCCGAAGATGAAGGTCAATCATCTCTCTTAGACCACTACGATGCAGAAAAGATGCACGATAAAATGATGTCTATGGCTACTCAAAAAGCACAACGGGTTTTAAAACGAAATGGACGTGAAATCAAACGTCTCAAAAATCATGCTGGTAAATGTTTAATGGAAAACCGATTTGATGGTTATGCATACGCTATTAAGAAATTGCGTGACATTTATAAACAGCCTTATAACGACGAACTCATTCGCACAATGTGGAATACCAGCCGTCAATCATTGCTCGATATTGTACAAACCGCTAAATAACGTATAGGGACTCAATTGAGTCCCTTTCGCGTATCTATATGTTGTTACAAATACAATACAATTGGATGTTTACTTTCTAAACTAAATTGTTCACTTTTCGAGAAAGTGCTCAGAGAAAAGTTATAAATAACTTCGTTAGTTATTTACGAAGTGGATTTCTGGTCCGGACCCGGACCAGCGCGAAGCGAAGCCTGATTTGTTCGATAACTTCACGGGGATGCTTTAGCATCCTTTTGTGGTATAATGGAATCATTACGTTGGAGGTAAAACATGAAAGTACTTAAACTTGGCGACCTTCATTTTGGAGTCAAGCAAGATGACAAATGGGTTCAAGACTTACAACGAGATGCAATTCGTCAAGCGATTGAAATCTCAAAGAAGCACGGCATCACGAAATGGTTACAGGCTGGTGACTGGTTCGATGTACGCAAAGCAATTACTCACAAGTGCATGGAATTCACTCGTGAAATCGCAACTGAAATTGGCAATGCAGGTATTGAAGTCGATGTGATTGTGGGTAATCACGACATGTCACTCAAACAAAAAATTCATCCGAATGCTTGCACAGAATTGTTGACTCAGTTCCCGCACTTCACAATCTATGATAAGATCACAACTGTTGATTATGATGGACTCAAAATCGATATGGTGCCTTGGATTTGTGATGAGAATCGAGAAGAAATTCTTGAGTACATGAAAACTACTGAAGCTCGATATTGTTTAGGACACTTCGAACTAAATGGATTCTATTTCTACAAAGGCATGAAATCACATGGTATTGAGCCTGATTTCTTACGTCGATACAAACGAGCATGGTCAGGTCACTTCCATACACAATCAGAAAATAAGAATGTCAGTTACATTGGAACTCCTTACACACTGACTGCTGGTGATGAAAATGACATTCGTGGATTCTGGATTTTTGATACAGAAACCGAAGAATCAGAATTCGTTCCAAATGAAACGATCTGGCACAAAAAGATTTATTATCCATGCTCAATTAATCCAAGACAGTTTACAAACATCTCATTACGTGTTATAGTAGACAAAATGGATAAGTCTTTGGTTGCATTTGAAACTGCACTCGAAGAAGTTGTTCATGAATTGAAGGTCATTGTTAAAGTTGATACATCAGTTGAAGTAACTGACGATGCAGTTGATGAAGAGATCAAGACACTACCAGATTTGATGGAAGAATATGTTGATGCTCTACCTGAAGTCAATGCTGCAGATATCGATGCAACAAAGATAATCGTTAAACAATTGTACTTGGAGGCTTCAAAATGATTTATGTCAAGATGACAAAACGTGAATGGTTCGCAAATGAATTGATTTGGTGTGCTATCGCAACAGCTGCATTTTTTGGCGGTCTTATGGCAGGTTCACAACTATGAAAACATTTAAACTCAACAGCGTCGCCTACAAGAATATCATGTCTGTAGGCGATACAGAAATCCGAATTGCACTTGATGCACATCATAAGACTCTCATCACAGGTAAAAATGGCGGTGGCAAGAGTACAATGTTAGAAGCAATCACATTTGCTCTATTTGGAAAACCGTTTCGTGACATCAAAAAAGGCCAGTTGGTCAACTCAGTTACAAAGAAAGCTTTGTTAGTTGAATTGGCAATGGAGTATGATGGACATGTGTTTGAAATCGCTCGTGGCATCAAGCCGAATGTGTTCACCGTCAAGAAAGATGGTGTACCAATCGATGAATCAGCAAGTGTACGTGATTTCCAAACTCACTTCGAAGAAATGATTGGAATGAACTATGCATCATTCAAGCAAATCGTCGTACTCGGTACTGCTGGTTACACGCCATTTATGGGACTCAATACTCCTTCACGTCGTAAGTTAGTTGAAGACTTATTAGAAGTAACGATTCTTGCAGAAATGGACAAGCTTAACAAAAGTGCAATTCGTGAATTGAACACTGATGTACAGCAAATTGATTTGACAATTGGACATACCCAAACTCAGATCAAAACTCATAATGACTATGCTGAGCGTCAAAAGAAATTGTCTGGTGACAACATCACTCGACTACAGACAATGAAAGACGAGGCGATGGCTGAGATCGAAAAGATCAAAGCAGAAAATCAGTCATTGAATGAAAAAATCTTAGGCGTTGATGCAGGTGAAGACCCATCAGACGAAAGCCATAATGCTCATCGTGCTGTAGTACAAATCGAAGGTGAACTCAATCAAACAGTTCGTGTGCTATCATTGTATCAAAAAGGTGGCTCATGTCCTACATGTTTACAACAACTTTCAGATGACTCATTGGTAGACAAGATTGAAGATTCTAAAGCTTCATTGACATCAGAATTCGAACGCCTTAAAGAAGTTCATGCTGAAGTTCACTCTCGTAAAGTAGCTCACTTGAATGCTAAAGAGGAAATTCGTCGTTATGAAAACCAGATCGCAACGAATCGCCAATTGGCTGTTCAACAAGTCGAACGAATTCGAAAGATCAATGCTGCTCTTGAAGAAGCATCAAAGGAATTTGTTGATAACACTGAAGAAGTTAATTCGCTTCAGTCGAAATTAAATAATGACATTCAGCACAAGTCTGACTTGGTACTTGAAAAACATCGTCGTGGTCTAATCACTGAAATGCTCAAAGATTCTGGCATCAAAGGCTCTATTATCAAGAAGTACATCCCTTTGTTCAATAAGCAAATTAATCACTATTTGAACATTATGGAAGCTGACTACTCGTTCGTTCTTGATGAAGAATTCTCAGAAACGATCAAGTCACGTGGACGTGAAGAGTTCACCTATGCTTCATTCAGTCAAGGCGAGAAAGCTCGTATTGACATCGCATTGCTATTTACTTGGCGAGATATTGCTGAAAAAGTAAGTGGTATTAAAATTAACTGTCTGTTCTTGGATGAAGTTTTCGATGGCCCAGTTGACGCACAAGCAATGAAGTCTATCAATCAAATCCTAGGCGAATTGAAAGACGCTAACATTTTCATTATCTCTCACCGAGATCATAATCCGCAAGATTATGGCCAGCACTTGCAAATGAAGAAGGTGGGCCGATTCACAATTATGGAGTAATGATGGAAACTCTAAACGATTTGTCATTGCACCCAGAGATTAAGAAGTATACACTTACTAATCTCTATACGAATGAAGAAACTCTCGTTACTAAAGAGCAGCTTTTAGCTGCCTTTGGTGAAGAGGGATTCCTCAAAATTAAATCAGGGCGAAATGACGCCTGGCTCTTATCAGAGTATTATGATTGAGTGCTATATTAAATTGTAGTTTAAAATACTCTCATCAAATCTTAATTGATACATCCACTTAATCAAGGAATTTATTATGAACAATTCAATGACTATGATCACTCCTGCAGACATCCAACCAAAGAAAACTCGTGGTGAATCTTGTGATCAACGTGTTCGAAATGCTTGGAAACTTCAGATGCCTGAGGCAGATAAAGCCAAATTTGAACACTTCCCTGGATATGTAAAATGTCAACTGTTCCGTGAATTCGACTTTGAAGTTCAAGCGATCTGGGTCAAACTCATGAAAGATGCACGTCTCAAAGCAATTGAAGATGGTGCTAAATTTGTTAAAGTCGATGGTATCGAACGTCTTGAAGATGCCTTCTGCTCTGACTCCGATGAATTACTCATCACTGCAGCTCAACTATGGCTTGAAGATTTCGCAACTCGTTCTGCGAAAGGCGAATAAGTGATATAATATCACTAACAACATTTTTATTAACATTTCGAGGTAATTATGCAACTCTCTAAAGAATCTTTGGCTACTCTTAAAAACTTTGCAACAATCAATGGCGGTATCGTATTAAAACCTGGTCAATTCGTAATGACTCGATCTGTCAATGGTGCAACTTATGCCGAAGCAACATTGAGTGATGAAATTGATGCAGAATTTGGTATTTACGATCTCAATGCGTTCTTAAGCATTCTATCGTTAGCTGATGAAAATGCAACAATCTCATTGAATAAAGAAGGTGACATCTCAATCAAAGGTGCTCGATCTGAAATCACTTGGCCTTCTGCAGACCCATCAACAATCGTTGCACCTAAGAAACAAATCAGTTTCCCAACTGCAAACGTGATCTTCGAATTGAATGCCGAAGAATATCAACAAATCATGCGAGTTTCACGTGGTCTTGGCGCTGATACTTTGACAATTGGTTCTGAAGATGGTAAAATCGTTATCAAATCATTTAACAAAATTGCCGATTCAAAACTTGAAAAACCATTGTACAAGTTCGATGCAACAGAATATAATGACTCTAACAACTTCAACTTTGTTATCAATATTGCAAATATGAAAATGCAACAAGATAGCTACAAAGTATTGCTATGGGCTACTGGTGAAATGTTCGCTTCTAAGTTCGAAGGTACAACTGCATCATATGTCTTAGCAGTAGAAGCTGATTCAACACACGATTTCTAAGTTAAGGCCTTCGGGCCTTCCTTACTTCTTATTTTTCTGAAATGACACGGAGCTTATTATGAGTAATTTAACAATTAACGCACAAGAACATATGTTTGAGTTGAAATATCGTCCACAATCAATTCAAGAATGTGTTTTGCCTGCACATGATAAGGAAATCTTTTTAGCCTTGGTTAAGAAAGGCAAGATTCCACATCTCATTCTCCAATCAAATTCTCCTGGTACCGGTAAGACAACTGTTGCAAAAGCCCTATGTGCTGATATTAATGCAGAAATGTTCTTTGTCAATGGTTCTGACTGTAAGATCGATTTCGTTCGTAATGAATTGACTCGTTTCGCATCATCTAAATCAATGGATGGACGTCAAAAAGTTATTGTTATTGATGAGTTCGACCGAGCTGGTGTTGCTGAAGCACAACGTCACTTACGTACTTTCATGGAAACTTATGGCAACAACTGTTCAATCATTATCACTGCCAACAATCTCGAAGGTATCATCAAACCACTTCGTTCTCGTGCTAACGTTATCCAATTTGGGTCACCAACTCAAGAAGATACACGTACCATGATGAAAGAAATGATTGTTCGTTGTATGGCAATCTGTGAAAATGAAGGCATCGAAGTCCAAGATCGTAAGGTCATTGCAGCTTTGGTCAAGAAAAACTTCCCAGATTTCCGTGAAACGATCAAGCAATTAGATCATTATTCAACCAAAGGTGTTATTGACGAAGGTATTCTTTCGATTGTAACAAATGATCGTGGTTCAATTGATGATGTTCTCGAAGCTCTCAAAGGAAAAGACCTTGCAACATTACGAGCATTAGCTCCTAAGTATGCACCGGATTATTCATTCTTCATCGAAAAACTTGCAAATGAATTGTACACTAAGGTCTCAAAAGCCAGTATCATTCGTATGTATGAAATTGTAGGTGAAAATAATCAGATGCATGGTCTTGCAGCCAACGTCGAAATCCACATGATGTACATGTTCACTCGTTTAGTTCTCGAAATTCAATGGAACTAAGTGTTTACAAATCCAAGGCTATTTGATATAATAGCCTTATCAACTAAATGAGGACATTATCATGATCTGTTTATTTGGTGAAGATGAACAACAATATTCTGAACATGACGTTGCTTGGTTTGGCAAAGATTGGGAAGCAGTTCAGAAGTTGGCTGATTCATATAAAGAAAAACCTGAAAATGAATTCTTCATGTTGCTCAACAATATCAACACGGGTAAGAAAGAATTACCTGTTGGCAACATCGATTCATATTCAAAGTTTGCAGTTGACAACATGTTATCGAAACACGTTGATTGCATCCACCATGTGTACATGGCTAACATGTTACTTCATGGAATGAGTGACCAAGCTCATCATAACTACTTAATGAATGCGATTCCACATGGCAAACGATTCGCTAAGGCAGTTAAGCTTGATGAATCATTCAAAGACAAATTTGTACTTCAACTTCTACAGAAGTTTTACAAAGTCAACCCAGGCAAAGCGGTAGAATATCGTGATTTGCTACAACATAAAGGTAAACTTGATGCAGTGTTGCAACAAGCTAAAGGATTCGTGACTGATGAATTTTTGAAGTCGATCACGAAAAATGTCAAAGAGCAGAAAGAGTTAAAGAGATTGCTATGATTAACATTATTTTGAACACACCAGACGACTTCCTAAAAGTTAAAGAAACTCTTACTCGCATGGGTATCGCAAACAATAAAGACAAAGTCTTGTACCAGTCTTGCCATATCTTGCAAAAGCAAGGAAAATATTTCATTGCTCATTTTAAAGACATGATGAAATTAGATGGCAAAGCTGTCAACATGTCTGAAGATGATCTGCTTCGTACCAAATCAATTGCTAAGACTCTTGAAGCATGGGGTCTTATCAAAACTGACCTCGGAGATGTAGAAATCTCTAACAATTTCCGAGTTATTAAGTTCAGTCAAAAGTCTGAATGGACACTTAAATCAAAGTACACTGTAGGAAACTAATATGTCAAACGCCGCATTTGAATTATGGGCCACAATCATTTTAGTAGTCGTTATTGCAATCTTAATCGCTGGATGGAACACTGTTTCTGGATTCATGCAATGCAATAGTTACGAATCAATGACTGATCGGCAAACTCGATATAGCATAGTTTCAGGATGTTATGTCAAAACAGAAAAAGGCTGGATTCCTCGAGAAGAAATGAGCAAACGAGCAATCGCAAACGATGTTCAAACCAATTAAAAGAAAGCGGGGAAACCCGCTTTAAATTTTTTTGGTATACAATTTCCCTATAATTATGGAGTAGTTTATGAAGCCTTTTTATTTAGCAGTCGAACAGATTGGTAACAACATTTGTGAACGATACATCAATGAATTTGGTGAAGAAGTTATTCGTTATGTGCCATATGAACCGACATTATTCATTCATGCACAAGATCACGTTGAATCAAAGTACAAAGACATTTATGGTAAGCCATGTCTCCCTAAACGATTCACATGCATCAAAGATGCCAAAGATTGGATGCAGAAAACTCGTGGTATCGTCGATGTTCTTGGTATGGATGACTTCAAATTAGCATATATTGCTGACACATACAAAGATGTGATTGAGTACAATCGAAAATATGTTCGTGTTGCCAATATGGACATTGAGGTGACTGCAGCAGAGTTCCCGAATCCAGCTGAAGCGATGTATGAAATCGATGCGATCACTCACTATGATTCAATCGATGACAAGTACTATGTCTTTGACTTGTTGAATTCGGTTTATGGTTCTGTTTCGAAATGGGACATCAAACTTGCAGCTCGCCCAGATTCTGAAGGTGGTGATGAAGTACCTCAAAATCTTTTAGACAAAGTCGTGTACATGCCATTTGATTCTGAAAAAGAATTATTGATGGAATACGTCAATCTTTGGGAAACTAAACGACCAGTAATTTTCACAGGTTGGAACGTTGAAGGATTCGATATTCCATACGTGCTCAATCGTTTGAAACGAGTTCTTGGTAACAGTGCAGTCAATCGAATGAGTCCATTCGGTAAAGTAACTTCTAAAGTCATCACTAACATGTATGGTGACAAAGAAATCTTCAATATCGTAGGTGTCACGATTCTTGACTACATGGACTTATACAAAAAGTTCGCATTCACAAACCAACCGACTTATAAACTTGACTTCATTGCGAAATATGAAACCGGTGTTGGTAAGTTGGAATATGATGGTCCAATTAACAAGTTACGTGAACGAAATCACCAACGTTACATTTCGTACAACATCATGGACGTTGAATCTGTACAAGCGATTGATGTGAAACGTGGATTCATTAACCTATCACTTTCAATGGGTTACTATGCTAAAATGGCAATCGGATCAGTCATGTCTCCAATCAAAACTTGGGATGCGATTTTATTCAACTCATTGAAATCAAAGCACACGATCTTACCAGAAGGCAAATCTCATATTCGTCAAGGTTATCCAGGTGCATACGTTAAGGAACCAAAACCAGGTGCTTACAAATATGTTATGTCATTTGACTTGACATCATTGTATCCATCGATCATTCGTCAAGTGAATATCAGCCCAGAAACTATTGCAGGTACATTCGCATTAAGTCCATTGGCTGAGTACATCAACAAAACTGCTCCACGTCCTTCAGAAGTGTACAGTTGTTCACCAAACGGCATGATGTACACCAAAGATGTCCAAGGTGTGATTCCTGAAGAAATCACCAAAGTGTTCTTCCAACGTAAAGAATGGAAAAACAAGATGTTGCCTGGTAAACGAAACTTAGAAATCCTCAAGAAGTTGCGCAAGTAATTGTGCTTCTTCTTAACATGTAGTATAATGATCTTACAAACCGGAGTTATGATATGAAAAACACATTCAAACCTAAAATTGATACTCGTGCAACTCGTTCTTTAGATGCAAAAATTACTCTTGGCATTGTAGCTATTGAGTTCGCTAAAGAAAATATTCGTTTGATCGTTGACCCACGTGATCGAGACATGAACAAGCAACGTATCGCAGATATGGAGCAGATCACTCACAAGTACATTGGATTACCTATCACAGGTGACAATATCAAAGCATTGACTAACGAACTTCTGCCTATTGCAGTAGAGTTAGATACATTGTTCTGATCAAAATGTAATCACATAGGAGCTTTATGCTCCTTTTGTGGCATCTAATAGTTTACTTTTGCTATATGATTTGTTATTATAGTCTTATCATCTAATGAGTATTAAATTATGAAACAAACTACTTTAACACAGGCCATTCAGGATTTAACACAGGATAATCTAACTGTGAATATGATGGATACTATTATCTCTGATGCAATTGACAAGCAGTTTAATGAGGTGTTCGGATCTTCTTCTAAATGTACACTTGGTGGTTTTTGGGACCCTAAACCAGTTGCAATCGATCCTTCAGTTCTCGAGCAATTCATTCCTGTAACAATGTCAATCCTTGAACGTCTTGAACATAATTTGATGGTTCATGATCAAATGTATAACAAACTCATGACTGAATACGGGCTTTCAGTAGAAGTTGAATCTCAAAAACCTGCTCTTCGCCCATTTTATACAATTATGGCAAACTCGTTATCCGGATGTTATCAAGGTTCTCGTCGTATGTATGGTAACACAATCAATTTACCTGTAGTGAGTCCGTTCAATGTTTAAAATACTTCAGCAACTTATGTGCAAACACACAGTCGAACATGAAGAAATCTTTCATCACTAGGACCAATGGACCGAACGAGTTAAAGGCGGTGGACTAACTCAAAGCAATGCATACAAATTCTCTATGCGTTACACAAAGTGTTTAAGATGTGGTGACTCGTAAACAGTTCAAAAGTTATCCTCCTGAAGTTGGCAAAAATATTTACAACGGAAGAGTGCTATAAGCCTGAATAGTATAAAATGTTCATTATAATAGTTCTGTCACTTCAGATTACTTTGGGAGTAGAAGATATGATTGGTTTAGAACAGATGCCTATTGATGGATTGATGTCATTCACTCCATCTGAAGTGTATCCATTGCCATCAGTGCAAAAATTGGAAGACACAACAATCATTACGTTGTATCCTTACACTCTTGTGTGTAAGCCACAAGCTAATGTTATTGCAGTCAATGTTGACCCAGTTGTTATTGATCGAATTGAATCATCAGGTGGTGCATCAATCTTAGACGACATCACTGTTGCTATCGAACGTATGTCAGATATGTATCGTCACAAACCGATGAATGATGAAGTATTTCATCTTATCTCAATTGAAATCCATAAGATGCATGGTCATTTCTTGAATGCTAGCAAAGACTACGATTTTGCTGTACGAAAATCTTGGAGCGAGAAAAATGATTTACAAAAATGAGAAAGGCGAAGCCTGCGTGACGCAGTCATGCGAGACTAGTATGTTCATTATTGCTGAAATCAAATCTGGCTTCACGATTTCATGGCAACCTGGTTTATTGAAAGCCATTACACAGCCTCGCTACAAAGCTCGGTTTTCTGCAATCGATCTGGCTCGACGAAATGCAGAAGTTACTATCAACGCTCGAGCCAACAAAGAATCTGAGATTGCATTTGTTGCTCAATTGATTCAGCAGTCACTTCATTCTGACATGCAATTGAATCATGCCATTGCACAATGCTTCTGGGAAATTGGAGTATAAAATGGATCTATACAAAGCTGCTAAAGGTGCATACAAAGACCAAGAATCAACTGCTATGAAAGCATTGATTGTCTACAAATTCATTGTGACTTTGTTAATTGCATTTCCTTTGCTGTACATCGCGGGTTTTATCACTGGTTTGTTGTGGTTCATGAATCCACACGCTGCTGGTAAAGAAACTATCGACGGGTTATTCTAGGAGCTAGAATGATAGCAATTAATGGTACGTTAGCTTCTGAAAATGAAGCTAACAAGTTGGTCAACTGGAAGGACAAGTTTGATGATGCACATTTCATCGCTCGTGAATGTCTAGGTATGATCGAAGGCGAAATCTTGTTCTGCACTGATGAAGGTACACTTGGTACTCTTCACGGGCTTCGAGATAAATTAGAGCAAATCAAATAGGAGACATGCTATGCATGACGGTAATTTTCCAGGCGTTGGTATCGGAATTGGACAACGCAATCCACTTATCACTGAACCACGTCGTATAAGTACCGATGATTTCAAATTCGAAAGTTTTCGGGTTGGACCTGCATTAAAACCTCAAATTGAAGAGATTCTTATTGCAGCCTATCGAATAAAAGGTGTTGCTGAAGTTACAACCAAGCCTGAGCATCAGACTACAATGGCGAAAGAAGTTGAAGCATTAATTTCTGAAATCAAGAAACTTTTGACCAAAGTTTAGTTTACTTTTTGATAGGACTATGTTATAATGGTCCTATCAAAACAATGATGGAATTATCATGAACATCTTTCTTTTAGATCACGACATAAATCTATGTGCTCAAGCACATGGCAACAAACACGTTGTTAAAATGATTACTGAGTACAATCAACTTCTTTCGACTGCATGCCATGTTTTCGGCTTAGCTACGGAAGATATGTATCGTAAAACTCATGTCAATCATCCTTCAGCAGTTTGGGTTCGTGAATCTAAAGCAAACTTTGAATATCTACTCGAACTTAACATGGCTCTTCTTGATGAGTACACTCATCGATATGGTAAGGTACATGCAGGTTCTCGTTTGATTCCTTTGTTTATCGATGTTCTTGATAAAATTCCTGATGGAAAAGGTGAATTGACTCCATTCGTTGCAGTTTTGCCTGGACGTGTAGTACACAACGCAGACACAGTTCAATTGTATCGCGAGTTGTACATGACTGAAAAACGAAATCTTGCTGAATGGAAAAATCGTAATCAACCGGAGTGGTTCGTATGAAATCTTTAGCTGAACAATGGTTCAATGGTGTATATGGACAACCTGCACCTGAATTGAAACATTCAATACTTGTTGCTACACCGCCAGTGCAAGCACCTCTGAGCTTAACAACTGGATGTGTTTCAGGTATCGAGCCTCGTATTCCAGAATGCGAACATGAATTTCAGGAAGGACGTATGTTACTATCGAATCCTCCTCAAAAACGTTGCACAAAGTGCCACAAATTATTCCCATATGATTGGAAGAAACCAGAGCCAGTCTACTATCAACGAGGCACATCTATGATCGATCAATTACAACGTCGAATTCAATCTGCAGTACATGATTACACGTATGCAAATTATTCTCAGCGTTATAGCTCATCAGACTACACAGGCGAGATCAATGAAGCTGAAATTCGTTTGACTGAACTTGTTTCACTTGCAAACGATGCAGGTGTTGCAGACAAAATTTCACGAAACGTGTCAGGATATCTCAACATTAACGTTGACTTGAATCGTCGTTTCAAACTTCAAAATAAAGTTGAAGGTGAAAAGTATGAGTGATGACGTTGGGTGTCCATTCTGTGGACACCAAAACGACTCTACCGACTACACTGAAAACTGGAGACATGATGGCGATTCATTCGTCATCGAATGCTCAAATTGCGAAGAAGAATTATCTCTTACAGCACGGGTAGACATAACATATGAAGTACGCAATTAGCTTATTGATTATCACTCTTACCGGCTGCACTACGTATCATTACGATGCACCTACAATGACTTCTGAAGAAATCCGTCAGAACTACATACGAGAAACTGGTAGAGTCCCGTGTGTAGTCTGTGACGGCTCAGTTGATTCGACAGGTGCGAATCGATAATTTGATATACAATTACATTATCCCATCTTAATTGGAGTTCTTATGAACCTTGACTTTGGACGTGATTTCACTGACGAAGAAATCGCTTATCTTCAAACACTGTCTGACGAAGAAATCGAAAAACTTGAACAAGATTGTGCCGATTTCATCATGTTGTGTGACACGAATCAGATCAACCGAAAGCTACTCATTAACTCGTTGTATGGTGCTTTAGGTAATATTTATTTCCGATTCTATGATCTTCGAAATGCTGCAGCAATTACTACGTTTGGACAAATGGCAATTCAATGGATTGAACGAAAAGTTAACGAGTACTTGAATAAAGTCTGTGGAACTACAGGACATGCATTCGTTATTGCTGGTGATACAGATTCGATCTATGTCTGTGTTGACAAAGTAATTGAAAAAGTTGGCATCGAACGTTTCAAAGAGACAAATGATTTGATCGAATTCTTGAATCAATTTGGTCTCAAGAAAATGGAACCAATGATTGATACAGCATATCGTGAAATGTGTGAGTACATGAACAATCGCGAACATTTGATGTTTATGGATCGTGAAGCAATCTCTGCACCACCACTTGGTTCTGAAGGTATCGGTGGATTCTGGAAAGCTAAGAAACGATATGCACTTTGTGTATGGGACATGGAAGGTACTCGATTCAAGACACCATACTTGAAAATCATGGGAATGGAAACTCAGCAATCATCTACTCCTAAGGCAGTTCAAGATGCATTAGTTGAATCTATTCGCCGAATGCTTCAAGAAGGTGAGAAATCACTTCAAACTTACTACAAAGAGTTTGAAAATGAATATCGAGCTCTTGATTACAAAGTGATCGCTAAAGTTTCGTCTGCAAACAACATTGCTAAATATGATGACAATGGATTCCCTGGTCTCAAGTGTCCTGCTCATATTCGTGGAGTTCTGACTTACAAACGAGCAATCAAAGAAATCCCTGGTGCAACAGACATCCAAGAAGGCGAAAAGGTCATGGTTCTGCCATTAGTACCTGCCAACCCATTTGGTGACAAATTGATTGCATGGCCTTCTGGTACAGAGATTCCAACTGAGATTCGTCAAAACGTTCTACGTTCAGTCGATTATGTCTCATTATTCGGTAAATCTTTCAAGACTCCACTTGAAGGTATGTGTGAAGCCGCTGGGCTTCAATGTGAAAAGAAAGCTTCTCTTGAAGATATTTTCGGTTTTTAATTCATAAAGCAGTATACGATTTGATAGGACTGTGTTATAATGGTCCTATCAAATAATTTAGATGAGGAAATCATCATGAGTATCTTATTAGTTTGTGCGTTACTATTTTTCCTGTACTTGCTACCAGGAATCACAGCGACCTACTACACGACATCAAACAACGTATCAGTTTTGATGGTCAACATTTTCTTCGGTTGGACTGCTATCGGATGGATTATCGCATTCATCTTGGCATTGAAAGGGCTAACCGGTTCTCAAATAGTTCGAACTCTTATTTTCACAGTAGCGTTCGTTCTTGTAACATTCATTATGGCAATTGCTGAGTTCGCAGCAGTTTCTAGTATTTAGAGGTAAATATGGACAATATCGATTTAGCATTACAAGTTGTTGAAGCTCAAAATGACGCATTAGATCATCTTCATACCGCGATCGCTCTTAACGGCGACAAATATGACAGCATGATTGAAACGTTAAAGCCAGTTGCAGCATCAAATTATCGTCGTCGTATCATGATCACCGGTGTTGGTAAAAATGCAAACATGGCAGCTAAAGCTTCTGAAACTTTCGCAAGCTTAGGTATCCCATCAATGTACCTTAACACATGTCATTATTCACACGGTGACGCTGGCTTCATTGCACATGACGACGTAGTTATTCACGTTTCACGTTCAGGCAAAACTGACGAAATGCAGTACATGGCACAGCACCTCAATAAAATTCGTCCAAATGTTCTTCAAATCTTGTTACATTGTAACCCGAATTTGACTGATGAGCAGAAAGCTCCATTTGACATCGAATTTGGTATTCCTGGCATTGTAGAATGTGATGACAATAACTTGGCTCCGACGACCAGTACGACAGTTCTATTGGCTCTTCTCGATACAATCGGTGTCATTCTGTCGAAGTATGTTGGCTTTAAACGTGAAGATTTCTATGCGTATCATCCTGGCGGTTCATTAGGTGCTATGTTAAAGTCCGAAACTAAATAAAATAGCAATGTACTTTAACTCAGAACTGTGGTATAATTAACGTATCACAGTTCTTCTTAGGAATTATTCAAATATGAAAAAAGTAGTTATTCTTGGTGCTGGACTTGCAACTCGATTGTATCCAATCACACACCATATTCCTAAAGTCTTGGTGAACTACAAACAACACACAATTCTGCATCATTTATATTCGATCTATAAACAAGCTGGTGCTCAAGAAATTATTGTTGTCGTTCATAGCAAGTTTGCAAAACAAGTTCGCGAATATGCCAAAGTCTTTAAACTCAACATCACAGTTGAAACAGTTGACGAAGCTTATGGTTCAGCCTATGCTATATCTCAAGTTGCCAATCGAATCAATGGGCATAATGTCGTTTTCAACTGGTGTGATGTCATTCCAGAATTTGATGCATTCTCATGGGACCATGATGCGATCTACACATTCGGTGATGAATGCCGCTATAACTTTGATGGCAATGAACTCAAAGAAACCGGTGGAACCGGCGGCAACGTAGTTGGCATTTATCAGTACGATGATTTCTTCATTCAGCGTTTCGATGACAAAGATGAAGCCAACGAATATTTCAAAGGTCGTGACTTTGTCGAATTGCTCGATGTTAAAGATTCGTTCTATCAAGAAGAATTGATTGGGCTCACTGATTTAGGTGACAAACCGAAACTTCAAAATGCTCATCGTCATCGTGAATTGAATCGTGAATTCAACTCAGTTACTTTCTCTGGTGATGTAGTTTTCAAAGCTGCATTAAATGAAAAGGGTCGTGAACTGCAAGCTGAAGAACTGTCATGGTATGACCATGTTGATAGCCCAGCATTGCCAAAGATTATTGATCGACGCAATACTCCTAATGCATGCAACTTCAAAATGGAACGAATTCATGGCAAACCAATGTTCGAAGTCTACAAACCAGAATTATTGGATGAAATTCTTGAAACTTTGAAATTCCCAGAAATTGGATGCAAAGTCACATACGAAACTAAAGCTCGTGATTATCAATATGAAGTCATCGATAAAGTTTTAGCTCGTTGTAAAGAAATTCAAGGTGTCATTGATTCATTCGGCAAGATTCGTTTTGTCAATGGAACTCGTATTGGTCGTTTGAAGACTATGTTGCAACAAGCATATTCACATTTGATCTATGAATCAATTCACAATAACTACCACATCATTCATGGTGATCCGAACTTTAGTAACTTGATGCTCGATGATTCAGGTGTTCGTTTGATTGACCCACGTGGCTACTTCGGTAAAACGAAATTATTTGGTCCACGAATTTATGATGAAGCTAAAGTGCTTTATGCATTAAGTGGTTATGATGAATTTAATTCTGACCCTATGTGGGGTGGATTATCGATTGATGGTCAATCAGCAACAGTCAAGATCAATGAACTTGATAGCTTCTACAATCCAAACTTCAACATTTTCCATCGTCTATGGGTTGCAGTTATTTGGATCGCATTAGCTGGATATTTCAAGAACAATCCAATCAAAGCAGTAAGTGCATACTATTACGGGATGCATCTATTGACTCGGACTCTTGATGAAGCTGGTCGACGTCTTCGTAATGGTAAAGTTTCACATGATACTGATCTCGTCGTATCAGTTCTAAAGACAAAGAATCCAGGCAAATGGCTTCTTACAGACTTAGAAACTGGTGAAAAGTATCGCCCTAATGCTCATCCTGTACAAGTTTTTGACTGGGAGAAAATCTAATGCCAATCGGTGCTCTATTATGTGTTGATAAACATACTGGACATCGTCAACTTCAGGAAATCGTGATCAGTGCTTCGGCACTGAATCCTGAAGACAATATGATGATTATGTCTAAACGTCATGGCGACGATATATTTTTTAATGTCGCTGATAAAATTTATGGTGAAGATGCTGACTACAATCACTGGCATCAAGGATTCACCACATCGGAAGGACGTTTTGTTGATCGTGAAGAAGCTTGGTTAATTGCCAAAGCAGCAAATCAAATTCGTCGTGTTACTGGTTCGCCAGGTATTTTATTTTCAGAGGACTTATACTAATGGACAATGTAAAACGCAAGCATTTTTGTGTGGACATCGATGATACGATAACTCTCTGGGACGACAACAGAGATTATGAAAATTTCAAGCCTGATGTAACAATGGTTCAAATTATCAATGAGTTGTATGAGCAAGGTCATCATATCACTCTTTACACTGCTCGTGGAATGAAGTCAGTTGGTCCTGGACGTATCGCAACAGATATCGTTCCATCTTTAGTCAAGAATCTTGAAAAGATCGGCGTCAAATATCATGAACTCATGACTCACAAGCCCGTGTATGACTGGATTATTGATGACAAATCGATGAATCCACAAGAATTCAAAGATGCTTTCTTCAAAAATGAATTATTATCTAAACAACCATACAAACCACAGGTGAAGTAATGTCAAAGTATATAGACGCAGCAACATTTGAAGAAGCATTCTTATTGACTGTCGCCAAAGTAGTAGAAACTCCTGAATTCATCACTGAATCTCGCATTGGCAAATGTCGTGAAATTGGATCACTTCTAATCGAAGTTGAATATCCTGAAGAAGGTGCAACTTTCGGAAACAAAAAGATCAATCGTATTGATTACAACTATGCAGAAAAGTTCTGGGAATTCATGATTGCAGGTGGCACAGATGCGGAACAAGCGTTTAAGGAATATCCAAATGTCGCGAAATTCCTTGCGAAACCGAAGACGGAATCTCTTCCTGCGAATTTCAACACTTTCTATGGTCCACGAATCGCTGCACAAATGCCCGCTCTTATTAAAGAGCTCAAAGAAAAGGAAAACTCACGTCGAGTAGTTTTTCAAATCTTGCAAGAACAGGACCAAGTTCTTCTTGATGCAGATGAAACATTGGAATATCCGTGTACTGATTCTGTGACGTTCTATATTCGTGAAGGTCGCCTTTATGCTCATACACACATGCGTAGTCAAAACTGTGCTGTTGTTATGCAATTAGATTTCTACTTGATGCAGAAATTTATGCAACACATTGCTGATAAATGTGGAGTAGAATTGGGTACATATTCACATTCAATCGTATCTGCTCATGTCTTTGAACGAGACCTCGAATATGTCAAAACATTTTTACCATGGGTAAAATAAGGAACCTGATATGCGTAAGCTGATTGTACCAATCTTCTCTATGCGTTCTTATGAGACTGGGTTATACTCAGTCCTTAAGGACGGCAATTTCCAACTTCATTTAAGTCGTGCTCGAGCTGGTGATGTAATTACAATCCCAACAGCTATTGCAGACTATGATGAACTTAAAGAACTCTTTCCGGAATTCGTGTACATCCAAGTGCCTTACATGACTAATGCATTTGAAACACGTCGATCGTTCTGGAATTGTAATCGTGATAAGATTGCAAAGATCATCACATTCTTGGATTGCGATATCGTTGTGACGGATATCACTGGTTACTTCGGCAAGATTCCAATCATCTTCAACTTCAACATTACTGCTGACCCTGAAAATCCACGAGCATACATTGATGGATTCTTACAAACTGATGTAGCAAGTGTGATCTTATCACAACGTACATTCGTTTTGAATCAATGTCAAAAAGATGTACTTGTTGAAAATGGTGCCCCGGCAGAAAAAATTGTTGTTTGTCAAAAGGTTGTGAGTCCAGAAATCATTGACCGATATTTGGGTGATGCAGAAGTTATTCATATTGGTGATAGAACTATTTTTCATCCATTCCGAATCTCGGATAAGTGTTATGATTTTGATGCAGTTGTAGAGAAATCTATGGAACTCAAAAATGGTGCAGTCTTTGTGACCGACCCTAATGACACGTTCGATCGTTCAAAATATCCTGAACGAGCTGTGATTCACAATATCAAGTTGTCAAAGCAAGATTATTATCGAGTTTTGATTGGACAACCAAAAATTATCTACAATGAAAATCCTCAAAAAGTTTTTCATCCAGGTCTTGCAGAATTGATCTATTTCGATGCTGACATTGAATCCGAGTATATAATGCCTCTATACGAAGATGTAGTTATCGAAAATGGAGAAGATGTATGGCTAAGTTAATTCTGGTTGAAGGTCCCGACAACTCAGGAAAAACTACTTTTATCCAAGGCCTCGAAAGCCTTGGAGCAAAGGTAATGAAGTTTCCTAAAAAGACAAGTGAAGGACGTTTCACTTGTGTAACACGTAATGAAGTTGCTATCTTTGAAACTATGTTACAATATATCAATAATGATCAGACTTATGTTCTTGATCGTGGTGGTTTAAGTAACATTGTGTATGAAAGTGTACTTCGTGGAAAACGAACTGATGTGTTCATGGATGACTTCCAACGATTCATCGAGAACAACCAAGTTCTTGTAGTTGGACTCACTCGTAACAAACTTGAAGATAATTTCGCCGATGATTTGATTGCAATCTCAGAAGATCAATTCAATAAGATCGTTGATGAATTCGAAAGCTTGTACAAAGCTCTTTGGATTACTCCATACAAAATTCTTGAACATGATGTGTACAATGGCGTTATCGAAGCCAAGCCATTTGATCAAGTAGTAGCTGATTTGAAAATCAAAGAATTCATTGGAGCATAACATGAAAATTTTATATTTGCCTTGCCGTTCAGTACCTTTCAATATCAATCGTGTCGATGGCGGACTTGAGGCTGTTCAGTACAACTTCATCAACAACATGTCAAAGGTACATGACATCGATTATGTATCATTTGGCGATGAAGACTTCGGACACTTAGCAGTCAATGAATTGTCTATCAACAAACCGATTGGTGGTAAGTTCACTACAGCACATGCATACAAGATCAAGTACTTGTTGCAAGAAATTCAAGATTGGGACCAATATGATGCTATCGTTATTATCGAAGGCAGTAAGATGGTTCTCAATGCATTAGCTGAACTTGGTCAAATTTCAAAAGTTCGCAATATTCTTGCAACTCCACTTGACCCATCGGTTCGTGGTATCGTTCAATGCTGGAACAACGCAGTAATGGTTCACAAATTAGGCGGAAAGAACATTGTTCCAACTCAAACGTTTAAAGACTTAGCAGCTCAAGTGTACTCGAAAATGAATACACGAATTGCAGCAGAAGTCATAGACTTTGAATATTGGCAAGCCAATGACATCATCGCAGATGATTTCTATCCACCGATCTTGATTGAAGAAAAGCCAGACGTCCTTGAATCAGAAGGACACATTGTTCAAGCTCAACGTTTTGACAATGCATTTCGTAAATCAAATGTAGCATTCGGTGCAATGGACTTGTATCAAGGTCCTAAACTTGCATTCTGTCCTAGCAAATGGGCACCAGGCAAGAAATGGTTAGAGAAGTCATGGGTCATGATCGATTCATCTCGTCGTGAAATCCAAATCGAAATCTCTGTTGCTAAAGTTCTTGTCAACACATGTCATAACACTGGCACAGTTGAAAATGGAAGTCTTGAAGCCATTTCACAAGGTGTACCGGTCTTGCAATTGATTCAAAAAGGATTCAATCATGCAACATTCGAATACGACCCGACAACAGTTCGTGTTGAATTTGAAGAAGGTACTGACACTGCAACATTGATTGATATGTATGCTAAAGCATTAAATGAATTCACTGACACTCAAGAAAATCGTGTCAAACGTGCAGAATATTTGTACAATCGTTTCAACAAAGATGCATACTTCAAACTGTGGGAAACAGTTTTGAGCTAAAATGTTATAGAGCCTTCGGGCTCTATAAATATCATTACAATCACGTCAGGACCTAACATGAAAATTTTATACATTCCATGTCGTTTTATCACTTTCAACGCAGACTACATTTCAGGTGGTCTCGAGTCGGTTCAATTAAACTTCATCAAAACAATGAGCCAACATCATGAAATTGATTATATGGCTTTTGGTGACGAGAACTTTGGTCCGTACAAAGTAAATCCGATCTCGATTGATTATCCTATTGTGGATAAGTACACAATCAAACATGGCAATAAAATCGTTGAGAAAATTGCTGAGCAAGACTACTCAAAATATGATGTTGTCGTTACTGTTGAAGGCGCTAAAGGTGTAATCAATGGTCTTGTCAAATTAGGACTTGGACCAAAAATTCGAAATCTTTTAGCAACTCCACTTGACCCAGGCATCCGTACACTTATTTCGATCTGGCGTACAGCAATCTTCATTCATCAGAACGGTGGTAAGAACTTAGTGCCAACTCATACATTTAAGGATTTGACAACTCGTGTCTATTCTAAAATGAATACCAAACTTGCTGTTGATGCTATCGATTTTGATTACTGGGCTGAACATGACATCATTTCAGACAATTTCTTCCCAGCAACTCTGATTGAGAAAAAGCCTGAAGTTCTGCCTTCAAATGGTACTGTTGTCCAAGCTCAGCGTTATGACTTGAAATTCCGAAAGACAAACGTTGCGTTAGAATCTATGGCACAGTGTCCTCACAAAATCGTTGCGTTCTTGCCAAGCCAATGGGCTCCACCAAAGAAATATTTGAAAGAGCCATTCGTTCAAATGGACAAACCCCGTAAATTGATTCAAGAAACATTGAAAGAAGCACTTGTGCTCGTCAATACTTGTCATGACACAGGTACCATCGAACATGGCTCAATGGAAGCAATTGAGAAAGGTGTTCCAGTTCTGCAATTGATTCAACGTGGTTATAGTCATGCAACGCTTGAACATGACCCTAACACTAAGATCGTTTGGATTGAAGATGGTATGGACACCAAAGAAATTATTGCTGCATATTCAAAGGCATTGAATGAATTCACCGATACGTTTGAACAACGTGTTGAACGAGCTAATGCATTGTATGAGCAGTATCGCCCAGAACGTGTATTCGCAATGTGGGAAAAGGCATTGATGGAGTAAGAAATGGCTAATGATTTCGATTTGAATTTAGACATCGAAGACGTAGAAGAGTACATTGAACCATCAGGTCCACCTGATAACACTCTCTATGACAAGTCTTTAGGTATCATTAAAGAGGCCATGAAAGATGTCAAGCAAGAAATCCTGATTAAACTGGAAGACGGTACTGATCATATTGTTTACGTTACAGAACTTCAAATTTCTGGTAATGGAGTATCATATGGCTTCAGTACTCCAAGTGAAGATCGTAAGGCAGAGTTGACACCACATGTCGAACATGTGCTCAAGCTTCAGCTTGACGAGATTCTCAAATCAACAAAACGATTTATGTTTTAAGCAATGGTCCTTCGGGACCATTTGTGGTATATAATGATTTCTAATTGGACAAAGGTGGAAATATGATCGATGTGATTTTAGGGCAATTAGTCGCCAATCAAGACTATTTTGGACGTGTGTGGCCATATCTCAATGAAGACTACTTCGAGAAAGGACCGGCACGAATTTTGTATAACTCAATTCGGAAACATGTAAACGATTATAATGGTGTGCCATCTAAAGTAGCTTTGAATCTTGCACTATCAAATTCACGTGCAGGCGAAGTTGAACTTAAAGGCGCAAATGACCTTTTGAACTCTCTTTCTGATCAAGTAGAAAGCTGTGATTGGTTAATCCCAGAAACCGAGAAGTACATTCAAAAGGTAGCAATGTACAACGCAACATCTCGAATTATTCAAATTCAAACGAATGCTGATCTTCCACCAGAACAGAGAAATCGAAAAATTCAAGATGTCGGTGCAATTCCAGACATCATGCGCGATGCATTAAGTGTTTGCTTTGACTCATCAGTTGGTCACAACTGGATGGATGACTATGAAGCTCGTTGGTTATCTTATCAAAACAAAACACGCAAGATTCCATTCAAACTTCCTATTTTGAACAGAATCACTAAAGGTGGAGCAGAGAATGCTACATTAAACATCTTACTTGCCGGTTCGAACGTTGGTAAATCGTTAGGTCTTTGTACATTAGCAGCAGATTATTTGCAGACTGGTAAAAACGTCTTGTACATCACAATGGAAATGGCAGAAGAGGTATGTGCTAAACGTATCGATGCTAACTTGTTAGATGTCACATTAGACGATATTGATGATGGCAAAATCTCGTACCCAGAGTACAAGTCTAAGATGGAACGTTGGAGAAAAGCTAACGTACTTGGACAATTGTACATCAAACAATATGCAACTGGTGGAGCTAATGCTAACACATTCCGAGCATTAATCAACGAGTTGAAATTGAAGAAAGGCTTTGTGCCTGACGTAATCATCATTGACTACTTAGGTATTTGTGGTTCATGTCGTATTAAACAATACACTGAAAACTCATACACATTAGTTAAAGCGATTGCCGAAGAACTTCGTGCATTAGCGTTTGACACAAACACATTGATTTGGTCAGCAGCTCAAACTACTCGTGGTGGATGGGATGCATCAGACATGTCAATGAGTGATGTTGCTGAATCTGCAGGTCTTGTACATACAGCTGACTTCATGTTAGGTGTCATTGAAACAGAAGAACTTGCACAACAAGGACTTCAATTGATCAAACAGCTCAAATCACGCTATGGTGATAAGATGATCAATAACAAGTTCACATTAGTTGTCAAGAAAGGCAATCAACGATGGGTTGAACCTGACGGTGAAACTGCTCCAAAGATTCCGGCTGCAAGTGATCATGAAATGGAAATCTCTCATGCTCAGCAAACAACTCAAGAGCATCTAAACAAAGTTCATCGAGTTCAAGCTGCATCACGATCCGAATTGGAAGATTTAGCAGATCAAATTAAATTTTAAAAAGCAGTTTACTTTATGATAGGACTGTTGTATAATGGTCCTATCAAATCAAACATCCAAATGGCTCAAATTAGCTAAGAAGGTTTTAAAAGAATTGAAGGAGACCAAAATGGCTGTCTTAAATTATGCAGGAATAGGGAGTCGCGAGACTCCTACCATCATACTTAAAGGTATGAGAAACTTTGCAACATACATGGCTGAACAAGGACACACTGTTTCAACAGGTGGAGCTAAAGGTGCTGATTCTGCGTTTATTGATGGAGCTATGCAAGGTAATGGTTCTCTTCGGAACTATCTTCCTTTCCCTGGCTACAATGGATATCGCAATAACATCATGCCTTTTGATCGAAGCAAAAAGGTCATGGACTTAGCAAAGAAATATCATCCCGCATGGAATCGTTGCTCACCAACAGCTCGCTTAATGCATGCTCGAAATTGTAACATCATTTTGGGACCACATTTAATCGAACCAGTGGCTTTCATTCTATGTTGGACGCCAGATGGACTTGTGACTGGTGGTACAGGCCAAGCCCTACGTCTTGCAAAAGATTACATGATTCCAGTCTGTAACTTAGGCAAGGCGAAAACGATGGAAGAGGCATTCGAAATGCTTCAAACCCTTAAAGAAGATATCGCCCACAGTATCGCAACTATGGACTTAAGCCTATCAGGCGACTTTAAATTATTTGGAGACTATTATGAGTAAAGGTGCACCAGCAACTAATCCACGTAAACGTATGGATGAACTCGATACCGCAATTAGCAAAGCTATTGCAGAAGCTGAAGCTCATGCAGACAAGCATAACTTGTCATTCGACATTTATCCTGCTTACGGTATGGGTGGACGTTATGATGGTGAAGAAGGAAAATGGTATCCTTCTAGTGAATCTTGTTAAAAAAGCGGTTTACTTTAAATTATGACCATGTTATAATGGTCCTATCATCAAACAAAGAGGAAATTGAAATGGCAGCATATACTGAAGCAGAAATTAAGGCATCTCGACGTGTTAAAGAGATTTTGGAAAACATCGAATCTCTTGCTCGTCTTGCGGATGACATCGCAACTGAAGCCAACTTAGATTGGAATTCACGCCATGGATTTGACCTAGAAAAATCTGGCGGCCACACTACCATTTCATGGTACAACTCATCTGAATCTTGTTAAGGAGAGCCACATGGCTACATCACCACAACAGCATTTATCTGCTCTTGAAGAATCAATCAATGCGTTGGTTGAACAAGCTGAACAGCTTGCTGAAGACAACTCTCTTGAGTTCACAGTTCGCTTTAAAAATCGTACTGATGTGAATGTCGATTGGACTCAAAGCTGGTCGTCTTCTTATGAGTAAGAAGCAATCACATTTCCATAATAACGATCATCGTGCACAGTTCGCAAACTCGGTTCTAAAGCTATTATGGAAAAAGCATGGCAGTCATTGTTCTGCTGATCTACTTGAAGATGTTGCGATTCAACGCGAATACTTTGATGAGTATGTGCGAAACATCTATGAAGTAATCAATGACGAGATTCCTTTATTTGCATGGCATGACGTTGTTAAGCACGGTCATGAAAATGTAGGTTGGGAATGCTCTCATAAAGAAGCCCTTAGAATTATTTTCGCCGGATGTGAAGAATTCTACAATTAATTGTTTACTTTTGATAGGATTCATGGTATAATGGTCCTATCAAATCATTAATCAAATTGAGGAAATCATCATGAAATTATCATTTCAACCTCTCGTTATTGGTTCTCATGCATTAGTTCGTCATCTTGACAAACTGCATATCGATCACAATCTCGAACCTCTTGATCACGATATCATCGTGCCAAATCAAAAGTCTGCATACGAGTTTATTGATTACTTACGTCAATTCAACTCATCTCTTGCAATCGAAAAGATTACCACATCTAAGAAATTCAAGACTGGTACAATCGTCTTGAATCATTACGGATCAATGTGGGAACTCACCTTTCCAACTTCAAAGAAGTCTACGACTTATCAGTTATATCATGGCTTCGAACATGAAGTTCAACTCGCTCCTAAACTACCAGAGTCAATCAATTACGCTAACTACATGTATGCGTCATTAGATTTGCTTTATACGCTTAAGATGAGTCATCGTTATCTTCGTAATAGTCCTCATTTTCATAAGACCATGAAACACATCAAGAACATGCGTAAAATCGGTGCAAAGATCATCGACGAGCAGTTCTATCAGGCACGAATGAAGGAGACATACGATTACGCGACTCCAAAGCTCAACGTAGGCAAATCAGATTTCTTCCATTCAAATTTCAATTACATTTATGACCATGACTCGATTCATCGAGCAGTAAAGCTTCTTGACAAGCCAGCATACGAATACTACATGACTGAAAATCAAGAAGTTCATTGCGACAAAGATCGTTTCTTTGCTCAAAGCAAGGCAGTCCAATTACTCGGAGTCCTCGAAGAATCATACGTCCTTGCATTAGAACGTTCACAGATTCCTAATGAGTTTATGGTTCGTCCATACGAAAGTTTCATGATTGCTCTCGAGAAAGTCTGTACGTCGATTACTTCAGGCTGGTTCCGTGAATTCGCTTGGGAAAACTTTGATGTAGTTACAAATCTTTACAACGATGATTACATTACAAAGTTTACAAATGCCATGAAAGATGGTATAATACTTCCATATAATCCAAATGGTGAAATGAAATGAAAACCTTACTATGTGTATCTTTAATTGCAATTGCTTTAACTGGCTGTGTCAAATCTGCTGAGCAACTTGAACGCGAACAAGCCGCAGAAGCTAAAGAATGTTCATTTGGTGGTGGAATTCGTCAAGCGGTTAAGAACAACTGGACTTATCGCGATGACATCAAAAAAGATTATCGCTCTTGTATAGCAGGTAATACTAATCGAGATGTAGTATACAACGACACTAACGAATTAGCTAAAACTTGCCTTGAATCAGCTCACAAGCTTAATGGTGGAGTTGTAGCAAATAACTGGTCTGGATACACTGAAGGTTATCTAGCTCGAGTCGAAAAATCACTACGTGACTGTGGTGAAATCAATTAATCAACAGGAGAAACACATGCGTTACTTAGCAAGCTTAATCGCATTCGCAATTTGGATTACTGGCATCGTTGTTGCAAAAGGTTTTTGGTGGACGGTCGGATCAATCTTTATCCCGCCAATCTCATGGTACCTTGCAATCGAATACGCACTAACTAAATTTTAAGGAGCAGTAAATGAAAGTCGTCGAAAAATTCACAGTGAACCTTATCCCTGATACACTGCAACTAGCGTACATGGGTGCTAAAACTGTAGAAGTCGGCGTCGAGATCAACACCTTTAACGATGGGTCAGTACGAGTACTGATTCCATCTATCACAAAAGGTTTTGAATGGCAAACTGCACGTATTGATGCATTTGTTGAATCGATGGACGACCTAATGATTGTAGCACAAATCAAAAATATCTTGGAGCAAAACTCTGTAAATCGACCACGTTCGTATTGCTTGAATATCTTATCGACACCTTACACTCGATATGATCGCCCGATGCTTGATGGTATCGATGGCTTTGGAGCTAAAGTCTTTGCAGATTTCGTCAACTCAATTGGATTCGATTCCGTTGTTTTTAGTGACTGCCATAGTGAAGTCATGACAGATTTGGTCAAAGGCTCTTTGAATCTTCATCAGCGAGTTTTATGTCAAAACACTGTTGAACTCGAAAATGTTGGTTTGATCTGTCCTGATAATGGTGCTCGTAAAAAGATTCCTGATGCAATCATTCGGTTTGATAAGACTCGCGATCTGGCTACAGGTAAAATCACGGGCTTCAAGCTTGATTCACAAATTGTAGGACAACCTGAAAAGTTCAACGAATTCTTAGTTGTCGATGACATCTGTGAAGGTGGTCGAACATTCATTGAAGTTGCAAAATGTTTTAAAGAAAATGTAAAAAACGGTGTACTTAAGCCGAAAAATGGTGTAAAATTATACCTATACGTTACTCATGGTATATTTTCAAACTATGCAGTCGAAAATCTTTTAGTAGAGTATGATACAATCTATACTCATTACATGAAACGAAGCACGTATTTTGCCTTGACTGTTCAAGAGCAAGAAAAAGTAATTGTTAATACCCTAATCAATGCATAAGGAGTTCTACATGAACGCACCAATCGAATCGCAAAAGACCGTCATTCAAATTGCTTTAGAAAATGCTGCAGAGTTTATCGCTCCAATCAACCCGTTTTTATATTGGACCGATTCTTATAAATTGAGCCATATCTTGTTTGAAACTGAAGGCGTTAGTGAAATTTACTCAAACTTGACACCTCGCTTTGACCATTACTTACGTGCTATGCTTGGCAAACACTACGACGGCAAAGTAGTTGTATTTGGTATCCAATGGATGGTTATTCGTTTGCATCTAATGGCTAAGAAAGGATTCTTCGATCGTCCTAAAGCTGAAGCAATTCAAGAAATGAAAGATGTTTTAGGTCCATACATTGGACAAGAAAAATTCGATCAATTTGAAGCATTACATGATCTTGGTTACCTGCCAGTTGAAATCAAAGCTCTTGATGAAGGTACTTTAGTTGATATTGGAACTCCAGTTTTCACAATTCGAAATACACATCCTGATTTCGAATGGTTGCCAAACTTCTTAGAAACTGGCATCTCGATGGACATGTGGAAACAACTCACTGTTGCAACAATTGCACGTACTTATCGTTTGATCTCAAATGATTATGCAATTCGTACTACTGGTTCTACAGCAGGTGTAGAATTCCAGAACCATGACTTCTCGTCACGAGGTCAATCTGGTTTTGAATCATGTGCAATCAATGGTGCAGCATTCTTATTGAGCTCATGTGGTACCGATAATGTAGCTTCACTATGGGCTGCTAAAACATTCTACAACGCTAAAAATGATCATCGTTTATTAGCTGGTTCAGTCCCAGCAGGTGAACACTCAGTAACCACTTCTGGTATTTTGACAGAACAAGAACGATGGAACACTTCACTTCAGGTTAACACCCCGGATGAGCCTATTTCACTCGAAGAAGCAGAATTCTTGTATGCCAAGAAATTGTTAACTGAACGCTTCCCAACAGGCATTGTGTCTTATGTTGCAGACTCATACGATTATTGGACTTTCATCACTAAAATTCTACCTCGATTAAAAGATGTAATTGAAGCTCGTGATGGTAAATTCGTAGTTCGAGGTGACTCTGGTAACCCAGTCCATGTAATTGCTGGATATCGTTTTACATCAATTGGGTTATCTACTGATGAGCTAATTGAAGCCGGTGATCGTGGATATCAAGAACTTATTAACCGTAAAGTTGCTAAAGCTAAAGAAGATGGCTTTGAAGTTGTACGAATTGCTGGTCGTTATAGCAAAATCTGCGGAGACGAAGGTGGAATCTTCTTAGTTGAAATCTCTGAAGCAGAAGCATTAGGTACAATTGCATCATTACATGCGATCTTTGGTGGAACTGAAAACACTCAAGGCTTTATTGAACTCGACAGCCACATCGGCATGATTTATGGTGATGGCATCACAGTTCAACGTTCAGAAGAAATTCTGACTCGTCTTGAAGAAGCAGGTTTTGCATCAACTAATATCGTATTTGGTGTTGGGTCATACTCATTGAACATGATTTCTCGAGATCACTTGGGCATGGCAATCAAAGCAACTAATACTATCGTCGATATCAATGGGCAACAAGTTGACAAGCCAATTTACAAAGACCCTAAAACAGATTCGAGCAAGAAATCTGCTAAAGGCCTGATGACAGTTGTTGAGAAAGATGGTAAACTCATCTTCATCGATAATGTCTCTCGTGAACTGGAAAAAGGTGGTCTACTCACTACAGTATATAAAGACGGTGAACTCCTCAAGTTTGTCGATCTCTATGAGATTCGTGAAAAACTCTGGAACTAAGTTCTAAATAATCGTAAAAGGCAGTTTACATCAAACTGCCTTTTGTGGTATAATGGTCTTATCAAATCAACTAACGAAATTTTTATCATGTACAAACTTATCAAATCTTCAACAACTGGAAAATATGAACCAATGGAATGCCAAGCTCAAGCTTTAATTCCTTCGGTTGCAGCCCTCCAAGCCGGAGATTATCGATTCGTCAAATCTAAAGCCTTTCACAGTGTCATCGTGGAAGACCGTTCTCACTGTATCCTCATGCATATTGGTAGTTATTCATACTACTTCAATCGTGAAACAGGTGTTCTCTCAATGATGTTCCGTAAAAACGAACGAGTTAATCCTCGCTTAGAAGAGTACAAGGACATTTTAGAATGTGCTGTAGAAATTTTTAACACCTGGGTTCCATTCAAAAAGGATTAATCATGAAATACTTTGCTATTGCTCTTGCGTTATTGGTCTCTTCTGGTTGCACAGAAGCTCAAAGCTCTTATGTTTACGAACCTAAGATTGTAACAAATATCTCGTTTGAATGCATCAATGGCATCTTAGTGCTCGATGTTGTCCAAACCATTGACGATGAAGAAGCAGCTACTCTGCATCAAATCGCTCAGTATCCAACAGGACAAATCATACAATGTGTACAACCTGTTGAAAAAGATTCAAAAAGTAGTTTACAACCAAAGCCACGTATGGTATAATAGACATATCAAATCATTAATCAAATTGAGGAAATTGAAATGATTCACATTAACACATCAATCATCGACGATTTAATGAATGCAGCCAATGATGAAGGTGAAATCTGGTTAGACGTAAATGGTTCTTCAAAACGCTTCGAAGTTTATTGTGAAGACGATAATGTTGTAATGGCAGTGTTTAAAAACGTTGAAATTGCGATTTGCACTGAAGATGCTACAGTTCTTCAGATCAGTTTCAAGAATCCGCAATCACTTGACTTTGATATAGCAGACATCATGAAAAATCTATGTCATGCTGATGTACAGGTAGCAGGCTAATGAATCTCGATACCTTCTTCCCTACAGAGCCTAAAGTATTTTATCATGGGTCATGCACTGCAGCAGGTATCGAGAATCTTCTGTTACCTCCTGAAATTTCAAACACAATCTCTGAAAAGGGACGTAACAAAAACTTAAATCGAATCTTCTTCACCGAAGACATCGGTTTAGCAAAGATTTATGCAGGACGAGCTGCTAAATCAATTGGTGGAGAACCTGTTCTCTTTCGTGTAGTGAATCCAGTCGATACAGTTTGTATGAATGATGCACAAGGTGCTTCAGTTTATCACGCAGACTGGGCATTCGCTGAATTAATTTGTTGAGGTTATTATGATTTCTAAAGTAGAAGCAATCTTACGTCTTGAATTTTTACTCGAGCATTGGGATGAAATCGCGTCGACTCCTAAAAACGTGGATAATCTTCCACGTAAAGTGAATCCATACATGGGGCTTTGTTTAGTAACTGGTTATTTCTTTCATCGTGGTTCTGATGCGTTCTTTGACGCGCAAAAAGATTTCATTGAAGCAACCAATCCTGAAACAGGAACCTTCATGTATCCAGTAGGTGGTCCAGAAGAATACGAACACTCTGATAAAAATCCTTTCAGGAATCCAAATCGTAAAGTTTATGCACATTGGGTACGAGATAATCTGATTTGGTCACTTAATCGAACACAACGAATTTCTCTGAAATTGCGTCGCCAATTCTACAAATATCGCATGAACTACTGGGGTTAATCATGAAAAAGTTACTTATCATCGCTTCTATAGCATTAGCAATTACCGGATGTACTCCAAGTGCAAAAGATATTTCTGAGCAATACACAATGCCAGAAGAATTGAAAGATTGCACTATTACTTATTTGCAAGGCAAATACACGTATTTGAATGTAGTTCGTTGTCCTAACAGCACTACAAGCACTACTTATCCAGTCGGTAAAACAACTCAAACAACCGTCGTTATCGACGGCGAAACTTACGTTAAACAATAGTTTACTTTCGCATGGAGCTATGATATAATGGCTCCATCAAATAAATACTTATTGGAGTACCAAATGAAAAAGTTTTTAATCGCATTAGCTTTGATCTCAACTTCTGCTATGGCTGAAGATTCGAATAAATGTGTTGCTTTTAAATCTGCTCAACCGAGTACTCCTCTTCAACAAGCTGTTTACTTCGAACGTATTCGTCAAGACATCCGTAACATGAATCCTCGCCTCAACACAAGCGAATTAACTCATAAGGATTTGGAGTACATTGCTTCAAAAATGTATTGTGATCCGAAGTTCGATAAACGCTTTCTCAAACAAATGATAGGACAGGTAAAATGAGTATTGGTGGAATAGCTAAAACCACTGCCGATTCAATTTATGCTTACCGCTTCATCCGACTTATGCAGAAGTCGTTTGAAGATTGGGAGGCATTTCGTGTTGGCGTGATCGATAACAAAGGAAACGTTCTAAAACGTCCTAAAACTGAAGAAGAGAAGAGTGCTTATACTCCATTTCATGCTTCAATACGTGCAATGAAACGCATGATGGCTACTGTGCCCGGCGCTACAACTATGGCCACAATTTCTTCTTCACTTTCTGCAATTGGTAGTCGATTTGGACTCACAGAAAGTGATTGGTCCTTAATCGCTACAGAATTAGATGATAGATTATATGAATCAATGGTTGCTGGTGATGCAGGAGATGGTTCTGGCAGTGCTAAGTCAATTGCTTCAGGTGAAACGACAGGTGCTGTTACAAACAAAGGACCTGCCACTATGAAGAAACGCAAACTTGTAAACTTGAACAAATTATGATATAATGGGACTATAACAAGTCCCATTTTGGTGAGGAAAGTAATATGTCGTATGTAGACAACGAGTTCGCGTTACGAATATTTTCGTATCAACGAAACTTTAGACAAGTATCAACGATGCCATTTAAGCTCAACTGTTCGTGTCCAATTTGTGGAGATTCTGCAACAGATCGATTGAAAGCTCGATTCTGGTATTATGAATACAAAGGCACAATGTTTTGTCACTGTTTCAACTGCGATTATTCTGCAGGATTTGGACGATTCTTGGAGAATCATGATGAGAGTTTGTATCGTGAATACTTGCTTGAAAAACGTAAAGAGGAAACCTTTGGAAAGAAAGAAACTCCAAAAGTTGTGGAAACTGAAATTTCGGAAAAGTTCACAAAGAAACTCATCATTGAAAAGCTCGATTTCTGCGAACGATTAGATCGATTGCCGACAAATCATCCAATCATCAAATATGTTGTGAATCGTGCAATTCCAAAGAGTGCTTACAAACGACTCTGGTTCACTGCTCATTGGCAAGAAATGGTTAATGCAACAAAGCCTACATTTGACAATCCACGTCAAGAATGTCGTCTGGTGATTCCAATCTACAACAAAGAACACAAAATTGAAGCTTATCAAGGACGTGCTCTTTCATCATTAGCTCGTCAAAAGTATATGACTATTAAGGCTCATGAAGATGCCTCTAAAGTCTATGGAGTTGATATGGTAGATGACTCTAAGCAATGGGTGTATGTAATGGAAGGACCTATTGATAGTCTATTCATACCAAATGCGATTGCAATCACAGGTGGTTCACTGGATTTAGATCAAGTGCCGTATAAAGATAAACGTATTTGGGTGCTCGACAACGAACCACGACACAACGACACTATCAAACGTATGGAAAAACTGATTGCTGCAGGTGAACGAGTTTGCTTCTGGGATGAAGCTCCATGGCATTCTAAAGACATCAATGACATGGTTGCAAAAGAAGGAGCCGATCCCAGAGATATCGAAGAGTACATTGTCGATAACTGGGCTGTTGGATTACTCGCACAATTACGTATGTCAAAGTATCGAAAAATATAGGAGGCATTATGGACATCTTTAGTTCATACCAAGAAATGAAAGAGGAGCTGAACATTGCAGAGAAATCATGCTTTGCAATGTTTGAAGCAAATGACACATTCAAGATAATCGACTCGAGCGATATCAAGTATGCTGAGTTTGCTCAGCATCGTCAAGATGACACTAAACTTGTTGTGAATCTCTATAACTATGCAGATTCTGTGCCCGTCATGTCATTTGATGGCAATCGAAAGGACCTCCTTGAATCAAGTGAGAAAGTAATCGACATCTGGCTTGAAGCATCAAAAGAGGTGTATATCAAGGCAATCACTGCCAAGCTCAACAAGTTTTCACGTGATTTCCAATCAGACGATGACAAACTGCTGATAGGATTATTCTGTGCTTTAGAGCCTGTAATACGTGGTAAGCCAAAGACTAATGCTGTAAAAACTGTTGCAGACATTTATGTGAAAAATTTGATAGAAAACACAAGATATGGTTTACAAATCACGAAATCCGTGTTATAATGGTCCTATCAAATCAAATTGAGTAAATCGTTATGGTACAGAAGATTAGAATTACAATGGTTGAATTCAAAGAAGTTAAAGTTTTCAATCCTTTGAAATTCTGGAAAGGACGCCAAATCGTTGAACAATTCATTGAGAAAAACACTCAGCAATTTGTTTTCAATGATCGCCAAAACCCTAATGGTTCTATCTTTGGATTGTACCTTAGCGAAATCTACAATGTTCGTCATAACATTGAATGGGCAACACATTTCATAAATCCGAACGCAAGACTTCAAAATGAACTTGCAGTTCAAATGATTAAAACTGTTCGTTTTGAAGGTCCTATCACAATTAAGACTTCTCGTGAAGACGGACACAAACGTGAATTTACAATGGAGTACATTGAAGAATGAAAAACATTTTCCAAATCAAAGAAGACGCACACACAAAGATCAAGAAACGTGGTCAGATCTTTGTACGACTGGCAGCTCAAGCTATTGATAGCTTAACTGAACTTCCAGACTCGTCTGAATCTCTTCCAGGATTCATCCACTCGTATCATGGCTTTCATGCTGAAGTATTCCCGTTTGATAACTCTCAATGGGTCGACAATCCTAACTACAAACCTGGATTGACTTCAGAAGAGTACAACAAACCTGAAAATCTTGCTGTAGATGCAGGATTCCACAAAATCGAAGTTGTGACTCCGATGTGTCGAGTCTGCGCAGTAGAGATCCAAGACCAATACGACGACTGTGCAGGTGAACCTGAAACTTGGAACCTTGAAATGATTCCACAAGACTTGTTCTTGTCTGGCACAGAGCCTGAAATTGTTGAGTTCTTTAAAGAGCGTTTCAAAGAACGAGTTGAACGTGAAGAACGAAACAAATTTGATTCTAAGTGGTGCAACCTGTTTTATAACTATACGCCTGAAGAACTCATCAAATGTGCAAATGCAATGATGAGTGTACCGGCTGATTTCAATGGCGCTCAACGCCAAGAATGGTTACTCAACAAAATGAAGGAAAGCAAATGACAATATTACTCACACGCAGCCAAGTCGATGAAGTCCTTAAAACGTATTGTGATCAGATCGGACTCTCGTGCTCCGATCTACATGACGACGCATTTTGTGTCCAAAACTCTAAAGGCTATTGGTCGTACATTTGGTATAATGGAGATGAAAATATCGCATCCGATATGATCTCTGAAATTGAAGAGATGGTCAAGCTTCAACAAGTCAATTTACAACGGAGTGCTCCATAATGAAACAGTTACCGCACGAAAAGATCATCTTGGTTAAGCAATTTATCAAAGACTTCAACCGAGATATCGCTACAGTCAAGGCTCAAATTGAAGTCTTAAATGCAACTTTGTTATATTCCGCAAAGGTCAAAAACAATGCATTAGCAGCTGAAGCATGGCCTGCTGCTCGACGAGCTGGCAAGATTCATAAAACCACGTTAGCTCAAATCGAACGCTTGCAATGTGTTAAACAAACTCTCGAGACTGTTCGAGATCAGTATGGCAACAAGTGTCGTCGATTGCGTACTCTGAACAATAGTCTAAAACGTGCTGAAGCACAGCTCGAACGAGCTAAATCAGGCTATTACGATGGCATCCATACTCGGCATCAAGCAATTGAATCGTCAGAACGTTTTATTCGTTCAATTCACCGATCATTTAACGCTTTTGAAATTTAAGTGTTATAATGATCCTATCAAATTAACCCAAACATATTGGAGAAACACATGGCTCACTTTAATGAATGCGCATCACTAGTAGACGGTATTGAAGCTGCTCGTCAAGAATCTGAAAATATTCGTTCAAATGGCGAACAATACCTCGATTCAATGCTTGGAATGCAACGTGCTTTGCAAACTAAACTTGCAATCGAAAAACCAGAAATGAACTTGAATCCAAATGACATTGACACAGCTGGTAAAACTGTTGACTGGCTTCGTACTCAATGGGATTGCATGAGCGATGAATTCCGTGAATTGCTTACATCACTTGGTGGTATGTCAAATGGCGAAAAAGATGCATCAGGCGTTTGGAAGGCATGGAAAGCTAATAACCTTGAAAAACGTTCAACTCTTATCAAAGACTTGAGTCCTGAAGATCAACTTGAAATCAAATTCGAGCTCATTGATATCTGGCACTTCTTCTTGAACATGAATGTTGCATTAGGCCTTGATTCTCAAGAAATCTTTGAGTTGTACTTCTTAAAGAATAAAGAAAACTTTGATCGTCAGAACAATGGCTACTAAGTTTCCTATACCTGCTGAGTTTGCACAGGAAATCTGTTCCGTGCAACCTATGGACCCTTCGTTGATTAAAGCACTTATCAACGCAACCGAGCCACCAGAACTGCTTCCTAAACATTGGGAGCCTTCTAAAGAATATGTCGAAATCAGCCGAGGTATTGGAATCGATTATCAAGAACGAGTTGTGCCTAAACACGATGTCAAGTCTTGGATTCATGCAGGTTGGTCAATAACTCGCCTTTCTAAAATAAGTCCGTCAATGGTTAAAACCAAATGGATTAATGCAATCATCGCAATGGAGAAACAATATGAGTGCAGTAATTAAAGTTGAAGTAACAGTCAAAACTCCTGAAAAACAGAAGCCTAAACCTACTTCTGAAAGTTCTCATAAACCAAGTCAAGATTCTTTGTTGCTCGGTTAAATTATTTTCAAAAAGCAGTTTACAACTAGATAGGACTATGATATAATGGTCCTATCAAATCAATCCTAAAGGAATCCTATCATGGCTAAGTCTAAACCTGCAGTTACAACTGAATTCACAACGTCCAAAGCTGGTAAATTGCGTGACCCACGAGCAACAACGAAATTAGCTCTTGGTCTTGCATTTGCAAAATCTGCTCGTAAAGCTGCTCAACGTAAAGCGAATCTTTTGATTCAAGTTGATCGCGTTATCGCTGTAGCGTAAATTGATTAGAAAATGGGAGCCTTGTGCTCCTTTTTTCGTATCTGGAGATCTGAAATGAATTTAGAACCTGCCTTAAAGAATGAACAAATCCGTCTAAAGCGTGAACTCAAAGCAATCGATGTTGTAATTCAAAAGTTGACTCTTAATGAATACAATGAACGCCGTTGGCGTATTCGTAATGATCGTCCTGCTGGACTTGCAGATAAGCAACGAATTAAAGAAGTGCAAAACAAACGTAATGCATTACAAGCAAAACGCTTTAGAATCCAACATCAAGCTTGGATGCTTGGCGATGCAATCTGTCGTTTACGTGAAATTAAACGAGGCAACTCAAAGCGTGACGTCGGATCAGTTTTCAAACAATTGATCACAGGTTCAAAATAAGCTGTTTACTTCTCAATAAGACTGTTGTATAATGGTCCTATCAAATCAAAGAGGAAATCAAAATGACAATTTTACGCATTCGCAAGAAACCAGTAGAAGTTACAGCTATTCTATGGACTGGTACTCAAGCGTCAACAAAACAAGTATTAGAGTTCATGGGACAAATCGTTGATACGAGACACTCGGTGTCTCAAGATAAATTCCATGATTACTGCGACATAGTACGAAACCAAGGTATCGAAATTTCTACTCTTGAAGGACCAATTTTTGCTTCAGTTGGTGATTATATAATTCGTGGTACTCGAAACGAATTATATCCATGCAAACCAAATGTTTTTGCTGATTGTTATGACGTAATAGGAGATCTAACATGAAAACTATCTACCTTGCAATTGCACGTGAAGACACCTGGGAAACCTCTACTAAAGTTGTTGGCATGTATAACTCTGCTGAATCAGCTAAAGCCGATTTGGCTAAACGTTTCTCTGGACTTCGCGACAAACCTGAAAACGAATTCCTTTGGCAAGAGCAAAAGTACACTTGTAAAGATGTAAAAGCTGTTGCATATTTCCATGGCGATGTACCTTTAGTTGGATGGGGAACTGAACGTCATGAAATCGTAATCTTAGAGCAAAAGGTGGATGTATGAAAACCAATTTCACACTCAAGGAAATCCTTGCTGAAATGAAGCAAGAAGAAAGGACTACGTTTGGAAATCTCGAAGAACGCGTACGTGCTAAGTATCCCAAAGCTACTGAAGCACAAATCTCGTATGAAATGCGTTGGTTAGCTCGGACTCAAATCTTGCATATCATTGGAAACACGTATTCTGACAATGAACAATATCGTTTGTTGAAAGAATACTTTACACAGAAAGTCGACGGCCATTATCTGCGTCTTCCTATCAATCGCAAGTACCAAGCTAACTTCCAGCAATCAAAAGCACTTCAGCGTTTACACAAAGAAGGCTTCATTAAGATGATGCGTTCGACTGGCTCAATGGGCTACGGAATGAAACGAAATGGTTGGAAGCCTTATGGAGTCCATCAAACTTATTTGGTTTTTAATGAACAAAACAGTTTACATCATGAAGTAGTTAGTGTATAATAGTCTTATCAAATCAAATACTACATTGAGTAAATTATCATGACTACTTCAGCTATCCAATCTATGAAAACTGCTTTAGCTTCAGAATTTCCTGATTATACAATTGACATGTACCTTCGCGAAGTAGCTCATGATATCGATCAAGCTTATGGGACCTTTGATGATGCAGTTTGGAGAGCTAAGCATTCAGCTCGCCATTTCTTTGGACGCAAATACGAAACTAATGCATTTGTTATTTCAACTCTTGAAGCAGCAAAAGAAGTTCATAACGCCAGTGCTAAATATTCTGCTCTAAAACATGGTTTTGCTTCATCTTGCACAACATGCAGATCATGCAAAGCTGAAATCGACTTGATTAAAGAGAAAGCACTTTAATAGAACAAAAGGTGATCATTCGATCACCTTTTTGCGGTCTGTACTATTTACTTTTCTTGAGTTCTAAATTATAATGTAATAGACCAAGAAATCTGTGGCTCTAAAATATTTTAAACTATTTTCGCAAAAACAGTTTACTTCAATAGCAAAACGTAGTATAATGGTCTTATCAAATCTAATAATGGATTTGAAACTTAGAGGAAATTGAAATGATTACATTACCACAAGCTACTTACATCACAATCGATCCATGTTACGTAATGCGTGATGATGCTTATGATGTGCTTTGCGATAAAATGGATTTCAACACACGTGCTCAAATTGTTGAAATTGAAGGTCATCAGATGGCTCTCTCAAACACTGCTTGGGGAGATGGATGTTATGATTCAAACTTAGGTGTATCTTTCTCAGTAGACGCAGGAATTATCGGTGTAGTTCCATTAGCTTTATGTTGTCCTGAAAAACTTAAAGAAGACTTTGTTAAGCAAAACTCATTTATGTTTAACGATACTTCAATTGCTTTCAGTTATGACAACGGAACGTTCAAGTTTAACGAGCTTGAAATCTACACAAACTACGAAGAGGAAGAGTTTGATGAAGATGAAGATGACAACTGCAGCATCTGGTAATCATTGAATAAAAGGTGATCAAATGATCACCTTTTTGTGGCTTCTACTATTTACTTTTCTTGAGTTCTAAATTATAATGTAATAGACTAAGAAATCTGTAGCACAAAAATATTTTATCAAAACTGTTTACTTTTGCTTTATGAGTTGATATAATGGTCTTATCAAAACTAATCATGGTTTTGAAAAATGAAGGAAATATTATGAACTTATTCAATCCACCAAAATTTGTTAAAGGTTCTTTAGTTGGTCTCAATGGAAACGCTTTTGCTCTAATGGGTCACTTCAAAAGACTTGCAGTACGTCAAGGTTGGACGATGGAAGAATGCCAAAAGGTTACCAACAAATGTATGGAAGGCGATTATGACACGTTAATCCAGACGTTAATGGCACACATGGAAGAAGAATAATCTTCTAAGAAAGAGGAGCTCAAGGCTCCTCTTTTTGTGCGAAAATAAACCGAAAATAATTTGCTAAAAGTGTTTACTTCTAAAGCAAATGATGGTATAATGGTCTTATCAAATCTAATAATGGATTTGATATAAAATGAGTAAATTGTTATGAATATGTCAGAAATCAAAAAATCTTTCAAAGAAGCTTTCCCATTAGCAACTGTTAAAGTTGAAGCTTTAGATGGAACGTATCGCCCTTACCGTGATGCAACTGGTACAATGTATCGTTTAATCCCAACTTATGTAACTTTAAGTCCCATGGATTGCACAGACGTTAAGCCTAAGAAAATTGCTGCAAAATTCGATGAAATCATCAATAAGCTGCAATCTCTTGGTGGAATCCTTGTAACTCGTTCAAATAATCATGCTATGGTAGATTTCATTAAGCCTAAAAAGAAAGCAGGTGAACCCGATAAAGGATATCGAGCTCATATCTTTAAAGAAAGTTTTCGTTCAACTTATCTCTATGATGCAGCATATCAACAAATTTTCTTTAGTGTAAACTTCGAAAAATTGTAAAATAATTTGGGTCATGCTGTTTACAACAGCATGATCTTTTGATATAATGGTCTTATCAAATCTAATAATGGATTTGAAATATGAAGGAAATATTATGAACATCAACTTCTTTGCACAATCAATCAAAGAACAACATGATTTGCACAACGTCGTAGTTCTTGATGCATTTAATCATGGCACATCAGTGTTAATCCTGGCTTCACATGAAGTCGTTTTCCTCCATTGCACTACTGAAAAGTACACTTACATCTTTGAAGTAAATTCAGAGTTAAAGTACACGAATAAAACTTTGTTAGATCTAGGATTTGACTGCCTTGAAAACTTTGACAACGAAGAGATCAAAGACATTTTCTATTCAATTAAGAACGGGTCTTCACTTGAAACATTGTTGAAAAAAGTTTAAAACATTTAGGAAAGTGGTTTACAACTGCTTTCCTTTTTGATATAATGGTCTTATCAAATCTAATAATGGATTTGAAACTTAGAGTAAAGTATTATGAACATCAAATTTCCTACTTCAATCGAAACTCAATCTGCACTTCAAGCGGAGTACTATGTAATCTCGGGCCTTTCATTGGTTCAACAATACATCAAAGGTGTAAGTTTTGATTCTGATAGTGAAATGGTCATCAATGGTTTTGCTTTGTACGAGTACGAAGATGAAGATTTAGACGAAGTCATCTACATGTGTGTAGAGTTCAATTATGAAGTTGATAATGAATCTTTCATCTTTGGTGAATTCATTGAACCTGGTGGTTTTGATATGATCGATGAAGCCGATGAGTATCTTCGCTCACTACACAATGTGAAATTAATTGAAAATAATTTCTAAAAACAGTTTACATTGATAAGATCATTTGATATAATGGTCTTATCAAATCTAATAATGGATTTGATTTAAACCAAAGAGTAAAATATTATGAACGCATATAAAATTCCAGCTGACGCAACTGTAGTAATCGAACACAACAACGAAGTTTACTTCTTTAAACCTCTTGAAGGAGAAATCGTTGATGCTGGTCCTGCAGGTCATGAAAAGCCTAAATCATTAACTTGGGTTGATGAAGAATGGGTCCTTTCATATGTCGATATCTCTGGTGAAATTCAAGTCAACTAATTGAATTGGAGCCTTCGGGCTCCTCTTCTTGGAGTTTTAGTATGAACATAGTTAAAATACATTGGCTCATCTGTCACACTCCGGTTGTAGTAGAGCTTTATGGTTCAAAACAAGCAGTACATGTTGTAGGTTCGATGATACCTGTTCTCACGCATACACCTGTAGGCCCTGAGAGTACACTCATCAAAAACTTCATTCGACCACAAGACCATAGAGTTGAAACAAAAATTATCCGCTTTTGTTTCAACTCTATGGTCACAAATACTCCTGGAGTAAGCCTGCACTTCCTTTGTGGAAACGTATATGTAACTATTATGGAGCTAAATTCAAAGAACAGAAGACACCTCTGTGTAATCTCGAAAATGAATTTGTTCTACCTAAGATGTAACTTTCCACAGATTTCTTGGTCTATTACATTATAATTTAAGTTGTGAAGAAAGTAAACAAAACTTTCGCTTTTGGAGAAATAAATGGTAAAATCATTTGAGAACTTGCAAACATTTGCGCCGAATCAGAAGTCGAATTTCAGGTGTTTTACATTGGTCGTTATGCAAACGAAGACGATTGCTTCCCTGATGAACCAGAATGGGCAATGACTTATGCTGAATTCGAACATGAAGGATTAACTTGTGATGAGCATCCAACATTAGAAGACTTAACAAACATCCAATTTTCAGTCAACTTGTTGGCTTTGGAATGTGATCAAATAAATATCTTTATCGGGACTTCAGTCCCAACCTAAAAGGAGTACAACATGGTAACACTTGGCCCTGAAGAAGCAGAGTACATCTCTGAAACATTGAGTAATACTCGGAGCCTTCTCGACAATGTGCATTGCTATGATACTGACGAGTTTCGTCAGCTTTCAATCTGTATGTCTATTATGCGAGGTAACTCGGTAGAAGACGCAATTAAGGAATACAATGATGAGTAAGTTTACTGAAAAACTGAAAGCAATTACTGGTAAAGTGAAAACTTCTGCAAAGAAAAATCCTAAGCTTTATGGGACCATCTTAGCAATTGTAGTAGTTGCTTCAGGTGGCTCAGCAACTGGCGTAATTGAAATCGCTGCAATTTTAAATGCTGCAAGCGAAGTAATTAGTGTCGCTGGCGCTGAATAATGAATGGGACTTCGGTCCCTTTTGTTTTTGGAGGTCCTAATGGACAATATTCGTGACATGCGTTTAATGCAATTCACATCTCTATTGAGAACAATGGATTTTGTTAGTAACGCAAGAGTAACACAGTGCCATCACCTCTTTCTAAAGTTCGAGAAAGAGAATCCATTATTAGATGGCTACACACGGACTGGTCAGGCTTATGACCACACAGTGATGAAAGATTTCATAATCAAATTAAAGGAAGGTGAACAATGATTTCACAATACGTAGAAGTAAATATTTTGGATGCTTTTGAGCATGGCGACTTTGATGCAATTGTTCAAGGCTGCAACTGTTTTCACACAATGGGAGCTGGACTTGCTGGTCAGATTTTCCAACGTTTTTACGAAGCATACCAAGCTGATTTGAAATCTGAATTTGGCGATTGGAGCAAAATGGGAGACTACACTAAAGCAACTTATGCATTTGGTGACCTCATTAATGGCTACACGCAATTTCGACCTGGACGCTTCCCTAAAGCAGATTTAGAGAAAAACATTGAGACTCTATTTACAAAGCTTAACAAAGATTACGCTGGCAAAATCATTGGCATTCCATACATCGGATGCGGTATTGCAGGTGGTAATTGGAATGACGTCTCGGAAATCATCAATCGTGTCACACCTGATGTAAAAATCATCGTTTGCTATATGGAGAAATAAAATGGCTCGTAAAATCTTCACTCGTGGATTCATCTGTGCTTTCCCTGGTTGTGGAAAGAGTACAATATTTCGAAATGCTGAAGAGTACGGACTGGTGCAAGGCGTCAATCCCGAAGAATTAAAAGAGAACTTTGGAAACTTTATGGGACTCCAAGACCCAATCGTTTTTGATAGCGACAGCTCTTATTTCGATAAGACAAAGTTCCCACAGAATTATATTCAACACATGAAAGGTCTACAAGACTTGTATGAAGGCAATTTCGTTGCTTTAGTATCTTCACACGATAATGTTCGTGAAGCTATGAAGCGTGAAGGCATCAAATATGATCTCGTATTCCCAGATCGTTCAATAAAAGATGAGTTCATCCAACGATACATTGATCGTGGAAACTCGGACTTCTTTGTCAAGCTGTTGACAGAAAAATGGGACGACTTCATCGACTCATGTGAAAATGACCGAACGATCGGTCGTAAGTATCGCTTGCAAGCAGGTCAATATCTCGCTGATGTTCTGCTTTAATAGATTATTGCTGCGCAAATGGGACCGAAAGGTCCCATGCTTGTCTTTCTGCTGCTCTCCCTTCAATAAACATCGAAAAACATCAATGCTCATCAAATTCAATCTTCTTCCCCATTAAGGTACTCATCTGAAGCATCAGAACTATTATAATGTCATAATATACCATCCTGGCGTAAAGCATTCTTAGACGTCTATTTATACGATCATATTTTGATCACTCAAACAGTTTACTTTGTCCTCTCGTTGTGTTATTATAGTCTTATCAACAAAATGAGGAACTTATTATGAATACACTGGATATCGCTTTATGTTATGCTAAAAAGGCTGAACAAGCTAAGTCACGTGGTAAAGAATTTGCTATGTCTTTCACGTATTTCGCCAATCTTAAAGCACAAACACATTGCTCATATTCTGGTACTGAATTGAAAGCCACAGGTCCAAATGGATTCTCTTTCGAACGTCTGAACAATGACATTGGGTATGTAGATGGTAATGTTATCGTCGTAACTCAAGAGTTAAATAAAGTACGCTCTGATCTTAACACGACAGAAGATGTTTTAGCACGAATTGAAACTCATAAAGAATCAATCAAATCACGAATTAACGCTGTCAACTCATGCAAAGCTAAAATCGGATGCCTTAAAAAGCGTATCGAAGACTTTGTTGAAGAGCCACGATATGAGTTTAAAGAAAAGCTGGTAATCCCAGCATGGGGCCATGCACAATGGCGTAAAGCACATGATCATGCATTAGGTGTTCAACGCAATATTAATCATGTAAAAGCATCGATTGAAGACAACAAAGCGTTAATCATCAAATGGGAAACCAAAGCGTCTAAGCATACTAAGTCTAAAGTTCGCAATATCACAGATACGTTAGAAGCACAACGTTTACGTCTTGAAGTTCTTGAAAAAGTATCTCACAATTACGACGGCTTCATCGGACGACTCCAAAAACGTCTCTGTAAAGTACGCATTGTTGATTCGAAAGTTGTTGAATGGACTGCTGATCTTAAAGGAACTACAGCTGCAATGGAAGGAACCTTGAAAAACATTGAAGCAATCAATGTGACGATCAGCAAACTCGAGATTGTAGCCGAAGGCCTCAAGAAATTTGAGAACTTAAGCAAAATGGACAAGTATCGTGTAGAGCTTGGACTTGCATTAGATGCTCCAATGACCAAAGTGCTTAAACAAAAAATGGCTTATAATCTAACTGACAGAGTTTGAGGAAATCAAAATGGAATTCTTTATCACACTCTTTTTATTGACAGCGATAGCAGCGTCAGTGTACTTCTTTAAGTCTCGTGCACTTGAACTAGAAATGGTACGACTTCGACGACGATACCGAACGAATGATGGAACTGATCTTCGTGAAGCATACGACATCATGATCGATGATTACAATACGCTTGTTCATAAAGCTAAAAAGATTTTGAAAGAACATAATGATAATGTGAGAGCATATAATGAATTGCTTGAACGACATCGTGCAACTGTAAAAAATCAGAACTGGACTCCACCGAAATCTAGTTCGCAAGAATCGCCTGTTAATTTAGGTCCTAATCAGTTCAACAGGAAGGAATGGCAACGTATTTTGTATGCATTGCATCCTGATCGTAATGGTGGTAAAACGAATGAATTATGGCAGAAAATGAAAGACTTGGAGCAATCATGAATACTGAAATTGTTAAATTTAAACGAATCGTCAAAAATATTATCGCAGGCAACAATGTATCACGTGCCGAAATCATGAACTTGTACAAAGAAACTGTGCAAGAACAAGTTGAGAAACGTGTTGAAACTTTGTTTAAAGCATTCAATGTGAAGTCAACAATTGAGAACTTGGTTCGATCTGAGACTAAGAAATACCTCAATGACTTGATGAACAAAGAACGTGGTTACTGGGCCTCAAACCGAACTGACGTTGAACGAATCATTCAAGAAGAATGTGACAAGCAAATTCGCGAAATCATTCGTGAAAACTTCACAATCAACTTGTCAGGCAAAGAAGTTAAATTTGGAGACTAAAATGGGAATCTATTACGGAGTTTTCTACAAAGACAAAGATGGCTATGAGATTTTAGTTCAAGACGAAGACAGAATGCTCGTATTTCCGAATAAAGCTGTTGCAAGTGCTCAGTGTGCTAAATACGTTGAAAAGGTGATCAACATCTTGAATCCGGTCATCAAGTACAAAAAAGTTCGAGTTAGCATCTTTCGTTCTAAAATGGAAATGATTGAGCCACCAAAGCTTGAAGACTGGGTACGCCAAGAACTCGTCCAGAAATCTCGCACTTGCTTTGTCAAACAAATAACTGCTTAGCTTTAGAGCTAAGTGGTTTATAATGACTTTAAACGTTTTAGGTACAATATTATGACTGATCTACAATTTGATGATTTGACTGAAGGCCAACAGAACGCATTTAATGCAGCTCTAGAAGCTATGAAAACAAAAGGTCAACACATCACAATCAATGGACCTGCTGGGACTGGTAAAACTACTCTAACAAAGTTTCTCATCAATCATTTGATTCGAACTGGTGAAAGTGGAATTATGCTGGCAGCTCCAACTCACCAAGCGAAAAAAGTTCTATCGAAACTTGCAGGTATGGAAGCTCAGACGATCCATTCATTGCTTAAAATCAACCCGACAACTTATGAAGATGCAACTCTTTTTGAACAAAGCGATGTACCGGATTTGAGTGAATGTCGTGTTCTGATTTGTGACGAAGTCTCAATGTATGATCGTGAACTCTTTCGTATTTTAATGGCTTCTGTGCCTTATTGGTGTACTATCATCGGGCTTGGCGATATTGCACAGATTCGTCCTGTAGCTCCAAACTCGAATATTCCAGAAGTTAGTGCATTCTTCTTGAACGAAAAATTCGAACAGGTTGCATTGACTGAAGTTATGCGATCTAATGCACCAATTATCGAAGTTGCAACAGAAATTCGTCATGGTAAATGGATTCGTGAATGCTTACTTAACGGTGAAGGTGTTCATGACATGGTTCTGCCAACTGGTGGCTCTGTTGCTAATTTCATGTACAAGTATTTTGACATCGTCAAGACACCAGAAGACTTGTTTGAAAATCGTATGCTTGCTTTCACCAACAAGTCAGTAGGCAACTTGAACAAAATCATTCGTCGTAAATTGTATCAAACTGAAGTGCCATTCATCAATGATGAAGTTTTAGTTATGCAAGAGCCTTTAATGCGTACTCATAAATTTGAAGGTAAATCATTTACTGATGTGCGATTCAACAATGGCGAACTAGTTCGAGTATTGAGCTGTCAACCAATCACAAAACGACTTGCTATTCGAGGAATCGATCAAGAAGATGTAGTGAAATGTTGGCACCTTGAATTACGTGCAATCGAAACAGATGTTGTAGATTCCATTTGTGTCATTGAAGATGAGAGACAAATGAAAATCTTCCAACATTATCTATCAGCAGTTGCCTATGAGTTCAAGAATAGTAACACAGGTAAACGTCCGAATTGGTCTGGATGGTGGGACCTTCGTAAAGAGTTCCATAAAGTCAAAGCATTACCATGTGGCACTATTCACAAATCTCAAGGTACTTCTGTTGACAACGTATTCTTGTACACTCCATGTATCCATAGTGCAGATGCTGATTTAGCGCAGCAACTTCTGTACGTAGGTGCAACTCGTGCAAGAAATAACGTTTATTTTGTCTAAACTTATTTACTTCTCGACAGGGCTATGTTATAATGGTCCTGTCAGATAGATCGGAGAAATTATGAAACTATCTAATGTAACCGAATTTAAGCTTGGCCACATTTACCAATGCATCAAAAGGAAAGAAGGCGTTCGTCTTGGTGATGTCGAAATAGGAGACTTCATCGGGATATTAGCTGTTGGGTCAACCATTGATCGTCATGCCTCAACGCCTGAAATCGATCGAGTAGCCACTAAATATGTTGTGCTAAACGATTTTCGATATACACCATCGGATGACGTAGTTTTGTCTGACTGGGTATACGAATGCTTCTTAGAAGTTGATGCAAGTACAATACCTGTTGAGCTTCATAATGCATACGTTCGCACAATGAATGCCACACCAAAACAATTAGGAGCTATCCAATGAACTTACCTTATGAAGCGTTGAACCGAATCATGGCTCTTTTACGTTGGGTATTAGACAACAAGACTGACGAGAATGATTTCGTTCGCAATGTGTTTTATGCATTTCAGCCTTTTTACAATTTGCGTGAAACGTTAAATTTCTGTGAAGACCAAGCGACTGTTACGATTCCATTTAGCTTAGCAGCTGATTTGAATTCGATTGTCATCCAATATTCAGGTGAATGGAACTTCATGACAGGTGGCGAATAATGAGACCATTTCAAACATTCTCTGTTAAGTCGGTTGAAATCTTAGTTGCACGTTTGCAAGAGATCAATGAGGCACGTGTTTTAGATAAAACATTCATTGCTCAAACTGGTTATGGAAACGTCGAGCTTCCTCGTTTTATTCGTGATTTGCAACAGCGAATTGAAGATGCTAAGTTGATCAATGATATAATTGGAACTAACGAAGCCAAGATCAATATGACTGATGGCAACACATATTTCGTATTGATTGACATCTTCAAAAAATACGAAGAACGCACAAACCCTAAAGCTAACGGACTTTAAAGGAGAGCCACATGGCTAAAGATTTTATTATTGACTTAGAAACTCTTGGTTCACGTCCTGATTCAATTGTTGTTGACATCTCAGTTGTTGTATTTGACTCTGACCCTACTGTAGTACAATCATTCAATGATTTGTGTAATGCTGGTCGTCGATTCAAGTTGAATCTGCAATCTCAGAAAGGTGTACGAACCACTATGGCGTCAACTATTGCCTGGTGGAAAGAGCAAGATGAAGCTGCCAAGAAAAACTTAAAGGCATCGCCTGAAGATTTGACAGTTGAAGAAGCAATTCCACAATTGCTCGATTACTTGAAAAAATCAGGTGTTAACGCATGGAAATCCCAAGGCTGGTGCCGTGGAATGTCATTTGACTTCCCGATCTTAGTTGACATGATTCGTCAAACATTTAAGACTGACGTAACTGAAGACTTTGAACCTGTCAAGTTCTGGGCACAACGTGATATTCGTACTGCAATCGAATCTTTAGCATTGACTCGTGGATTATCGATGACACCTCTGCGTAATGGTGTCTTGACTGGATTCGTTGCACATGACTCGATTCATGACTGTGCAAAAGACGTTATCATGCTGAAGACTGCACAACGTTATGCTTTAGGACTTGAAACCATGCCTGAGCCTGAAGACACAGACCCTCAGACAGTTAAGAAGCGGAGATCGACATGATCCATACTGACGAATTGACCAAATTGGTAAGTTGGTTCAAAACATCAAAAGACAATATTCGTGATGAGGTCATTAAGGCTGGATTGAACTCATCAGCCGCTGAGTCATTTGATATACCACATCTTTATGACTCTTTGCATATGATTCTCAATATCGATGCTACTATTGGAGCACCATGCATCAAAGTCTACGACAAATACTCTGACGTAGCACCATTTGCTATGATATGTAAAATTATCGAACTGTATCGAATGCAATTAAAATAAAGTAAAAATAAATGACCAGATGGTTTACATCTGGTCATTTTTGGTGTATAATAGTTCTATCAAATCATTAATCAAATTGAGGAAATCACTATGAACAAACAACAACTTATCGCTAAAGTGAACAAAATGCCTAAACCTTCAAACACTGTTGAAATCTCAGTTGAAGAATTCGAAGCAATTCTCATGAATCCAGAATTAACGGTTGTTGAAAAGCACTTTCATAATCACCTAGAAACTAGTCAAGTTCTTTTCGTCATCAAAGATGATGAAATCGATTTTGTAGCAGTTCGTCATATTACTGACGAAGGTACCACGATTTACAAGGAGATTTAAGATGTCTACTGAAAAATTTATCCAAGGCCAAATGTATGAACTCGTTGATAAAGACGGGTTCCAAAAACGTTCTATAACCTATTTGCCTCTTGTTCTTGATATCATGGCTAAAGGCAAAGTAATAGTTCCAATCATTGTTGATGCATTCGGCAATATAATGGGAGTTGAATTCGGCGATGGTACTATTGATGTAAACGTGAATATCTGGTCAGCATGTCGTCAATATTTCCGTGAAGTCGACCCATTGCCTGCTTGCGCTATGGCAATGATTCCAGTCAAATCTGCCTCAGCCAAATTAGCGGAGCCTTTAGCAGCATGAAATTTATCCCTTTACTCGAATTGCAGTACTTCCAAGAGTTGCATGATAAACGGTATCATGTAGACATTTATACGAAGCCTTTGATGGGACGCTTGAGTCATTTGGTCAACCACTTGAACAAGTACGCAGCTTCTGATTTGCGTCGCCAGTCATCATATGAAGATGCATTAGCTTGTATCCTAAGTATGGCCAATGCTCTCAATCTTAACTTAGCTGATGCAATATCAGGCACAACCCATCAGATTGTTATGAATCTTTCTGAAGTGCCTCGTCAATACCACAAAAGTGTATTGCTGAATCGATATCGCATAGCACTCACTAACATGACAAAATTGGTTGAAGGCTTTGATCATGTCGAAACTCTTGAATATCGTGAGGACTTCAAAGCTGCAATAGTTGAAGCGTTGATTATCTTGACACAAATTCGTGAAGATATCGATGAACTCAGCCTAGACATCTGGACTCTTGAGTATGTCATCAAATTGTTTGAACTCAAACGCAAGAGTATCTTTTATGCTATGTATCATGAGCAAGATTTAAAGGACGTCAAATATCAATCCTTTGTAACAATGCTCTTTATCTCAAAGGAGACCAAATGACATAAATACTTTCTTTTAAGGAAATATTTATGGACAACTCAAAACCAGTATTTGATGCACTGCGCGAATTCAAAGGCAGTGGATTAACTCAAGCAGAAGTCGATGAGATGAATGTCATCCTTAACAATATGACACCATCTCAGAAGGCGCTTCAGATTTCAGACGCAGGCGTTGCATTGATCAAACAGTTCGAAGGACTTCGTTTGGCAGCATATCTTGATAGCGTTGGAATTTGGACAATCGGATATGGTACAACAGTGTATCCAAATGGCAAGAAAGTAGCCAAAGGCGATACATGTACTGAAGCTCAAGCCAATGAGTTTAAAGCAAACGATCTTAAGAAATTCGTACCTGCTGTTAGTTCACTCATTCAAGTTCCTGTAACTCAAAATCAATTTGATGCATTAGTTTCATTGACTTACAATATCGGCGTAGGTGCGATCGGTGGTTCTACACTTATCAAGAAACTCAATGCTAAAGATTACAAAGGCGCAGCTGAACAATTTTTAGTTTGGAATAAAGGTCGTGTTAAAGGAGTACTACAAGTTATTCCTGGCTTGACTAATCGACGAATTAAAGAAAAGGCATATTTCGAAAAATAATAAAAGGAGCTTCGGCTCCTTTTGTGCTTTCAAACTTTTTGGTTTATTATAACACTATCAACCCATCCAAATGGAGACAACATGATTAATAACGAAATCAAAATCTTAAGTGATAAAGAACATATCATTAAGCGAAGTGGTATGTACATTGGTTCAAGTGCCAATGAAGAACACGAACGATTTGTATTCGGACAATTCCAAAAGATCAAATACGTTCCAGGTCTTGTGAAAATCATTGATGAAATTATCGATAACTCAATCGATGAAGCGATTCGTACGAATTTCCAATTTGCGAATAAAATCGACGTAACTGTTTCACCTCATTTAGTAAGTGTTTCAGATAATGGTCGTGGTATTCCGCAAGCAATGATCACAACTCCTGAAGGTGAACAGATTCCTGGTCCTGTAGCTGCATGGACTCGTCCTAAAGCTGGTGGTAACTTCGGTGATGATTCTGAACGTAAAACTGGTGGTATGAACGGTGTAGGCAGTTCATTAACGAATATCTTCTCAACAATCTTCACCGGTATCACATGTGATGGCACTAACACAATCACGGTTAAGTGTAAAGACAACATGGATTCAATTGATTGGAAATCAAAAGCCGGTGGACGTCAAGGTACAAGTGTTTCGTTTGAACCAGACTTCAGTCATTTTGATTGTGAAATCATTGGTGACCAAGTTATCAAAATCATTGAAGATAGACTTCAAACTCTTTCGGTTGTGTATCCAGACATCGCATTCAAGTTCAATGGTACTCGTGTAATTGGTAACTTCAAAAAGTATGCGAAACAGTTCGATGAACACATGTTGGTCATGGACACTGAAAAATGTGCAATTGGTATTGGACGTTCAGACGATGGCTTCCGTCAATTAACTTATGTGAATAACATCCATACTAAAAATGGTGGTTCTCATATTGATTACGTGATGGACGAACTTGCAAATGAAATGATTCCATTAATCAAACGCAAGCACAAAATCGACATCAACAAAGCACGTATCAAAGAATGCATCACAGTAGTTATGTTTGTACGTGACATGTCTAACATGCGATTTGACTCTCAAACTAAAGAACGTTTGACATCTCCGTGGGGAGAAATCAAGTCTCATATTGACATCGATATCAAGAAACTTGCTCGTATGTTTGTCAACTCAGAAGAAATTCTGATGCCAATCATTGAAGCAGTACTTGCTCGTAAACTTGCTGCTGAAAAGGCTGCAGAAACTAAGGCATCGAAAGCTGCATCTCGTGCTAAGGTTGCAAAACATATCAAAGCCAATGCGTATGGCAAAGAAGATATTGAAACAACTCTGTTCTTGACAGAAGGTGACTCAGCGATTGGTTATTTACTATCCACTCGTAATCGTGAATTGCATGGTGGTTATCCTCTACGTGGTAAATTCATGAACACATGGGGTATGTTGCCAAGTGACATCTTGAAGAATAAAGAGTCATTCGATATCTGTGCAATCACTGGACTTGTATTTGGTGAGAAAGCTGAAGGTCTTAACTATCGAAATATCGCTATCATGACTGATGCCGACGTCGATGGTACCGGCTCGATCTACCCATCGTTACTTGCATTCTTTGCGAATTGGCCAGAACTGTTTGAACAAGGACGTATCAAATTCGTCAAGACTCCAGTTTGGATTTGTCAGAAAGGTAAAGAACAGAAATGGTTTTATACATCTGATGAGTACGAAGCAGTTAAAGATGAACTCAAAGGATGGAACGCTCGATACATCAAGGGGTTGGGCTCACTGGAAGTGGATGAGTATGAAAAGGTCATCAATGAACCTCATTATGATGTAGTCAAATTGCCTGAAAATTGGAAAGAACATTTTGAAATGCTTCTTGGGAATGACTCAGCACCACGTAAAGTATGGATGTCGGCATAAGCCGCATCCTTTTGGAGATGAATATGAAAATCGTACTTGAAGCTGTAGCAACAAATATGGAAACTGGTCACATAGCAATAAGCCAAGAGCAAGTATCGTTAGATATACCTTTTGTCAAACACACAAAAGTTATCGATGAACTCACAAAATCAGGTGCATTCACACCTATTAAAGTAGGTCCAATTCTTATCGCTCGTTCTTTCGTTGCAATTGCTTAAAACATTTTTGATTTAAAGTATCAATATCAAATTTAACCACATAGGAAATGTAGACATGACTTTTCAAAAATACTCTAGCTTAGAAAATCACACTAACGGTAAATTCCTTGCAGCGGTTTTCGATTATCTCGATGCTAATGGACTTCGTAATGAATTATTTGTTGCTCGTGAAAAGATTCATGGCACTAACTTCAGCGTAATCATTACTGCCGACTCAATCAGTCCTGCAAAACGTTCTGGCCCAATCACTGAAACTGAAAAGTTCTTCGGTTATGAAGATCTCATGGCTAAATACAAAACTCACTTTAAAGAAATTCAAAGTGCATACATTGGTGGAGAAATCACTCAAATTCAAATCTTTGGTGAATATGCAGGTGGTGGAATCCAGAAAGAAGTTGATTATGGTGAAAAAGACTTCTATGTGTTTGATGTCATCTTTACCAAAAATGGAACTGAAGCTTTGTACATGGCTGATGACTTTGTAACTAAGTTATGTTTTGCTCATCACCTTAAAATGGCTCCTGTCATTGGCCTCGGAACTATTGATGAACTCTTAAAATTGCCAGTCGAATATGACACTGTTGTTAACGAGTACGACAAATTATTTGAAGCTCAAGGTGCAATCGTTAACCAAATGAAATTCGAACAGCCGGAAGCAAAAGACAACGTGTCTGAAGGACTTGTGATCAAGCCAGTAACTCCTATGTTCTTACGAACTGGTGGCCGAATTGCTATCAAATATAAAACTGACAAATTCAAAGAAAAAGGTAAAGGTAAAGCACCTGCTGTTCCGGTACCTCTTCCTGCTGAAGACTTAGCTCTTCTTGAAAAGTTCAGTGAATTTGTTACGTGGAACCGTGTTTCAAACGTAATCTCTCATATCGGCGAAGTGACTTCTAAAGATTTTGGTAAAGTCCTCGGTCTAACCATGCGAGATATCTTTGTTGAAGCTGAACGTGAAGGAGTATCAATCAATGATGCCAAACAACCTTCAAAATTGAAAGCCGGACTTCAAACTATTGTTAAAGATACAATTCGTGAAAGATGGCTTGATCAAATTGTATAAATAATTTTTACATATTAATTGCCTTAATGGAATACCTCAATGATTAGTTTTAAAACATTATATGAAGCCGAGACAATCCCGACTAATTCTTTTAAAATCTCTACAGAAGCTTTAAAAAGTTCGAAGCTTCCTGGTGCAAAAGCAAAGTATGATAACGGAATTACGACTTCTTGGCTCCCAACAAAAACGCCATTGATCAAACATTACATGATCACTGAGTTAAAGCAAGATGATTATTATTTAACTTTTGATATAGTATTGTCATCATCAGACAAATCTCTTAAACCATCGGAAAATTCAGCTGTAATTAGTGCCTTTGTAGCTTTATTAGAAGATGCTGGTTATTCAAGCATTACAGTTAGAAGTGGCCCGACAAATATTTTCTTTCGTGCCGCTAAATGGAACGGAGAAAAATATAAAACATTCCTTAAACTTGTGAAAAGCCTGTCGCCTACCGGAATTAATAAAATATTTTCAAGCGTATACGGAAAAAATTTGCCGCTGGACGAATTAATGGCAAATCTTATCAAAAGCGCAAAAATTAAATCTGGCGTAGCTAAAGTCCATGACGCTAAATATGAAATCGATAAAAATCCTGAAGAATCATTCGAGCTATTTAAAAAATACATGGATTCGCAAAAATATGAATCCAATTCCAAAGGAACGGATTTCAAAACTTGGCTTGTTGGATATGGTAGAGTTATTGGAGCAAGAATAGAAAATAAAAAATTGATAATTAAATAATCAAAAATAATAAAGGAATATGTTTACATCATATTCCTTTTTTGTTATAATAGATCTATCAAATATAATATGAGCCCTACAATGATCGGAACATTTTGGTTATTAATCGCTATAGTCACTGATGTAGTTTCAACAATTTATATGGCAAAATCCGAAGGTTTTTCTAATATCATTCCATCAATTATCGGAGGATTATTATACTTTGGTTCATTCATTGCCTGTGTTATCGCATTAAAACATATGCAAGCAGGAATTTTGTATGTCCTCTGGGCTGGAGTTGGTGCTATCGCAACTGCAGTTTTAGCCAAGGCTATGCTTAATCAAACTCTTGATATTGGAGCTTGGATTGGTCTTGGATTCATTTCAGTTGGTCTTGCAATCATCGCACAATTTTCATCAATTGATATTTAAGGAAAATACATGAAACGTTTAAACAAAACTATCGCAATGCTTATCGTACCTGCCTTTGTATTCGCTGGGTGTTCTAGCCAAGACAGCGTTGCAACACAAGATTCTGGTGTAGCAAAAACTGCTGATGGTGCATACGTTCAGGTTGCCGACACACTTAATAAATCATACGAAGAAGCCAAAGCTAATGGCTATACTGGCTCTTATGAAGATTGGGTAAAACTTCTTGAATTGCATCAAACGAATCCGCAAGCTGCATCTCAGCAAGCAGCAAGTTCAGGTTACTCAGGCATGGATATGCTAATGGCTGGAGCAATGGGTATGATGCTTGGTAACATGATGTCAAATGGTTCATATAACTCGTATCGTGATCGCCAACGTTCATACGGTTCAAGTGCTTATGTTCGACCAAGTGCATCGAACTTAAATTCAGCTCGTTCAACAGAATCTCGTGCTCAAGCTGCCGCTCGTAGCTCAGCAACTTCGAGTTCTTCAAGCCGATCAAGTGTTTCATCTGCATCTCGTGGTGGATTCGGTGGAGCTGTTTCATCTGGTGGTTAATTAATCTGGGACTCATATGAGTCCCTTTTCTCTTTCCCAAATAATTGGAGACGAACATGAAACGTAAAGTAATTTGTGCAATAACTGTTGCAATCGTATGCTTATTAGTATTCTTTGCATCAAAGGCTGCTACAGCAGCACCAGACGGTAAAATTCGTGGAGATAGAGAACTTCGTTGTTTTGATTTGACTGGTCAAAATATCATCACTTACAATGGCAACTCAGATACAATTCGTTGGTACGGTGATGGCACTTACGTAAACGTTACATTACGTGATCGAGTTGTCACAATACCTCAGCATCGTTGTGAAATGGTTGAATGGAGATAATCAATGTACAATTTAAATAATGGTCAAATGATTTTGTGTTTCATCATCGGTCTTATCATTGCAGTAGCATTGTTTGTAACTCAAACTGTAAATGCTGCTCCAGCTACAGACCCTAAATTATGGGTTGCAGAGTGTACAGATCAAAAGGGACGAATCAACGTTTACCGTGGTAGTTCAAGCTCATTTGATTTCTCGTATGACTCAGGCATCCTAGTCATAACAACTGCTACGCATAAGATTCGATATCCTATCCACATGTGCACAATTTCAATACCACGTTAAATAAATGAAAAAGGCAGTTTACTTCAAACTGCCTTTGTGGTATAATGGTCTTATCAACAAAACAAAGAGTTAATATGAAACGTCATACAAATTTTGAAAAACGTCCTGATTTCATCCAACAGCTTGAAGGCATCGGCATGAATTATTGGAACGCACCTTCAGGCCCTGACAACTTACCATACTGGCAAGAAGGTGTTATGTATGCTTTTTCTGAAACGCAAGTTGATCGAATTCAAGATGCAACTCAAGACCTTCACAATATGTGTATCGAAATGGTATCGCAAATGGTCAAATCAGGCGATTATCCTGAATACTTCAAATTGAATGAACGTGACATTCCTTTGATTGAACAATCATGGCATCTTAAAGAGCCTTCATTATACGGTCGTTTCGATTTGGTTCAACAACGTGATGGTTCTCTAAAAATGTTAGAGTACAATGGTGACACACCAGTTTCAATTCTTGAATGTTCAGTAGGTCAATGGCATTACTTAGAGCAAATCAAGAATCTTCCTAATGGACAACCTGTGCCACAAGAACTTCGCACTCAATATAACCTTATTGATGAGACACTAACTGAAACTTGGCAGAAACGATTCAGCCCAGGTTCATTGATTCACTTTGCTGCATCAGGTGGATTCCGTCATGAAGACTTTGGCAATCTTGTTTATCTCATGGACAACGCATTGCGTTCAGGAATGACTGTTAAAGAAATCCAAATGGAACAAATTGGTCTTACACCTGAAAATCGATTTGTTGATCTTGAAGATAAAGAAATTCGAGATTTGTTCAAATTGTATCCATGGGAATGGATCACTGAAGAAGAGTTCGGTAAAAATATCATCGACGCTCCTACACGCTGGATGGAACCTGCATGGAAAATGTTATTGTCAAATAAGGCAATGTTAGTCAAGCTTTGGGAGATGTTTCCAGATCATCCATTGCTTCTTGAATCTCATATCCATAAACCGACATCATATTCTAAATGGGCTAAGAAAGCCATCCATGGACGTGAAGGTTCAAACATTTTCCAATCAACGTTTGAGAACGGAAATCATGTTGAACGACTAGCTCAAGGTTCTCACTTGGTTCCAGAATATGATCACTGGGGCTACATGTATCAGCAATGGGTAGACATTCCAAGTCATGATGGCTACTACCCAATTCTTGGTTCATGGATTATCGGCGACAAGGCATGTGGTATGAGTGTCCGAGAAGATCAAAATCTAGTCACTGGTATGAATGCATTCTTTGCAAGTCATATGATGATTCCATATGACCTTGAAGATAAATACTCTTATCTTTGGAAGTAAACTCAATGAGGCTGCGAAAGCAGCCTCCTATTTAAGGAAATGTTATGAAAGGTAAACGTAATCCAATCGCTAAAGCTGTTCGAACTCCTGCGTTTAAGATGCAAGTTGTGCAAGACAAGACACAGTACAAACGTAAAGACAAATTCAAAAAGGACCTTCGGGTCCTTTGATCGTTTAAAATAGTTCAAAATATTTTCACAAAACTGTTTACTTCTTCATGACACGTTGATATAATGGTCTTATCAACAAACAATGAGTAAATCAAAATGATGTTGCCTATTGAAATTAATTTAGACCGCCTTAAAGAAGCAATAACAACTCGCCATCATTTCGCTGAACGTTTCTTTGATATCGATGAAGCTGAAATTGATCGTAAAGCAAACTTAGAACTTGCTGATCGTATCGAAGATGGTTCTGCAACCCAAGAAGATTTTGCTAAAGCTCAATCTCTTATCTCTAACCCTTATTGAGGAGACCGTAATGATTATTCAAGGTGAAAACGATCAAGTCATCGGGAATGCTGGAGAAACTAAAGCATTCACGATTGCAGCATCAGCCAAAGCATTTAAAGTGCTGTCAAGCAACATCTACAAGAACAAGATTCGTGCTGTAGTACGTGAACTTGTATGTAACGCAGTTGATGCACATGTCATCAATTCAAATAGTGCACCTTATGAAATTCAAGGTCCTAACTTACTCGATCCTCGTTTCATTGTACGTGACTTTGGTCCTGGCCTTTCAGATGAAGACATGATCGAATTGTACACAACTTATTTCGCATCAACAAAGGCGAATCGTAACGATCAGATTGGTGCTCTAGGCCTTGGTTCTAAGTCTCCATTCAGTTACACATCAACATTCTCGGTTGTATCATATTTTGAAGGTATGGTTCGAGTTTATTCATGTATGCTTTCAAATGGCGAACCCGCAATTGTCAAAACTCATGAAGAGCCTTTCAATGACACTGACAAGCCCGGTATTGAAGTCATTGTTCCTGTCAAAATTGATGACATTGCAAAATGGCACAGCGAAATCAGTTATGTCATGCGTCCATTTCCGAGCAAATCATATGAAATCAAAGGCATCATAGATTTCAATGTAGATTCATTTGACAAAATGCCTCAGTACTCGAAGAATTGGTTTGGAGTTCGTCAATCAAATCATAACTCTGGTATATATGCAGTGTACGGTAACATTGTGTATCCATTGAAAGATGTCGATGGAATGGATGCATCTTGGTTAGGACACAGCTATAACACAGTGTACATCCATTTTGAGCTCGGCGAATTGGACATCCAGCCATCTCGTGAAGAACTCTCATTGGACGAAACTACTGTTGCAAATATTTGCAAACGAGTAAATAGTCTAAATGAATTTGAACGTGAAAAAGATTTGGATGTCATTCGAGCATTGATTAATCCACGTGAAGTAGCTCGTCATTTAAACAGCATGTCAGCTGGTGCTTTCACTGCTCTTACAAATTCAAAGATCAAGTTCCTTGGCAAAACTGTTTCTGAATTGACAAGTGGTCATGACTTAACTCGTATTGAACTTGGCATCAACCAAGCCGGCCGCCTTTATGAATATTCGTATGGCAAAGCTATTCCAAAGAAAGGTGTTACAAAGACATCTGGTTCGTATCGACGTTTCCGAGCTTCAGAAGTCAACTTAGCAAATGTGTACTCATACAAGCAAAAACGAGCATTCATTTTAATCAATGATTGTAAGAAGAGTATCCAGACTACAATGAAAGGTCTTTATGCTTCAACCGATGTGAATCATCCAACTCAGGATGAGTACATCTACATGACGGTTGAAGGCGACCCGCGAGCAGTTGATGTACTCAAAGAAATTCGTTCTACAATGGGTATGGACGAAGTAATCACTCTTCGATCATCAGAACTTGAAGAAGTTCGTAAGTTAGTAGCAAATTATGGAGTCAAACGTACTCGTGATACTGCTCCTCGACCTGCATCTCCAAATGGCATGCGTTACACATGGAGCGATGCCGCTAAGATGTACACAGCTCAAGAATTATTCATGAATGCACATGAAGTAGATGAGTTAGAAGGTTATGTTATCGGACAATATCGTGATACACCAGCAGCTCTACATGATAACTTTAATCTTATCTGCGGAATTGAGATCGCTCGAATCAAGACAATGGCTAAGTACATGCATGTCCGTGAGTTCACAATGGTTCGTCCGTCGATTTGGGACAAAGTCAAACGTAACGAAAATGTTGAATGTTTATTCTTAGAAGCATTCCAACAACTAAAAGATTTGACAAAAGAAGTACGCAAAAATGAAGTTTATTACTTGAGTCCTAAGAGTCGATTGTGCAACAAATTGACTAAACATGAATGTCTCAATTTCATGATCAAGGAATTCACTCGTACAGGAAATCCTAAAGCGCAAGAGTATAATGCTTGGGCAAATCGATTCGTTGATATTCGATTTAGCAATCAAACTACATTTGCTCGGTTAGTGAAAATCTATGTCACTAAATGGAAAACTGCAATGGAGGCTGCAGAAAAAGATTATCGTCATAACTATGCTGAGTTCAAGAAATCGAATCCATTAATTGAATTCTATTTAGCAGAGAAATACGATATCAGCGATAAAGATGCAATGAAAGTTGCAGAACAATACAAAATTTTGAATCCTGGCAAATAG